GTGGCAGGTGATTACTACACCCGCTTCCGTGACGTCTATATTCTGGATGCCAATGGTAACATTAAGGCCGTCCTGTTTAAAGACACCATAGACCTCCCTGAGAGCACGTCAGCTGAGACTGGGGCATCGGGTTACACCAACCTGTCAAAGACGCTCTACGACCCTCGTTCACAGCTTACAGCGTCGTATAAGTACCTGTACAACGCAATCCTCTGGACTGCTAACCCGAAGAAGGTCACTGCCGGCAATCGAAAGATCCTGATCCTCGGCGATGCTATTGCCACCGGCAGCTACGCGGTCAAAAGTACAGTTGCCTCGGGCTTTAACACAAGTTTCACGCGCTTGTGTGCAGCAGTGGGTTTCACTCCGACATTCAAGGACGTCAGCGATTACGGTGGATCGCTCAACCCCACCTTGACTGAACTTGAGCAGTATGCGTGTGTTCTGCTGATGTCATCTGTCTCTACCGTGACAGCTCTGATCACTGATGCAGCTGTGCAGGCCATGATGACCTACCGTGAAAACGGTAACGGCTTGATTGTGATCACCGATCACGGACAACTGATCAACAACATCGCTCAAGCGCACCCCGTCACACTCTCATCGTTCTTCGCCACAGCGAACAAGCTGATCGTAAGGTTCGGGGCCTACTTCTCTGGTGACTACAACCGGACGCCTGTGAACGTCGGATTCTTGCGGGCAACCTATGGAGACCACCCGCTTTATAACGGCATGACAGACGCCGAAAGCATCAGTGCGGGAGGATCAGAATCTCGTGTCCAAGTGGCATCGTTCACCTCGGTGACTCCTGCGCAAGTCCAGCCCTTTACCGTGCCGAAAGGGACCACGACGATCCAAGTGGCCGCCATTCTGAACTCGGGTGAGATTGAGACCTACCGGATCACCTATAACGTGGTGTCCTTCAAGATCTCCTTCACCGACGGGCAGAACGTCAGGGACAACGGTCAGGTGCTCGATGTGGGCATTAGGAACCAGAGTCTGATTAACGTCGACTTTGTTGGGACGATGGATGTCAACGGGTCAGGTATCGTTTACAAAAATGGGGTCCGGGTCGGGACAGTGGCTTATGTACCCGGTCAGCCTGTGACTCAGACCTGGGATGGCGCGGGACTTGGTCCTGTGATGGTGAAGAACAACGATGAGTTCAAAGTGGTACTCAGTACGCCCTTCACCATGACCAGTACCATCAAGATCAAGCGGTTTGCCCCAGTGATATCGGACAAGGTGTATTACGCGGACATCATGAAAACGCTGCGCGCGTATCTGCCTGACTTGACGGACATCAGGCGGGTCGGTCGGATGATCGACGAAATTGCGTCAGGAGTGCCTTGGTTGGGCCTTAAACATTCAGCCAACATCCCAATCAACATGAAATTGATCGGCGATTACTTCGCCGACAAGGGACTAGCAGCACAGGTCCTCCCCAACGCCGCTACGAGGCCGTATACGGCGTCTGCTCGTCCATGGTCTGCCACTGGGCCATATTCGTTCTGGCAGCCGTTAAACCCCGTTACAGGGACAGTGATTGATTTTGGTCATTTGCTCTTTTCGCCGGTGTATGGGTCGGAATCTGTACCCGGTAACTTCAAGTTGGATTACTACGCTAACCTGTACTTCGAGGCAGGGACCTATCGGGTATTTGCACAGGCCGATGACATCTTCGATCTATTCATGGATGGGGTGCAGAAAGCGACTATCTCCACTCAAGGCACGGTGGACATCACCATCCCTGAGAGTCGATACTATGCAGTCAAGGTCTCTAACACCAATACACCTGCGAACACACCGTCGTATTGGACGTGCGCACTGGTTAACCTAGCAACAGGGGCGGTTGCAATGCGTCCAGAACCCGGCGTCTGGAAGACTCAGGAATATAGCATCACGTAAGGAGTCACCGTGCAGCTAACATTTCCACAATACACCGATACCCTAGGGATCGGGAAGTTCTCCCACTTTGACACTCGTCAACTGGGGCGGCGTCTCTATGAGATGCTGGATGACTTCACGTATTACGATGAGGTCTATGGCCCCATTGTGGTTAAGAAGGGGTTCAGGACCGACTACGCAAGCCTTAAAAGCCTGCGCAACGTCGTTCTCTTCCCTGTGTATGCATTGCTGGCTGATTATGGGGATCAGTCCGCGACGCTGCACGATTGGCTTTACAGTGGCAACCCCATCATCCGTCCTGACGGTACTGCCCGTTACCTCACTCGCGATGAGGCTGATGAGGTCTTCTACCGTGCATTGCGCGATGAGGGTATCGCACGCTGGCGTGCCAGCATCTTCTACATCGGGGTTCGGGTTGGGGGTAAATCATCCTTCCTGCCTAAGTCCTGAGTTATCGTATGAAGACAGGGTTCTTCATTTCTAACACATCGAGGTCTATATGTCTGATCCAACAGTGTTGTTAGCGTCGCTTAACAACTACACCGGTAAAGTAAAAACCGCCATCGAAGACGGTGATGCTCACGGCATCGCTGAAACCGAGCGCCTGATCGATGAGCTGAGTACTCAGCTTGCCGCAGACACCAGTGCCATGAGTTCTCCTGAAACTGGCGAGCAGCGTGTTGCTGTCACCGAGCGTCTGGTTGACCTGGGTGCTGACTCTGCTCTGGATTGCTGGCTGGGTAACCATTTCAACAAAACCATCACTGCACCGACTACCTTCTCCCTCCTGCGAGTGCCTGAAGCCGATCGCGTCTACACCATGGCACTGTACCTGACCAACGCTGGTGCACACGCCATCACCTTCTGGCCGAACGTCTACTGGAACGAAGGTAAAGCACCTGAGTTCTCAGCAGCTGGTCGTGACGTCATTGCATTCTCCACTCGTGATGGCGGTCTGACCTGGGATGCTTACCTGCTTGGTAAGGCCATGGCTCTGCCGGCATAAGTCCGTTAGACCTACTCCCCATCCAATGAAGGATGGGGAGTAGGTCTTTATGCTGACTGCTGTAAATTAATCCTCTGAATAAATTCAAAAAGACTATAAAGAGCGAAGCTGGAGGATATTATCTTTAGCCGTTCACGGCCAAGATGATCCTGAGCGGAGGAGTGTGTCATCCCCCACTCCTCTATGTCGCATATCCGTTCAAAGATAACGGATATGCATATGTACCGATTCTTCCCAACCCTTCAAGAGATGCACAACTATGGTCATTGTGACTCAGCTTAAAGAAAGTATGACTGCCTTGCTCACCGGTATTCGATCCCATATCGACAATATCCTCAATGGAGAGACATGATGGAAAAAGAATACATACGTAGCAATATTTGACTTTATCTTCTTTGTAGTAGATGAAACCCTCGATCTCTATCACGAATGGGCACTCTTTGAAAGTAAGGGCATTGCTTGCGAAGAGGAACTCAGTGAGCGTAAAGAGATATTCCTAGATGAACTTATTCACTGTTGGGGAAATGACAATGTCACTTTCAGACAAATTTACAGAACTCGGTAGTAAGTTAGTTATACTTTCAAATAGGATTAAGTACCTTGCGTCACAGCCAAGATTAAATGCCTTGCAGTCAGACAATGCAGAGAAATTAGAGGGGAAGACGAAGACTCAAGTTAATGCAGTCCTGACTTCAAAGGTTACCGCGCATACTTCACAGATCACAGATCCACACGATGTCACTACAGAGCAACTCGATATATATACCAAGACCGAATTTGATAATAAACTGAAGACTATGATACCGCCAGGTATACTACCTATCTCAAACTATGGTCTTCAGAACTATCTTCCTTTAGGCGTCACAGGTAGTTTTGAAGGTGCAAGTACAGACCCTACCTATAAAGGGTATGCGATGGTGTTGGAGGAAGACGGTACCTTGGTAGCGTTGCGCAACGGAACTAATGGATCTAGACGTGGTGTTTTCTACTGTTACATTCCCGAAGCTGAAATTGGCAGTTTAACTTCTCCAGTACGTACTGGTAAGCAATATCGTCCATCGTTCTTACCTTCAACTGTTCGACTTTCTGCAATCGTTTGTAGTTCTGAAGAGTTATTTGTAGCACGTCTGGAGAATGAAGTAGACGGTACGTTCTATGGCTGGTCTGTAACCCTGACTAACGGTACAATGGATGAGAAGTTACATGAAGGTTGTATCATCGAAGGTAATGAGGGTTTTGGATCGGGATGGTCTTCCCCTCGAACAGCCAACCTCATTATAGACGGTACGGTATACTTCTTTACCTTTGCAGGGGGTAGTGGATTAGGTAGTGAGTTTGCGGTATACGTTAGAACATGTCTAGTGTCGGATATCCGAAACGGGACTCTGACACAGTTGACATTAGTGCCGTCGATCACCACGCAAAGTTACTCGGGACCCATTACCAGTAATAAGATTGCATTGGCCTCAGCTGCAAGTAGTACGGATGCTGCAACTAAACCATTGGTTTTAGTTGCAGGTCCCTTAGTCGCAGTTAACGTACAGCACGGCGATAATGTGGGCATTGCAGCGGCTGCAAATGAGGCGGGACTTGTTAGAATCGCAGTCAGTTCAAGAAGTTATTTTGCAACTTCATTTTCTTCAACTGGTGCTACAAACACAATGTCGGTTGTCTACGATCCAGTAAGACGCACAGCGGTGGTAGATCCCGGTCTGAACGATCAGGCCAAGTTGATTGCATCTGAAGATGGTAGAAGCTTTACTCGTTCCGGAGATTTCTTCTTAGGCGACATCGATAACGTTCTATTTAATTCAAATGGTAATGGTTACTTTGACAATAAGATCTTGACGCGGAATGGCGTCTGGTTTAACTTTTTCTCCGGTTCTACGGTAGATGCTGCCGCGATACGTAGAACAAACGTTGCCAATTTTGTCTCACGGTTTGAAACATTAAAATTCTCAAAACAAAGTAACAATACAGGTATATTAACCGCAAGTGATGATCCACTCTTTCCCACTCCACTAGGGTCGAGTATTGGCGGCGCTATCTGCATTGATAGTGAAAACATATTACTCCATGCTATCGGTAGACGTGAATCTGACGGTTTATTGGCAAGGGCGGTTGTCAATGTCAAGTTAGAGGGAGGTCCACGCGATTGGACATATCGGAGCGCCAATGGTAACCCAACTCGGACTGGGTACTCTCCCGCAAGACAGCGGATAGATATATCCACTAAGGGACTCGATTTATATACATGGAGTAATCCGATAGTCGAAGTTGTAAACGGCTCGGTGAATGTGTCTGGCTACCATTTCACTTCGGTGAGCGGGGTGAGTGAGACTCGAGGACAGAAGTTAAATTCAGATATGACTGTATCTGGAACACCAATGACTGTCTCCGGTACACTTTTAAATACTACGGCCCGGAATGTCGCTGTATCTGTTGCAGGTACGGTCGGAACTTGGACGACAGCATACGGCCAATTGGTTGTACCTCAGACAAGTGGAGTCCCTCCATTCTTCTGGACCTATATTCACAATGCTACCACTCGGACCAACTACTGTGTATTATCTAAAGTGACTGGACTTGTTAAGTCAGGTAATGTGGTTACCAGCATTGGTATAGGGAAAACATATACACCTGTTGCATATGGTGGAAATTCTACTGGCTTTGGACCTGCGGCAGCACTCCATTGTCTCACTACGGGTGCGTGGTGTTTCTATGATACCCCAACGGCAGTATTGATTGGTGGGCCAGCGTGTCATAACTACTCTACAATTGGAAATAGTACATTTGTAAATGTTCGATTTAAATGGAATAAGGCCACTCAAGAATTTGTAGCCAGTAGTTTTAGGTTTTCTAATTTTAACCCGATCCCACTAACGGACATTGGTTACTTTGTACATCCGACGTTTGGCTTCTGTCAGTGCCTTTCAAACTCATGGTCAAGTGACCTTTACACTAAGTCGATAATCTACCCGTTTGCTAAGACCGAAGCAGAATTCGATGCGTATGTTAGACCCCCTGAATCAGAAGCAATTGTTCTTGCGTCTCAGGATGTGTCTGAGGGGTGGTCGGTTTACTTTACTGACCCGACACCAGTATTCATAATGGGATCGCCATATGTCTTAGGTATCCGTACCATTGATTTAAAAGACATCCACCCAACACCTACCAATAAAAAGTTTTACGTTTACGTAGAAATGATCGATGGTGCGCCGCAGTACGTTATTACGTTGACAGAAAAGATAGAGACATTCTCGACAATGTTGATTGGTACAGTGACCACAAACGCAACTCAGATCGAGCGCATTGACGTTGAAAAGGTTTATCGGATTGACACGGTGCGGATGTCTACAACTCCAATCGGATCTGGAATACCTACATCGTCAGGACACCCTGCAGATAACGTCAAACTTAATTGGACCTAGAGTCCCAAGAGGATTTAAATGAGTACCTCAAAAGTAACAGCGCTGACTGATCGGATAAGGATATATTTCGATCAAGTAGCAGTCCGACTTAAGGAGACTGCTGCTCACGTCATCTCAAGTCAGAATGCACAGACCTTAGGTGGAAGTACGATAGCACAGATCAAGGCCGAGATAGATCCTACTGTAACAGCACATGAGAATAACAAGAACAATCCCCATGGACTGACAGCGTTACAGTTAGGGAGCTATACTAAGGGTGAAGTGGAGGTGATGCTTAAGCGCAGGGTCTCTGAATCAATCATTCCAGTGAGTCGCTTTGGATCACTGGACACGAACCTCCCCTTAATAACGGCCGTGTCTTCAGGATGGATGGTCAATTTTGCAGAAGTAACCCCATTGTTGATAAATGGTAGATATGCCCCATTGGCCCCCATGATCTTAAACCTGACTACGGTAAAGACGAATCCATCAGATTCTACATTCTTTGTCTATGTCACTATTGTCAATGGCACTGCTTCTTACGTGGTCCATACGACTCAAGTCGCAGAGACTTCAGTTCTCATGTTCGTTGGGACAATAGTAACAGGTAGCGCTAAAGTCAATTCTATAAATATAACCAAGTTCACTAAGTTTGGAGGATTTCGATTATCATCTGTTCCAAAGGGACAATCGATACCTACTACTAGCGGCCTTCCTTCCAGAGTGGTTCATCTTGATCCGAATTGGACCTAATTAAGTAAACGAAGGACAATGAACCATGAGCCAGCTATTGACACTACTCGCCAAAGTGCGCGAGTTCACAAGTGCCATAAATGATCTTGTCAAGACAAGGCCATCCCATGCAGTTGAGTCGGTAAATACAGCCACATTGGATGGCACATCTAAGGAATCCATTAAGACATCTGTATTGACAACAGTCAATTCACACATAGCCAATAAGAACAATCCACATGGAGTTACCTTAAATTCTATCGGAGGTGTTTCTAAGGCTTATGTCGATAATGCATTGTCTGAAACAGTATCGCTGTCAGAGTTACCAGTGAGTCAGTTTGGAGACACGGGTACAGATCCATTGGGTGTAACATCCACCGGATTCACATTAAGATTCACTAAAGTCATTCAGGCATATTTACAAGGTACATTAGGATTAATTCCGGCTCAGGACATAGTGCTCAGCACGATCGATGTATCTCCTGCTAATAAAGTATTCTACATATACCTGAGTATTGATAAAGGAATATTGGGATATCGGACAAGTCTTGAGAAGTTACCTGAATCGGATGGTATGATGTATCTCGGTAAAATAGTTACAGATTCCTCCCAGATAACGTCGAATACAATTGAGCGAGTGACTCGAATCGGAATATATCGCATGAGTCAGACAGCACAAGGTAGTGCAATGCCGACCACTGCTGGGAATCATACCACTGCCACTAAAATAGATCCAAGTTGGATCTAGTCAATAGTTTACAGAGTTGTTTATCAGTATCTCTGAGAAGCTTGATACTAAGTTAGATAAGACAACAGCGTCGGTAAGTGCCGATCGACTCACTAACCCCTTTACATTGACACTCAAGAAGGACATAATAGGTTCTGTAAGTATCTCAGGCAATTCTAATGTCAGTATTGATGCGACTTTACCATCCATCGCCACGGCAGGAACCTATCCTAAAGTAACTATCAGCGTGAAGGGGCAAGTCATCGGGGGAGAACCACTCCTAATCGGCGATCTCCCCCGCACTCGATGCGAGTAACATTGGTACAGGTGTATTCAGTGCTGCACGCGTTCCCAGCAATGGCTCTGCCGGCATAAGTCCGTTAGACCTACTCCCCATCCAATGAAGGATGGGGAGTAGGTCTTTATGCTGACTGCTGTAAATTAATCCTGACCAAACCAATCTTATATCTGACAATTACCAGAGAGGGTCATCCTCTCTTTTATGTCGTCACTCTAAAATTCGATTCGAAATAATTTCAACAATACATTGTAGTGGTGAGTACACAGAGTAATCCATCAAGGACTGCTCTACACATACCCCAATCGTAGGAGATACACCCATGAAAACCTTTCTTGGAATCGTTGTTGGTTACATCGTAGTTGTGACCATCACTGCACCTGCGCGTAACAAGAAAATCGCTGAAGTAATGGAGAGCATCTAAATGAAAAACTTTATGATAGGTACAGTCATCGGTGCTGCCATCGCTTACGCAGGTCATCGCGTTATCATGACTCAGATGAAATCGTTGAGAAAGACCTCGGCGAAGTCATGAAAGACAGCATGTAAACATACGGCTAGGTATAGGGTATTCGCCCTATACCTAGCTAATTTTATGAGTCTTTCTTTTTTTCTTTTCTGGCATACTTGCTGTATAAGTATGACCCAGCCTCACCCGCAATCTATCCATCTGTAGAAGGAATTTAAACGTGAGCACTATCAGCAACGTCATTCAGTCCTTGTCCAACTTTACCTCCAAGGTCAACAGCCTGTTGACAGGTAAGGTCGATAAGGTCAACGGTAAGCAACTGTCCACTGAAGATTACACCACCGAAGACAAGACCAAACTGTCGACTGTCAAATCCATGGCCATGCGTGACCTTCATGTTAGCACTTCCCTGCCAGATAACCTTCAGGGCACCGACGGTGACATCTGGTTGGTTGTCAAGCCTTGATAGAGGGGAGTTGGCATGCTAATCAAAGATGGTGTATGGCCTGGTAGTACACAGGTCTTCGTGAAGCTAGACGGGCAGTATAGAGAGGTCGTCAGCGGCTATTCCAAGATCGATGGGGTCTGGGTGCCGTGGGACTTTGCTCCCGATGGTGACGTTGAAATAGGGGTTGCAGTGGCAAACAAAACCCTGAATGGGTTGACGCTGATCCTTTCGAAAGTATTACCAGAGACATAACGGGAGGGCCTCGGCCCCCCTTGTTATTTTTGAATAATATATGGTTTTTTCGGTGAACCTATACTATGAGGAAGGGTGATTTCCACTCTTTCCCACTGCGTCTGGAGACACAGAATGATCATCGATCCCCTCAAGAGTTCCATCCAGAATATTCTGGACCTGATGAACGCTGACAACGCCCGTGCGTTGACTCTGGCACAAGTTGCCATCAGTGCCCCGTCTGAGTTCGTTGATCCGGAAGGCATCAACACCCGCAACACCCAGATCGTCGTATCTGCTGTTGAAGGTAGCACCGAGTTCAAGGGTTCTCAGACCCTGCGTTACACCCGTCTGGAGCTGGCCACCGTTGGTGCTGCCGTTTCCGAATTCCAGACCACTGCCGAATCGACTCTGGCTGACGTCAAAGCAGCTGTTGTCGCTCAGCTGGGTCTGATCGCCGAAGACGTAGACTTCGTCGAAACTGTCATGCCGACTTGGGTTGACGAGATGGTTGACGGTGAAACTGCACCGCTGACCCTGCGCGCTGCAGCTGGCTCGCACGCCTACGTGGGCGACCTGATCGTGACTCTGGTTGAGCCGGTAGACGGCCGTGAGCGCATGAGCCAGGTATACGCCACCACCGACCTGAGCGGCTTTGACTACGTAGCTGAACCCGTAGTCTAATGTCTAGAGCCACTGCACCTTCGGGTGCAGTGGCTTTATGCCGTCAGACATAAAACAGGGAGGGCCGAAGCCCTCCCTTTATGCTGGCTACATCGGAAGATCAAAACCAGAAAGATCAGTCACTGCGTAAACAGTTTTCAGATCCGACAATCCAGAGAAGTGGAATTTACTGCCAGGGACGTAGAACCAAGCATTCTCAGATGCCACCAGATCAAAGCTCGTAATGTTCGGGCCTTGAGGGATCATCGGGGTGGCGACTATTTCGACCGGTGTCAGCTTGAGGCCGAAGAATGCATTGATCTGCGGTAGCAGGTCGTGCGAGGTTGTAACACCTGTGAAATCAAAGACCGGATGAATGTCCTGGAACGACAACCCAATAGGGTATCGCTCGTAGTACACTGTAACCTTGCCAGAGTAACCCGACGATGGTTGGGCTGTGATTTCAAGTTGTGTATTCCACGTACCTAACTTTAGGTTGGGTGTAGGTAGGCCTGGCAGCACGTCACCGAGTTTGAACTTGGTGCCGTTGTTGTTGTTGATGATCTCCAACAACCGCGGCCACGCATCGATGGTAAAGTTAGGTGGGGTGTTCTCTAGCGTCAGGTACTGAGCACGCATCCCCTTTAGGTAAAGGGGGTCTTTCTGAACCATCAAGACCTGACTCAGGATTCGGCGAACTGACACCGGGTCCCGAGTTCGCTCCAGGTACTGGAGACGAGCGTCCCGTACGTTGGCAGGATCTTCAGACACGGTCAGCATTTGTGCATTGACCCGACGTACTGAGACGGGGGTCTTGTCTACTGCCAAGTAATCGACCCGGATATCCCGTAGTGCTGTATCATTCTTATCTACGTAGAGGTACTGGATGCGAACACTTCGCAGGTTAGCTGACTCGGTCATGGTGTTCAGCTTCCTGTTTTGGAGTTGATGAGGACCTCAAGCTGATCGATGGAATCGACCGTCCAAGGCTGGTTGTTCAGGTCCTTGTTGAGACACCCGATGCGGTTCGCGTCAGCACCCTCACGCAGCACATTGGTGTGAAGGGACTGAGTCTGCTTAGCCGAGACTGCCTCACCCTGACGCAGCTGCGCCTCGATGACAGGTACGGTACCGGTATCCCGATAACCATACATCTCAATTGAGACGGCCCGAATCGGGAAAGGAGTGTCTGGCTTGGCAAAGCTGAACGAAGCCACAGACTCGGCCGGTGAGGTACGAATGACAGGAGACACTTCACCGTTAGGGCCGAGGGTGGTGGCGTCCAGTACAGTTTCCGGTGTGGTCCCTTCTGGCACGACCCAATCAGTAGGCACGACCGAGGTATCGACCTTGACAGCACCAACCTTGACGGGCCCCAGGCGCGACGACGGAGTGTCATCGAGATCGGAGGTGTCAACCAGCCAGTAGAAGTCGTTGTAGTGATGCATTGCATTCGTTGGACTAACTGCAGTCTGTCCGTAGCGCATGTGCCCTTCGTCCGTCGAAGCCGTTTCGGCAGTGTTGAGTGGTCCACTGTTACGCATAACCCCATCGACCCAGACTTTGAATGTCAGGTTGGGGATGTCGATCATGTACTCGATGTAGGCTTCACCCTGCCTGGACGTCAGCTGCGAGTCTGTCAGCAGGGTGTATGATGTCCCCCGAGAGAAGAACAGGATAGGGGCATTGTTAAACGCGGGGTTGTTGGTGACAGCGTACCGAAAGCCACCGTAAATTTTACGGGTCCTGACCTCGTCGTTGGTGATCCCGACATTTTTGAGATCCATACGGAGAAAGGGTGTGGCCGCACCAAAGATCCTCAACCAGCGTCGATTGTTGTATTGTACACAACTAACATTCGCTGAGGTGGCCCCTGGGTTATATCCCGAAACGATACCTTTACCCAGCAGCTCAAGTGTCGGGTAGCGAGTATCGGCCGGGAAGTCAGCGAACCCTAGAATTTCTTTGATCATGATCAGGCTTCCCCTGTCTTGGATTTAACGATGAGTTTCAGTTGTCCAACCGAATCTGCCGTCCAGGCATCACCGGTGTGACTGACCGCCAGGTTTTCCAAGATTGGTCCCAAGCGGAAATCGGTGTCCATGCGAAGGTCTTGTTCAGGGCCTTGTACGGTGCCTACTTCACTGCGCACAACAAGACGCTCTTCCGTACCGGGATCGCGTTTACCCGCCAGGCGCAACTGCACCATCTTGATGTCGGCGCTACCCACCACCGGAGCAGTAAACCGGAAAGTAGCCTCAGATTCGCTGACCGAGGTCCGAAGCACTGGCACTTCAGTATCGGCCACGTTGTTGTTATAAGGCATATTTACCAGCGACGTAAGGTCAGCGTTGATCCGTACATCTGCAGGATCTCCCAGCAACTGGAAATGCTGCATGGTCACGTGCCTACTTGCGCTGCTGCCGACTACCTGTTTGGTTGACACCAGTCGATAGAACTTATAGGCGCCGACCTTGTCGACCGGAAGACTATGGACGATTGTCTCCCCTGATGCATGAGCAGCGGCCTGAGATGTCTTGGTGTCGAGTACAGTCCATTGCACACCATCCGAACTGGCTTCGAAGGTCCAATCATCCATGAATCCAAGGCTAGTCACTGTAGACCGTTTGAGTGCATAGGCAGTCACTTTCTTGGCGGAGACAAAATCTACACCGAGGGTGTTCTTGCTATCGGTCTGCTGGTTAGCGAACCCGTTTACGGTTGTGTTAAGAGGATCAGCGTGAATGAAGAGTGGACCAGTGATGGACCCGACGGTGGTCGACAATGTCAGCTTGATAGATCCTTCCTTGACATCGCTTTCAAGGTAACGGGGAATCAGACCTTGGTACGTCTTGTCGACACCATCGACCCGGTAGGTGAGCAGTGGCCCGTCCAGGTACCCCCAGTCGTCTGGGAATGTTGTTTCGGCCACCGGAAGCCACTTGACCTGCACCGGACCCAACCGGTCGCAGGGGGTGTCATCTTCAGTATCCCAGAGGACGTAAAGGTCCGAGAAGTCCATGACAACACCTGGGTTTCCACTGGGAACTGACATGAAATACTGCCGGATACCGAAGGTTGACGCCATGGTCATAGTCCATGGCGTACTTACCTTCATTTCGCCGTTAATCCACAGTTCCAGGACGCTCCTGACCATGTCGAATACATACTCAACGTAATGCTCACCAGCAGCCAACTTGGAGATGACAGTGCTCGATGCCGACCACGTACTCAAGTCGACAATAACCATCGGTGCATTACTGAAGTTTGCAACAGCATTATTGATGTGAATGCGGCATCCAATCACACCTTTTGTGAGCTTGGTCCGATTGCCAAACCATGTCGACAGGGGTAGACCTTCGGTAAATGTGAAGGCTCGCGTGCCGGAACTACCATGGTTAATAAAGGCTGCCTGTAACCGAACCCGACCATCTCGTTTAACTGTGTTCCATTGCATGCCGCCCGTCTTCGATCCATCCAGTAGATCGAAGCCTTCGTGCCTGATGCGCGTTGCACTGATGTTATTGATCAATGGCATCTGATCAAACCCGATCATGTTCAAAATAGCCATCTCACACCTCCATCAGGTTGTATTGTAGGCACACTTTGCCAGTCGGTGCCATTGACCCTTCAGGGAACATCAACATCAAGACATGGCTGTATTTGGAGTTAGTGGGTAAGTCGGGTGTGTTAACGCCGTTGTAGCAGACATGGACATTAGCCAGGTTCCACTGAACACTTACGTCATCTGCCACCCAACTGTCTTTACCCTCACCCTTGTCGATTTCCTGAAGAAGCGCCACCATACCCAGCGCGGTATCATCTTTCAGGACAGTGTCAACCTGGATGCTCTTCAGTGCTTCTGCCACCGGAGTGAAGTCCGTGCCAAAGAAGTAGTTGATCCATTTACGTTCAGTCATTTTTACCACCTGAGGCTGGTGTCAGTCACCGCCAGTGAAAGGGGTGGCAGATCCCGGAAAGTGAAGACTCCGGTCCCATACCACCCATGAGATTCAGGTTTAGCAGTCAGTGTTACCTGGAAGGTCCCATCCTCGAGCGCCACGACAGGCGAATCTTCCACCGCCTCATCTGTCAGATTGACACTGGTGGCATCGCGGAAGTTATCGAGCATCTCATAGAGCATGGCTCCTGGACTGATGTTCGGGAGTACAGGGAACTTAGCAGCCAACTCAGCGAAGGGAAGACGGTTATACTGAATGACCGCCGTCCCCCGATACTGGTATTCAGGCTGACAGGTAATACGCACCTTGACTACTTTGCCTGAGGGATCGTCTACTGGAACCACCGGACTCATGTGAAGTCCCGAGTGATCCAGTGTTGCCAATGTTTCTCGGTTCAGTCCCGAGATGACATCGGCCTTGGAGCCTTGTATCAGCGCCATGGGTCACCTCGACCGTTATACGTTGTAATGCATAATGATTTTTCCTGCGAACCAGCTATCGTCTCGACTGGAGATCAGGATCACGCGGTTGAACCTGCCGGCATTCCCTTCAGGGGCGTTGATGTTCGGTAAACTGAACCGAGTGAACACCAGCCCACCTATCCCTCCAACTTCCGTATGAGGTTTGTTGGTGTCTAGCATGATGCCAGAGACCTGCCGGTACCACCCTATCAACTGGTTAAGTCTAAAGTCGAACCCGTTGATGGTCCAGTTGTTGGATATGTTCCCGGCCACTGCTGCATATGTGCTGAAATCAAGCCCGACGTTAACCAACGACAGCAGAGGTTTACCTTCCACATAGCGACTGTCCCAGAAGCGACTCTGAAAGGTCTCCACGTTGGCTGGAAGGATCTGATCGAGTGCTCGCTTACCACGGGTATAGGTGAACCTGAACCGGCCCTTGTACGTCAACGATGTCGGCAAGATGTCGACATTGTAGGTGGTTTCGCCCCAAGTTGTATTGGGAAGATCATCATCTACCAGCGTCAGACCAAACAGTTGGTTTATCTGTTCGCGCAGAGTCGTCCGATTGATGCCACCAAACGGTGTCCAAAGGTCTATCTTAATCGTCATGTTGGCAAATAGCCTACTGACGTCGATTCGACGATAGTGGACAATCTGTTTCCCGATGTAAAACGACTCTGGGGTAGCATACAACTCGAGGGAGGTGTCTGCGATCTCGCCGGCGGCGGGCGTTCGGTTAAAGGGTAATCCGATCCGTGTATTGACCAGATCCCTCGGTTCCAACAACCCAGGGTTGGACTCGTTGATCAGGTTGTACAACAGGTCTATCTGAGGTTTTGAGTAATAAGACATTGTGAGTTCCGCCCATGTCAGGTCCCTGGCCTAGGCCAGGGACTTATGCTCAGACTGCGTTAGGATCGATTGGATCGTCGTAATGCAGGTAGAAGACACCGGGCGGAGTGGTCACGTTGTCACGCATCTTGATCCCGACCACGTACTTGTAGGACGAGTTGGTGGGCAGTAGCGGACTATTGATGCCGTTATACACCACCTCAGCACCTCCCAATGCCCATGTGGTCGCAGCGCCGTCGAGGGTCCACAGACTCCTGCCCAAGTTGGTATCAATCGCCTTGACTGCATCCAGAAGCGCTGTATCGGTATCGTCGATGAACTGACCTACCGTCAGGACGTCAAGCAGATCCTTGTACGCGGTAAAGTCGTACGGGTACAGATAGGTCAGTGCAGACCCCTGCGCACCGTCACCTTCGACCGGGTAGTCAAAGCCTGGGAGCTGAGTAGTGGTCAGGTGATCGGCTAGAACAGCATCACCTTGTTGGACCATGATCTCAACTTGACCGAGCCAGCCGATTGCGTGTGGTTGAGCCCGGAGTACGCACGCCACTGGCACATCGCCAATTTCGGGCAGGGGTTCATCGATGAACTCATCGGGGTCCAGGGCGATGCCGTAACGAAGCCTCAGGGGCTTGATGAGGTCATGGGTCGTGTCCGGCAAGTAGTTCTTGATGGACAGGGGGATCAGCTTGTTAAAATCATCCAGCCTCAACCGGTCGTAACAGATGATCCTGCTGCCTTGAAAGGAGGACGCCTCTTTGGCGGTGATCCTGATTGCAGTATTGCGGTCGATCAGACCTTCACGCCACGTCCCTGCAATAGGGGTGGGTAGGCCAAAATCCAGTTCAGCTACAGTCAGTGCAGCGCTGTTGGCACTGTTGATGTAATTGACCAAGCTCTGTTTGGCAGTACGATGAATAGTCATGTACAGGGTCCTTAGACGTTATAGTGGAAGTACAGAGCACCCGTGCCCCATGGACAGTCATCTGGCAGTGTCAGAACAAGTACCCGGTTAAAGAACTCGGAGTTTGCCTCAGGTACTGCGGCATGCGGCAGTATGTACCGGTTGGTGCGTGCGCCCGTCATTCCCAGTTCTTTGACCAGATAACCGGTTGTTGGATCGTTACCATTGAACGAGGTCCCGTTGGTAAGAGCGGCGCGACCGACGTAGCTTGTAGCGGTGATCCGCGGGCCATTTCTGGGAATGACCATCGGGAAGACTTCGTTGATCAGTCGTGTGTGTAATGCTGATACACCGCTATCTTGCCATTGACCCAGGGGGTGATTGGCATTCCCCAGCCAACCGTTAAGTATGGCCGACTTATTGGAATAATCGGTGTTAAAGCCGTCTGGGGTGATCCAGTATTTGCGCATCGGATCGTCCTGGTTATTTCCACCCGGATACAGACGACCTGCCACCACATCCACCGGCAGCAACGATTCCAAGGTGCGTTCGCCCACCCGCCATCTACCGGTCACTGATCCGACGAAAACCAAGTTGTTGGCTGTCGGGGCGATCGTAAAGGTATCACCCCGGATACCATGGAAACCTGTCAACCACTGATCGGTCCACTCACCTGCTGTAAAGGGGATACCGTATTTTTCAGAATAAATCGGCAGCAGGTTGCTCAGTAGGATCAGGCTGCCGCTCCCCTGACCGCTATTCGCCACCCACTTCTGCACTTCCAGCGTCATGTTGCGGAAGAGAAAGCCCACATTCAACCGCCGGTAAGTCACTACAATGTTGCCAATGTAGTTGGTGTTCGGTTTGGCGATCACCCGGATCCTGGTGTTGTGGCCATTGCCTGGATCGATGATCGTCTCAGGCAGGGTGAAATCGAAATCAGTGTCATTGATCGGGAAGGGGAGGTTGGGATTCCCTTCGTTAATCAGATCGACCAGCATCTGCTTGGCCGTTTTGGTATAGATAGCCATGCGCTAACCCTTTCATGAAAAAGTAACTGGGAGACTTTACCAGTCCAGATCGTAATGGAAATACAGCGGTCCCATTACCCCACCGGTGGCGTACGTCTGGATCATCACACGTTGGAACTTCGGATTTGCGTTAGCGATCTCGCTCGTCGCCCGATCCACCACGGAGTTATTATTCCATGACGGCATCCCGGCTTTGGCACCGATTTCAAGTACGCGGCTGAAGTTCGCCCAGCGGCCTGTTTTCGGGTCAATCTGAAGATCGTTTTTATAGCCGGTAAAGTCGAAGTTATACGTGGACATGTACCCATACCGACGGTTCGATCCTAGAATCATGAGGTCGGTCGGATGATCAAGCAGAGGCAATAACCGAACCAGAACAACGGTTTCCAGCAGGGGGTTACCGTACGTGGTCTCAACCACCACCCGACCCATCCAGTTCCACGAGTTGTCCTTGACCTGGATCTCGATCAATTGAGTGGTTTCAAGGGTATTGAACTCAGGGATCACTGGTTCCTGGATATCGACTGGCTCGAGGTATAAGCCGTACTTGTTATTCAGGTGACTTAGCAGCCAGTCTCGGTTAATGGTTCCGTTGGTCCGGGCTTTCGCCGCGACTCCGTCACCATTAAACAAGGCAGAAAGGTCATGTCGGTCAAAGAGGATCTCTACCTCGCCCTTGTATCCCTTCCCTACGATGCCTGAGAGCACCACACCGGTATTTCTCACTCCACCGCTGGCCTTGGCCACGGGTGTTGCCATCTCGACGTTATCGGGCCTTACAGGGATGCGTAGATCGTTCTGCTCATTGACCAGTTGCAGAACTTTAAGACGTCCGTCCATCAGATCACCTCACTTAAGCTTGAGCGAACGGGTCGACCGGATCGCTGAAGTGGATGATAAGATCCCCACTGATTCCGAATGCATCGTTGTGGTCGAGACCCACAATCAGTCCGTAATCGTAGTTGTCGTTGAACAGACCGTTCTCTGCAGTAGGACCTGCAAACTTGATGATTGCACCCCCCAGACTGAACTGACTGTAACCGGTATGGGCCCAAGTGTCGCCCGTGATGTCGGTCAGGATCGTCGCCAACTCTACCGGGATGGCTTGACCTGCGACCAGGGTTTTCAGATAAGCGGTGTGCTCGGAAAAATCACGCCAGTAGCTGTAGAACTGCGCAAAGGGCAGGGTGGCGTACTGAGTCGGGTATTGGAACCCAGGTAGGGCCGTGTTGACCAGGTAGTTCTCCAGTGGGATGTCGCCCTGTTTGACAGAAACGTCCACTGTCCCGATCCAGCCCAGACTGGTTTCCTCAGCCGTCAGTGTGACGGTCTTATAGGTCACCATATCAACCGCATCTACCAACACGATATCGGTCGGCTCGAGGTTCAGACCGAAACGCTCATTGATGTATGGCAGGATATCGTGAGAGTTACTGAACTCGGGCGCCTGAATGCTCAGCGTCACAAGTTTTGGAAGGTCAGCCAGGTTCAACCGGTTATAGAAGATCTGTACCGAACCCTGATAAGGGGCGACGTTGTTGTTGGCGGTGACGGTGACGTAGGTGTTCTGCCCTGGATTGGTTCCGGTGGTGTTGACCGTCGGATTCTCAAAGTCATAATCTTCAGGACTCAGCTGAATCCCGTTGTTTTGGGCAATCACACCCAGCAGGGTTGTTACTGGGTCCTTATAAAGAGACATGAGTAAAACTCCGATTAGATGTTGTAATGAAAGTACGCGGTACCAGAAAGGCCGTTACTTCGAATGCCAGTTTGTACAGCAACGTGCGAGAAGTTACGGTTAGCATCTGGTAGAGACTTGGTCTCGTAGACCTTGACCGAATCGGTGGAGGTCGACGACGCGTCAATGGCTGGCCAGTCGGTGATGTTGTACAGCTCTTGCAGTTTGGCTTGAAGCCCAGCATGGTCTGTCCAGTTTCCACGGTAATGTGCCCGGTTAGGACTGACCCTCAACTGAGGGCGAATAAGGGTAAAGTCCAACCCCCACGTGGTCAACCCAGCGCTCCGGTACCCGTCCAACACTGGATCTGGATGGGTAAGCTTGGCCACTGCACGCGTCCGGATGACATCTGTCAACATCAGCTGCCTGCGATTGAACAGGACTACGGTGTATCCTTTATAGGCAATCGAGCCCGGTTTTGCTTCCAGTTCAATCAGAACCTGCTCACCGGTACCGAGAAGCCTGAGGTCAATGTTGACCAGATCGTCTTCAGTCAGGGTGATGCCCAAGGCTTTACTGATTTCAGGCAACAGTCTGTGCAGAGATGACTGTCCTAGGGCACTGAACTCAGCCCGGTAATTACCACCAAACAGGACGCCCAGATCAAGGCGGTTGTAGTAAACTTTGACCTGCCCCTTGTAATGGTCGCCAGCCACACCTCGAACATTCAACTGAGTGTTGGCATTGCCGAACCCCAGAAGATCACTTGGTTTACCCAAAATGAGGTTAGTGGGGGTGAACTCGACTTCAGGGGTGTTGGTCTGGTTGAGGAGATCTCTCAATTGTTGCTCGGGACGTTGTTGATATTGCTGCATGATAGACTCACCTTAAGAGGAAGCTATAACCGCTGGGAAAGGAAGACCTAACCCAGCGGTAAGCAGATGCTTACATCGTCAGGGTCAGACCATCCAATACAGGCTTGGTGACGGCAACTGCCAGATCCACGTCAGCGGCCTGGATGTTGAGAACGACTTGACCGCGGTAGGCATAGGAGCCAGCAGCAGCGATCATGGTCCACTGCTGAGGGGTGCTGGTCAGCACCGCCGGCATGGCCAGGTCGCTACGGATGTCATCCAGTTGCAGGTTGGAACCGTAGAAGGCATTGAAACCATTCAGGATGTTTTGAAGGGTGATGTCACCTTCGACCTGGATGGCCGATGGGACAGCGTCTTCGAACGCCTGAAGTGGAATACGGTTGTACAACAGGGTGGCGGTACCCTTGTACCCCTTACCGGGGATACCTTCGATTACCAGTTCGGTATCGCGTTGAGGCGTTTCGCCCGGAGCAGCAGTCGGCACACCGAAGGAAACACTGTCGAATGTGAGGTTGAGTAGGTTTTCATCATTGATCAGGGCCAGGACCTGATCTTTTGCGAGCATCGATACATTATACATGTCAAGGTACCTGATGGGGAAGGATTGGTGGACGGTCCAACGAGACTCAGTAAAAGTTTCGTATAGTTAACCAGTCACACACCATTTGACCCCACAGTCGCGTAATTTCCCAATTCAAAAGAATTATAGCCCTACATTGTAGAGGTGATGAACACGGCAATTTCAATCCCATTATATGTACAGGTACTTTCGAGTACACGTGAGGGGGTGATCCAGCCTAGTTCCTTCCCGGATCAGTGAGCCTTGTCGGGAGACATTGCATCTGTTCCAACGGCGCCTGTGCATCAGACCACATCGAAGGGCGATTCCCTCGATGTGGTCTTTTATGCCGTCTGCCAATCATTTGACCATTGCCTCAAGGAGGTAACACCATGCGTAATGTTGGTATCAACTTGATCCTGGCTGACTCGATGTCAGCTGTGGATGCCATCACCGTAGAACTTGATATTGAGGAAGTCTACCCGATAGAGGAACTTATCCAGACCTACCGTACCAGTCCTCATGCCACCTATTTCGCCTTGGGCGATTCGGTTCCAGAGCTGGAGCAACTGGCTACCTATTTTACCGTCCGACGTGGAGTCATTCGGGTAGACGGGAAGGATAAATTTCTCGGCTCCAATGTCGACTGGATGACTAAACTGCTGGTCAAGACTTCTAAACCAGCCACGACTGAGAAAGTTCAGACCACCCGAAGCCTCACAGTTCCTGAAGAGAAAGACGACCCGTTCGAAGAGTTGGGATATGTCCGACGTTGAATCATAGAGGCCGGGGATGTCCCCGGCCTCTATGATCTCTCTTTTTTTTCTTTTCCCGTAATCAAAAACATTACAGCCGTACATTATCGAGGAGTACACACAACCAATAGGAGCATTATCCATGACTGTATCAGCTGACAACGCTACCAATTCGAACGATGCACTCTTCATGCGTACCGAGGACCTCGTGAACAATTTTCTGAGTGGTCAGAAAAATAAATCCTCTGATGCGGGTCGCCAAGCCCGCGAAAAGATCCAGGCACGATCTAAATCTATAGGTGCGACCCTGCTTCGCACCTATCTGCTAATCAGTGGTCTTTTCTTTGCGGTAGTCGGTGGTGCGGCGTGGTACCTGTATACACAGGTCAAGATGCCTGGGGTCATGGTCACTGACACTCGACCGTGCGAGTTTGTCGATGAAGGTCGAGGTATCCATTTGACTGGCCGTCGGCACTACTCCTACATGGAGCGTGAACTCTTCGGCATCCAGTATAAGGACAGTTCGAAAGTCCGTGAAGAAACCGAACTCGATGTCAATGGCACCAGCATGAACGTCGTCGGTTTGAATAGCGATAGCTGGTGGGGTGTCTTCATCGGACAGGGTGAGAAAGGTATCCAACTTTTGAAACCTGCCAGTGTCTTCGTCTTCACCATCGGCCCTAAGAACGTAGTTGTCAACGACCGCGACTTTTGCAAGTAAGGAGCGGTGGCGTTAAAACCGCCTGAATCTTTCCGCACCACAGCCCCGATCCCTAAAGAAGGTTGATATGTCCGACACCCCGAACGCAGTCATCAAGTGGCTGCATTCGCCCTCAGGACGCAGTAAGCGCTCAGGTATCGTGAATAAGGGGTGTTATATCCTTGAACACGATGCCACCGGGCGCTTTTACATGGGTGAGTCTACCCACGTCAGTCAGGAGGTCGATAAACAGCTAGGCCTCCTGACAGTCAGCAAACACCCCTGTAAGCTCCTAAATGGCCTGTATGAGCGAGATAATGCCATCCGAGTACATGAGTACCCGTGCGCCTCCAAACGCGATCGGAAGAAGCTCCTTAAAGAACAGATCGACAATCAGGTATATGACTACCTCTGTCTCAATCCAGGTATTATTAAATGATCCTACCCCAGACTGCTGAAATTGCATTCCGTTACATCCAATCCACCCGCGATTACATCATGGAGACCGCCAGCGCCTGTCACATGCAGGTTTTTGCTACGCCTGAGTTCCTGGAACAAAATCCTCACCTTACCCCTTACGTATTCACCACCCATGTGGGCGACGATGTAGTTATCTTGAACATCAGTCCCATGGCCATCCGTGACCTCCGGCTGGAAAACACCAACATCATCTTCAAGGCACGCTACCAGGGCGTTGAATACGTCCATACCGTCAGCCTTCACGGGGTGATTGGCATATACGACCCCGCCATGCCGCAGATCATTCATACCTGCATCCCAACGACCATCCTCGTGTCTGAAACCGCGATGCACATGCTACATGGTGTAGCCATTGAGGTGGCGGATGGTGCGCCTACAGCCGAAGTCAGGAAAGAAGAACCCACCCGCCCCTCCTTCCTTACTGTGGTGAAATGAATCATGAACCAAGCTGTACTTAACCTGTTTCAAACGCCGACCGATGTCTACCATCATACCTCGCTCCACACCCTACCGATTGCTTACAGCGAAGGGCTCTCCACCGAGGAGTGTACCCATCTGCTTGAAAATACAATTCCGGTGTATTCCAAGTGGCCAGACCGCACGGTTACAGGCAACAATCCCGACCTGGTTGATATTTATCGATACCGAGCGCCCTTCAAGGTTGGATACCTTAAGCCGCTTGGTCTGATTATTGAAAACAAATCTGTCGTATTGCATGCCCAATTGCTTTACGGTAATCCCGATGGTTTGGCCAGTGAAGTGTTTCAATCACTGAAGCTGATGACATTGACCGTGGATAAAGTCCCGGGTGACCAGAATTCTGGTCGCCGTATTGTTGGTCTGTCTCACGCTATTCTCACCCCACGACCTGAAGTCATCGCTTAGGTCATAGGAGCCTGCTTATGGACACCCGTATCGCCACTCTGCGTGCTGAACTGGCGCGCCTCAATGACCTGTACTACAACCAGGGTCAATCGGATGTCTCTGACGAAGTCTATGATTCCCTTAAACAGGAATTGAAGGCTCTTGAAGGGGAGACCGACGATCCGCTTTCCCCTTTGAATCAAATAGGGGCTCCGCCCGGAGGCAGTTTCGATAAGGTCAAGCACCTGTCGCCCATGCTCAGTCTGATGAACGTCTACAACGAAGAAGAGCTGATCGACTGGTGTGTGGGGCTTGACAGTCCTATTTACGCCGCTCTGGAATACAAGCTCGACGGTGCCAGCCTGAATGTCCGTTACACCAATGGCAAACTTGTCTGTGCAGTTACCCGCGGTGATGGTTATGTCGGCGACGACATCACCGACAATGCCGTGTTCTTTGAGGGTATCCCTGCTGACATCGGTCCAATTCCGGGCGACATTGAATTCCGTGGAGAATGTATAATTCCCCACGCTCAATTCAAGAAAGCATGCGAGCGCCGTGAAGCTCAAGGCAAGAAACCCTATGCCAACGCCCGTAACATGGTTGCTGGCCTGATGCGCAGAAAGGAAGGTGAAAGCCTGCTGGGCATGGGCATTCGTTTTATTGCATACGACGCGGTGATATACAGCGATGGCGTGTCAAGGTCGGTGTCGTTGGCTGATGTCGACGATGGTGTACTCCAGGCCTTCTACAAAGTTGATGCTCTGTGGACTGGCTTGAGTACCTCAATCGATCAGATCATGGAGACGGTCAATCGAGTGGCTGAAGAACGCCATAACCTCGAGTACGACATCGACGGCCTGGTACTTAAGGCCATTAACGGTACAGTGCGTTCCTCGCTGGGTCAGCGTTCGACCTCACCTCGCTGGGCAGTGGCCTATAAGTTCGAAGCCCAGTCGACCACTTCGATCCTGGAGCGGGTTGAGGTACAAGTCGGCCGGACTGGAGTGCTCACCCCTGTCGCCAAGATTCGTCCTGTGAAGCTCTGTGGGGTAACTATCAGTAGCGTGACCCTTCACAACTTTGAAGAAGTCAAGCGCCTGGATCTTCGCATCGGCGATACGGTTGTGGTTTCACGTCGAGGTGACGTCATTCCCAAGATTGAATCGGTCATCACCTCGCTTCGCACCGATGAACATGGCATCATTCAGGTTCCAACGACCTGTCCGTGCTGTGATTCGCCGGTAGAGAGCCGCGGTGAGGGTGGTGAGTTGTTCTGTACCAATGACGAAAGCTGTGCAGCTCAGGTGGTCAACCGGATGAGCTACTTCGTCAGCCGTGCAGGCATCGACGTTAAGAACCTTGGTCCTGCGGCAGTCGAAGCCCTCATTGAAGCTGGATCACTCGGGTCGTACAGTTCGCTGTTCCACCTGTCGGAAGAGGACTTTTATCTGGCAGGTATCAGCACCAACATGGCCGAGAAGATACTGGCCAACATAAACCGCTGCCGAGTCCTACCGTTCTACAAGGTACTGCGCGCGGTCGGCATTCCTGAGGTAGGTGACAGCACTGCACGGGCGTTGGCCAGTCAGTTCCATAACTTCGAAGCCTTGGGACAGGCCATTCTATTGGAGCTTCAGGAGGTTGATGATGTTGGTCCAACCGTAGCCCAGTCTATAGTCAATGCGTTCCTTACCAACGGATACGACCTGTTGGCCCTGGATAAGATCCTGACCTACACCGATGAGGTGGTCAAGAAAGCAGAACATCAGGACCTAACCGGATTGACAGTCGTGGTCAGTGGATCGTCTTTTGACGGAAAGTCACGCAAGGAGATGGAAGATGAGGTCATCTCGCGTGGCGGTAAACTCACCAAGAGTGTCAGTAAGAACACTGACATCGTGTTTCTAGGTGTCGGACATGGCCCCGATAAGGCCAAGACTGCTAAGGAACTCGGACTTACCGAAGTTGGTGCGATGCTCGTCAACCCCAAGACCCTGAATAAAGCCATTAACTTCCATTCGAAATTGGTCGTCATGCCTGTTTCGGACATGACTAAACCTCAAGGAGAAACACATGAACAATGAGCTGGTAAAGCTCCCTGCACCTTTGACTGTTGGGGAGGTAGTGGCCAAGCTACCGCCTTTCGACTGTAGTCTGGGCTGGGGTGTACAGTCAATGACTGCTGACACAGTCCGTGCCATGGTGTTGTTGGCCAGTAGTCGCAGCGAACATTACCGCTACGCCCTGGCGGCCTCCATCGGTATCGCTCAGTACCTCTTCGATATGCCGGAAGGATCGGTCACCTCGCGTGCCCACTTCGTCCGTTCCAAGCAAGACGGTACGCGGATCGGCCTGTTCGATAATCTGGACCTCCATGTCATTCAGGAGCCTGTGCCTGAAGAGATCGAGGAAGAGTACCTCATGCTACTGATCCTGAATGACGACCACTTGGTAGACAGCTACATCGTCTCCAGACTTCGTCTTCCGAGTGATCACGTGGTTCAGACCATCAAGCTTCCGACGGCGCTCAGTTAATGGATATCTTTGATCTGGTGGTCGGTGCGCAGAATCAGCGCATCCAATCTCCGGCTGATTTGTCCATTACCTGCTTTGGTAAGAAGGGCCATGGAAACCGAATCCTGAGAATGCACTATCACCAGAAGCACCTGGTGATGAAGTGCACCCAGCGCCATGACCTCAATAAGAATCCCGAGGTCATGACTGAGTACATCCAGGGCCTTGAGGCTACTCGGGAGTATCCGTGGGTGGTGCTGAAGGATCAGGCGTTCGTGGACCTTAAGACACTTCCGACTATCGCTGAGATTCAGCCTAAAGAGCACCTTACCTGTTCGTTGCAGACAGGGCAGGTGCTTTGGGAGACACTGGCTGAGGTGCCGCGTGAAAACGCTTACCTTCGACAGTGGAAGGCTGCCAATGGTGGTGTGGGGGTTGAGCTGATCCTTGTAACGAGTGGTGAAGCTGGTCGTGAGATTCATGAGTTCTCTATGAACTATTACGCCAAACCTGAAATGGAAAAGATGGTAGAAAGCCTGTCACATAAGCTGGCCCATCACGCATCGTAACGACATAGAGGAGGGCACACGCCCTCCTCTATGCTGACTCTAAAGGATTCGCTATGAAAATTACGTTGGTATATGCCCAGACGAAAGACTGTGCCATCGGATACAGTGGGAATAAACCCCTACCGTGGAACTACCCCGAAGACCTGACTCACTTTGTCCAAGTCACACGGGGGAAACCCATGATCATGGGCATGTCGACCTTCGAATCTCTGCCATGTCTTTTACCTGGCCGGTTCCATCATGTACTTACCCGCAAGAAGTCTTTTCTTTCGTTGGGTCGTACAGATAGGGTTATGTTCCATGCCTCTCTCGATGACGCCCTGAATGTGTGTCTGGAGGACATGGCCGAAGAAGTCTGCTTGATCGGAGGGGCTTCAGTTATCGCAGAAGGGATGGGAGTGGCTGACACTATTCATCGGACAGTGATTCTGAACAAATCACTCGAAGGGGACCTGGCCGTTGTTCCTGAAATACCCGGTGAGTTTGAATGTGTCAATGTCCTGACTTGTCCAACTAATCCCGACCTTGTTTTCCAGACATTTAAGCGAATCCCCCACCTGTTTTAATGTACCCACTGCACACTGGTCACCTTGATGCAGTTTATCCTATGACCTCATTAACCAAATATAGGAATGGTTATGGCCAGTGTGCTCCAGTTAACCACATCCCTTCGTAATCTATTGCAATCCATCCACAACACAGAAGCACTTTATCTGGACCATGACGGTACATTCCTGACACTGGGCAATGCTGGCATAGTGTAATCTAAACCAAGAGTATGTCGAAATATGCTCAAAATTTCCATGACACTCTATTGCAAAGAGCAAGATGCACTTAAAATAATAGCCCTGCAATGTGTTGTCAGTAGTTGGAAACACAACAGGAACAGCTTTCATGTCCAAGGGTAAATATATAATACCGGTGATCCTAGGTCAACGCGGTCGCGAATTGTTTTTCGTCAAGGGGGATATTCCTCGCAACCGCAACCTGATCCTGGTTCGAAAGTTCGGTGAGAGGGGACTCACCGACAAAGACATCCGTCATCTCGATAAACTGCTGGAAGGTCAACACAGTGACATTCCGCGGCCGAATCGGGTCAAAGAGCTTGAGCACATCGGCGCTCAGTCAATAGGTCTGATCAGTGAACGTGAAGCCACCTTGGTTCATGGCTACGTCACCAATGTTCTTCCCGGTGCCTTCAAGGCTCCTGAGTTGAGCAACTGGTACATCCTCGAGCGACCAAGTGAAATCACCCCGCTCAAGTTGGCACGCTTCTCGATCAACTTGCTCGAGCGCACTGAACGATCTGCATTGGTCGAGGCCTTGAATATCATCAAGGTCCCGTCCACTCACGTCGATTTCAGCGACTATTGGTGACCGTAATTCGGCGCCCTGCGGGGCGCCGTTTTATGCCGCGTCTCCCACGGTTACGATGGGGCACTATATAGAGGTCGAACAGATAACGGTCATTCGCGAGTACATGCTTTAATCCGTCAAAGAAAACGAATACACCACCATGTATGTTTAGTCAATTTGTTTCACTGTAATCCTGTGTCTTATTTCTTCTAAGGTAATGCTCCATGATAGTTTCTATTACGCCGGCTAATCGGGTGGCACCAGGACATCTGGATAACCGGGAGCGCTGGGTGGCAGCCCGCATCACAGCGTCACACCTCAATACCTTCCTCAGACTGATCAAGAATGCTGCGCCAGCAGCCTACAGTGGCGATGAGTTTGAATCAGCCAAGTACCTGATGACCCACTTCCAGGCTTCGTGCGGCATGTTCATTGATGCGTTGCATACCGCAACCAGTGTCGACCAACTCATTGAGATCAACGATGAGTTCTACAAAATGGCCTGCGCCAAGTCCTGACATAGAGCCTGGGGAGTTCCCCAGGCTCTTTATGCGATTCGACTTTTTTTCAACGATACATGATAGCGATGAATACCCTACCCAATAAGGGGGCTACGTGCCCCCTGTTCTTAAGGAGAACACACCATGACTAAGAATATCGCAATCGGCAGCGCCATCGTTGTAGGTCTGGCAGCAGTTGCAGGACTTGGTTGGAAGACCCTCAAGGCCCGTAAGGCTTCTAGGGTCACTGCAGCACCGTCCCCATCAGTTACCACTGTCAACACTTCCCTGAAGGAAGCTATGGCAGTCTGTGAACGGGAGAATGTCAAACCCACCCTGTCCATTGTCAAACCTGTTGTAGCCGAACCTGTCGCTGCAGAAGAAGTTAAAGCAGTGGTTCAGGATGATGCCGTCTCCAGTGTCACAGGCACAGACGGTGAAACCATCGCTGCAGTATCTCGCATCCGGGTATCTGAAGCATCCGAAGAACCTGCGGTCGACACCACGCCGGCGTTCTGGAGTTTCTTCTACCGCAACATCCGTCGAGAGGAAGTTGTCAACCTGACTGCACAGGACTTCACCAGCAGCACCAAGCCCACCCTGGCTAAGGGGTATCACAAGGCCCATATCGAAGGCTTTGATGCCCCGGCTATCGTTCACGTAACCAAAGGCCATGTATCGGCAGTGGTACATGTTGGCGGTACTGTGTTCATGGGCTTTAGCACCTCGGGTAGCCGGTTCCCTAAGGCAGTCTCGAGTGAGGCGGATATCGCTGGGACATTCCACCTCGATGCCCGCGCCGCTAAGGACTTCCTGAACGGTCGGTGAGACGGCATAGAGAGGGAGCTTGCGCTCCCTCTCTTAGCTGTTTCTTTTTTCTTTGGTTTACCAGTTCATGGCGGATCTGGCAGAGGAGAGGATGACTTCTTTACGCCCCAGGTAAGTCTTAAGATCAACCTGTTTACAATGGTCGATCATGGCGGCTGGAATAATCTCCTTTGTCTTATATTCGTTTTTCATGCCATTGTGCAGGTTGTTAACAGCCACCCAGATGTCTTTGTGCCAATCCAATTTATAGAGATAGACAGTCAAGGCCTCTATTTCCCTCAGGGTTGGAGGGACATCCTCGAAGATGAATTCCAGAGTCCTGCCAGAAGACTTAAAGCGGCTCATGGCGAAGTGTTTCTCCACCACCGAGGCTAACCCTTGCGAAATGGCTTCCTCCATCACAGACGTTGCGTAGAGCCACTCGTTGGATTCGCTCTTATCCCACTCGACTTTAACACCCGTATGATGGATACCGGGCTTTAGTTCTGCATGACGATAACCAGAACCATGGTAAAGATGATGCATGGTGAATTCCCTTGTTAAATAAGAAAAAGCTCACCGATCCTGTAGAACAGAAACGGACATCACCCCAATGAAAAAGCTGCTAGTCTTCCGAGAAGGCATGTGCCCGGATTCCCGTGAGGTGGATGATTACCTACATGATAGCGAGGTGATCAGGGGTGATTTCATAGACCTCAACCCCGACGATGAACGTAAATACACGAAGGGTCGAATGGCCCTCTACGATTCTACCTGGTCGGTTGTGTTCAAAGACGATCACCTCTATGACCACTGGCACCTGGTGGGTGAAGGCACTCGACCCTATGCCTTCGATGAGGATACCTTTAAGGCCACCAACACATTACTCGAACCTTACCGCGAACACCTTTTACTGACCGCAGTGTTACACAAGAACAATACAATCACGCTCATCTACCGAGCGGGTAAATGCATGTCCCATCTCCTGGACATGCACATGCCATACATCCTCGACAGTTTTAACGATGGGGCCTACACCTATGTCATTCCTAGTGCAGATGTGGCATCTGCTGCTTTATCCGATTCGAAAGCGAAGGCTGATCAAGACGCTGAGAAGGACGATAAAAGCCACCGTCCTAAATGAGACCACGTATTTTGTCTACATGGACCTGCGGGGCCATTACGGTTCATCGTACGCATTCAGTCAATTAAAGCAAGCCACGTACGACATGCTCCTTGACATGTACAGGCGCAAGCACCTACATAACGAGTTTTATCGTCAGCAAGTGCCTCGCTGGATAGACGAGTGGTTTGAGCGGATGTCTTGTCAAGGTAGTTACGTCTATCAACCCGGTCGGGATAAGCACGTTTACCATCTACCTAAAGCCCGACCTGCGCGGCGCATTTTTCTGCTGGTGGGTGACACCGCCCTTAATCAGCTGCGCGATACACCGGTTGAACGGTTTGAACTGTCGAACATGCTCTTCGACATCCTTGGCCGAAAGGCCAGTGAGGATGTAGCCACCGTTGTATTCGCCGACGGTGATCGGATCGTTAATCTATTCAAGTTAAAAACAACTGGCCAAGTGCCATCATATGACAGACCTAATAACGTCTGATGGTGTTACAAATCCATTTTAATGCACTGAAGGAAATGTCCAACATGACCACCGCTATCGAGAAAGGCACTGCCGCTAAACCGGCTACCAAGGCCCCAGCCAAGAAGCCCGCCGCTACCAAAGCAGCCCCGAAAGCCCCCGCCAAGAAGCCGGTGGCTACCAAGCCCGCCGCGCCGAAAGCTGCTCGCAAGCCGGTTGCAAAGCCTGCTGCCAAAGCTCCGGCCAAGAAGCCTGCACCGAAGGTCAAAGCCACCGTCATGGCTCTGGACCTGACCGGACGCCTGAAAGCTTTCGCCGACGGCGGTAAGTCGCCGCGTAACGTGCGTCTGCCTGGCAACGTCGATGTGAACGTCAAGGCTGCACTGGTCGCTGAAGCCAAGCGCCTGAAGATCTCGGTCTCGGCACTGGTCTCGGCAATCGTGACCCAGTACATCGCCACGCTGTCCGCCTGACCAAACGGGGGAGCTTCGGCTCTCCCCTTATGCCGGGTCGACGGTGCCATTGTATGTCTTTATCTATCGGTGAGATTTCATTATGTGGACAAGACTTATAGCGGCAGTTGGTTTGAAAGGTATATTGGTCGGTCTTCTGGTAGCGGGTGTCATCTCCACGTTCATCTACTGGGTGAACTGGACCCTTGAGGCCAATCAGACCCTGGCAAGCAATGCAAAGACCATTGAAGAACACGAAGAGACCATCAACACCCTTCGTGGCGAGATACAGCAGTACCTCCAGGAAAACCACAAACTAGAAGAGAAGTTCTATCAGATAGAACAATCTCAGAATGACCTTCTCTGCGCAGCCCGTTACGGTCAACCCGTCCAGGACAGGTCGGTGCAGTTACCCCTGGTCAAAGAAGTTGTGGTCTACCGGGACCGGATGAGCAAATGCCCTACGCTTGACATCAATCAGGCTGAAGTGACGGACTCACTGGGCACCGCACTACGACCATCAAATGAGCAGATCGCTGTAAAGGTTCTTGAGAACTCTTGGGAGGCATTCTGCATCGCCAATAAACAGGAGCACCCCTCATGCATACCTACCCAATAAAGGCTCACAGTAACCACCTGTTTAACCGATTCGCGATGTTCAGTACTCCGTACTCCCCCAAGCGCCCTAAACGCAGTCGGTGGTGGCTGTTGCTACTGCTTGGGGCCGTGGTCACCCTACCGGGGTGTACACCTCGGTACCTGGCTGTATCTGAATGTGAGATCACCTCGCCTCCGGATGCCGACCGCTACCTACAAGCTGTCCCAGATGAGCGTTTGATCATGATGAGCAGTGCCTACATTGCTCAGGTCAAACAAACAGCCAGCTGCAACAAGAAGATACGTCTGGTCAATGCTGCCAATAAAGCACGTGACACCCTCGATTGACCCTATAGAGAGGAGCCCGTGGGCTCCTCTCTATGCCGTCTCGATTCCAATTTATTACAAACATACATGATAGCGGTGAATACATCACCGAGTTCTTAAGGAGAACTGATCATGAACGTCAAAGCCATTTCTGTCATCGCTATTGCCGCTGCCGCTATCGGTTACTGCAGTTACAGGCAGTATAAGAAGTTCAAAAGCGAGACCCCTCTTTCTGCGGAACAAGCCGCTGAAGTTCAACGCATCCTTGACCCAGTCCGCGAGATTACCAAACCGTCTCGCTAAGTTACCCTTCCCGATCTAAGGAGATCAGCATGAACAACATTACTTTCATTATCAGCCAAGACCTGCTCACTGAAGCTCGAATGAATACGGTCGAGCCGTTTAAGAACCTCTACATCACCAAACTCCCGAGTGTGGAAACGGAGTACGGTTATGAAGTCAAGGACGGCACGATCATCCTTAAATACGAGGCCTGCGAGGACACCCGGGAGCGTTTTACCGAGACCTCAGATCTTGGTGACCTCCTGCCCACCACGTATGGCGTCTTACTTAAGATCCATCAGGCCAATAGACTTAAGGTAGGTGTGGGTAGCTACGCGGTAGACGTTATCGTCAATTCCCCTGATGGTGCGTACAAGACTGTCCTGAATGCCGAAGGGCGCCCTGAGATCCATCCGCTCCAAGGTGACGTCTTTATCAAGGTGGAAGGCGTCGGGTACACGTCCGTCCTCGACCATGTCATCTGCGATATATACAAGCAGTATGTCTACCTGGATCATGGGGTGTTCATCCCCAATGAGTTTCTGGTGCGGTATGAGACCTCCTCCGGCACATGGCTCTACGCCCCCATGAGCTGTCTCTTTAATGATCCGATCGTCGCCGAGAGTTTCCATAAGAACATCCCGGTGAGCGCCTGGAAAGAGAAGCGTGAATTCTTCGACATCCATTTTGGGAGCCAGGTATGAACATCTACCATGAACCCAATGGCCTTCTTTTCCGCAAGTTGGAAGGGGAGGTTGGGATCAGCTATGTCGCCATCGATCCAGACGAGGTAGATGGCGACCTTACAGGCCTGCTTGTCCGTCACGGCTCGCCCGAATCGGGCTGTGGCTATTATCCCGCTAGTCTGGTAATGGCCGACTCTGAACTGCGTGAAAAAGTAGCGGTTGTGAAAGGTCGGCGGAAACCCAGTGAACGCTGGATAAGCCAGATTAGAAACCGCCTGATCGAATCGGGCATCTTTTACTGATACAAGGAGCAACACCATGCCGTATAAAGCCATTGCTAAAACAATCGTCGAAGCCATCGAAGCCCGTGTCAAGGCTAACATCGCGGTCGGTAATTTCGGTACCATCAACTTGACCATGTCCGATAGCGAACTGAAGAACCGCATGGGGCTCGAGCGCCTGAAGACCATTACCCGAAAGCGCTTGATCGCCAGCCTCTGCGCTGCCGATTATGTCGTCAGTGGTGATGGTGAGGAGATCACCATCGAAGTAGATGTAGCCTCACGATACACCGATTTCGAGAGCCTTGAGGATCTCCTCGAATCGCTCGAATAACCGGTGACGACATAGAGAGGGAGCCTAGGCTCCCTCTCTTAGCTGTTTCTTTTTTCTTTATTCAGTTCTAATGGAGCGGTCAATCCATTTGATCGAGACACGGGCCACTTCACTCACACCCGTAGCAACCCCTGTCATCCAGAGCAGACGACGCATTTGCTCGAACGTGGAAGTTTGCAGTACGTACTGTTCCCAGAGCTTCTTGGATTCGCCTTTAAGCGAGGAAACAAACCCGTGATCTCGGTCGCTGAGGTCGCAGAACTCAGGGGCAAGACTGCCCAGTTCGGCAATCGTCGCGTACAACTCAAGAATGGTTTTGCACACCGACACGATGTCTTCTTTTGTCAGTGTAGCAACTGTCTTGAGCGTCGGGCCTTTGTGAGTCAGCGTAGCGGTCAGGGTACCGTTTTTGGCGATGGTGGTCCAGCCGCCGAACGCCTCGAACTTACCGTCCATTTGCACAACGGGGGCTTCGAGTGCCTCCATCTTTGCTACAGCGTCTTTGACCAGCTTGATAAGCTGAGCGTCGTAGCCATTATCTTTGGCATTGAGCGCATTGACCTGACTGACAAGCTGACCATCCAGTGTCCGGATCTTTTCGGCGTAAGGTGCAATAGAACGCACATACTTCGAATAGGTCGACTTGAGTTCCCCGGCATACTTGGAAAGGTCGGCGGCGAACGTACCGGCATTGAACTTGCCACGTCTTGACAAAGTCTCACCGATACTGGCACCATCAACCTCACCATCAACCAGCGTCTGCTTGCTGAGCCAGGCACTATTGAGGTAGTACTTGTTGAACAGCGCCTGGAGTTCTTTGAAGTCCTTCGGGCTTTTGCTGGGTTCCTTTTCAGGGGTGATCAGCTTTCGAAGAACTGGCAGCAGACCACTTAGCGATTCCAGCGAGACGTGCTCACGTTCAACCCCTTGTAATTCAGACACGTGACCGAGCAACTCATCTGCTTTGTCGGTGTCGCTCAATTCAGAAATGGATTCCAAGAGCTTTACTGTGGCGGCTGCCTGACGCTCTTCGTCAGCTGCCTGCTCCATGGATGTCAGCAATTTGAAGCACTCCATACTGGCTACGGCTGGATGAGTCGTCGGGTGAAGTGCTCGAGAAAGAATACTACTCATAACAGTTCCTTAAGGGAGCCTAGACTCCCATCAATTACTTATTTGGTGGATTTCGTTAGCTGTGCCCACAGCGCTTTGTACATCGCACTGTGATGGTCCTTAAACAACTTGGCCTCAGGTGAGTTAACGAAGTCAGCTTCTTCCTTCTTCATGGTGTTTTTGATCGCCCTGTATACCATTATGGCATCCTCGGCATGTGAGAGATCGCTGCTGGAGATTTCATCGAGCAAGGTAGTGTGGTCGGCCCCACGATGGAACTCTCCAAATCTCTTGTGAGAAAACTCCTTATCGAGCAGTTCGTCAATCCAAACGACATCGTGATCCAGCAGAGCTTCGAGCCGCTTAGCAGCGTCAAGAACCTCTTTATCGGTGCTCAGATAAGTCGTAGTGCCGACACCACCGATGATGTAACCATTCATCGTCGGTATTTTGTCGGCCAGCCGGATGACAGTGACTGTCTGCTTACTGCGAGCCCCGTGCAGAGTGTCAGTCTCGATTCCGTCTGCCCAACGCTCTACCTTACTGGGGTCTTTCCAGCCCTTGGAGAAGTCACTGACTGTTCTGGCCAGGCTCGAACTACGGGTTCTGACTGCATCCACCCATTTGTCCATGACCTGCTTGGTCTGATTGACTCTGGCGATCTCGGTCAGGTGACTGTTTTCAAGCCGAAGCTTGCCTTCCTTGAACTTCTGCTTTGACCTCCAAGACGAATTAAGATACGTCTCCTTCAATTTTGCCAGAACGGCTTCCGTCTTATGGATGTTTGCGGATGGGGCATTGCTAAATAGACCCTCCATACTCACATCATCCTCGACCACGTCGATTGGCAGCTCTTGTTGCAAACGTGCCATGAAACCTTCAGCATCGGGCAAGGTCGCACTAGGGTTCTCCACCAAAGACTCCAACGAAGTCTCCAGATCATCCGGAGCACTGACCCCGAGGATAGCCTCGACTTGAGATTTACTCCACGCCATGATGTCCTTAGAGCGCGTCGAGATGTTCGGCTCTGCACCGGTATCGAGATACGTCTCGTATACATGGCAGCGATGTTTCTGTCCAATTCGGTCAACACGGGCAATGGTCTGCGTCCGTTCGTAATCACGGAACGGGGCATTGGTGAACACCACTGTGTTGGCCATGGTCAACGGTACAGCTGTCGACAGGGACTTGAAGGTTGCCACCAGAGGGTTGATGTCGTCGTCATTCTCAAACCGCTTGACGATGTTCGGCAAGTCCTTGTTGGTCTCCCCGTACACCAGCATGGGTTTATACCCCGCCTTCGTCAGCAGGCTCTCAAGCTCCTTGACCACTTCCACGTAACTGGTGAAGATCACCGTTTTGGTGGTCGCGTTGTCGATGATCTCATCCAAGGGCATGTTGGGTAGCATGTCCAAGTGACACTGGATGCGCAGGCGCCCCAATACCTGAGATAACGCCTCACCCATGACCTTGAGGTCAACGTACTTGATGATGGCACGGACATTCAAGAACGGTTTGCGGTACCGTTCAGGTAGCGAGGGAACAATGGTCTTCAGCTCGTACCGGTTACAGTACATCACCAGATCCTTCATGGTAACTGGATCATACCCCTTGCGAAGTTGAGCCACGCCACGTCGGTATTCGGAGAACGCTGCGGAGGCCATTCCGCCCTTTACAGTCTGCCCGTGAAGGTCCATGCACGTCGCGTAGAGTTTTTCATACTCCGGCATCCCCTTTCGGTAGAAGGCCAAACGCTCATCGATAAACTTGCTCATCTTTTCGCGGACACTGGTCAAGGTATATTCCGATGAGTTGTTCATCGGTACCTTGATCTCATGGTAATCCACACCCGGCGTCTCGATGTCAGCTTTCACCACCTTGAAGGAGACAATACCGATTCGATTAGCCAAGATCTCAATCGCCCGCTTAGCCTCCTTGCCAAAGATCTTACGGAAGGACCCTTGTACTTCAGGGGTGAAGTCATTACAGATCGTCGCCAGCAGGGTGATGGCTTCAGAACCCATGGCCTTGAATGGCGTACCCGATGCATGGATCACATCTCGAGCCTTGAGGGTCTGGCAGAGCTGGATCAGCAGGTTGGTCCGGTTGGACTGCTCGTTGAAGTTGTGCGATTCGTCGATCCCTACGTAGACCTTGCCGAAGCTGCCTTTGTTAGCCCCGACGAAGGCCACGAACTTCTCCAGATAATCGTAGTGGACGATGTAGTACTTCTTGCCCAGAGTCAATTCCTCTCCACTCAGGCTGTGCCAGTACTCTGGCGTCTGCTTGAAGAGTACCTTGATGGTTTTGACCCAGACGTCAAACACAGAGTTCTTCGGTACAACGAGCACTGAGGTGTCAGCCCCCAAGCAATGGGCCGTGGCGTATTGCGAGATCGTGTTATGGGTGACAATGAAGTCATCGGTGATGTACAGGTGTTTCGGATGATCCACCCTGATACATTGCGCCTCTTCCTGACCGACGAGCTTGATTGACTTAACACGTAGTTTGAGCGTTGCAGCATACTGTCCATCGTCTTTACAACGTTCCTGTTTGCGTTTTAACCTGAACAGTTCGGATGGTTTGGAGTGACGAATGTTGACTTGATATGCAGGGCGGCCATTTCGCGTCTCGCCGTTGTAAGTATAAGTCGGTTTCCGAACAGCGATCCTGGCGATACCACCCAGACTGCGAACCAGATACTGCACACCTTCCGCCAATTGCTTACTACTGGAGCAAAATGAGACGGTCCCTTGCTGATCCGAAGTTCCATCGGTGTCCATGAGGCCTTGAAGAAGACTCAGGCGTTGTGTCCGGGAACCCTGGAGATACTCACTAGGAATATGTTTTTCGTGAGAATACTTACCAAATAATCCAAGTTCTCTAACTATCCGTCTCAGTACATTGTCGCCGCGCTCAACACCCACAATGCTGTAGTCGATTTCAGTTATACGTTTGAATTCCACGGTGTCTGGTAAGGCATTACGGACATTCTCCAGTACCTCGGCATCTGGAGTACAAAAGGCAACATGGTATCGAAGACCACCGTCGCCCAATAACGCACCCAGCACATACGGGTCAAGTGGGTATTGTACCTCTGTACCTTCATCTGGAGTGATGAGAGGAACGTACAGTCGATTACCACCGCGAGATTCTAAAATCTCTTTCATACGCAACGTCGATCGGACATCCCACTGACGGGAAACATTACTCTGCCTTCCGTCGTGACATTCCCAGAGATGCTCACCACACGCCCTGGTTTTCCGCCCATCGACGAACTCAATTTCATAGATGTCTTTTACACCTTGAGGATAAACACCCGACACATTGACGGTCGTACCGTCCGGCGCAATCACCTGACTCCCCACGCGCATGTCACCCATAGTGGCCCAACCACCAGGTACCTTGATTTTAGCGTCAAGAGGCTGAGCCTTACCCGATCCTGCTGCCGCGTCCATCAACATTCCATTGAGCGAGTATTCAAACGTAGCTCTGTCGTAATGCTGTAAAAAGTTAATTTGATGGGGAAATAATGTGACTGTCAAGTCCTTCAGTGCCGACATGTTAAGCCTGGAGGTGAAATCACCCAGACCTATGTTGCGCAGCCACGTGCCAGCAATCAACTCATCGCGTACACGCTGTAGCGTCCGCCGACCCACATACGTCCGACGGGATTGGATCAGTTGATCCAACATGTACAGAACTTCGATGGCGTAGAACTTGGGAAACTTTACGCCACTTCGCGAAATAGCAGTGAACATGTTGTTGTTCAACTTGCTAGTTTTCCAGTGATTGTATACGTCTTTAGAGAACCTGAGCCCAGGTATTCCATTGACTATAATGTGAGAGCCGGTCTCCTTCACGGAGATCAACCCTAACAGACGCGAGAAATTGGCGTACATTTGAAAATATTCCTTTTAACTAGGAGTATAATGGAAGAGGATTCATAGAATGAGCCACACCGCAAGCAAACCGACTGCAGCCGTCATGCTTAACGAAGCCCAGAACTACCGCACCAGCCTGGAAAGCCTGATGAGTGTAGGGCGTGCCCTGCTCAGCAGTCCGTCGATGGAAGATGCCTCTGCAACCGCCTTCCAGGTGTTGGCCGAGAATGTTCTTGAGCAAGCAGACCACCAACAGGACCTCGTAGCCGTTGACGGTGTTGAAGAACCACAGGTCCGGGTCGAGCTGATCATGCAGGATGTCCTGACCCCTCGTCTGACCGAAGTCGAGCAGATCGAAGACGCTCTGCAAGCCAAGGCCGATGCAGAAGAACCTGTAGCTTTCCATACCAGCGAACGCGCCACTCACGCCTCGCAGGAAGAACTGATCCTGTCGATGGAGATGCTGGCTATCCATCGTAACTACATTGGTGCCATTCGCTCGGTCCTATCGATGGAATCCTTCCCGGTAGCGGCCGCCACACCTCTGCTTCAAAGCGTCACCCGCTGCTTTGGCTCGTATGCTGACAAGCTCGGTGTGTCGATGGAATCGTTGGAACAGACGCAAGTCCTCGGTGAAATGAGCGATGCCGTTGATCGCATCGAACAGTTGGTGACCAAGGCCCATGAGTCTGTGCTTGAGCAGGCTGAAGCCATTCGCGCAGACGCTCAGGCTGTCGGCAGCGACGAAGCGGACAAGCTGGGCGATCTGATCGAAAAGCATCGCCAGGACAACCCGGTCGGTATCCAGTTCGAGGAAGGCACCTCTGTCAACAGCATCCAGTCGGATGCTGAACCCAAGGACGACGAAGAGCAAGAAGAAACGCTCGACGAGTCCGAGTCTGACGACGAGCAGAACGATGTTATGGACGACACTTCCATGACCGATGACGAAATGGAACTCGTCCCGAACGAGGATGATCAGGAACAAGAGGAAGAAGCACCTCTTGAAGAAGACCCCGATCTTGAAGAGGCGTCTGAAGAAGAGGAAGAAACCGACCTCGACGACGAGCAGGAAGAAGAACTCCCTGAAGAAGTCGAAGAAGAGGAGCTTCCCGAAGAGGAGGAAGAGCTCCCTGAGGAAGAAGAGGAAGGTGACGACTTCGATAACGAAGAGGAAGAAGTAGCCAACGCCGACACGATCGACGAAGACGCTATTGAAACCGAAGTCGAAGAGGAAGAGGAGCCTGAATCCGAAGAGCAGGAAGAAGACGAAGACCTTGAAGAGGAGGAGGAAGACGGTGAAACCAATTCCAACGAATCTCTGGTCGAACCCATGGTCTGGGATGCCGAAGCGTACGGCGAACAAGCCGCCGAAGTCCGTGGTATCCACACACAGATCCTTCGCTTCCTTGGCGATCACGGTATGCTCACCCCCGAAGGTCAGGCTATCGCTGAAAACGACCAAGCGGTCGATTTCGTGTTCTCCACTGACCTGATGACCCCGCATGCTGCTGAAGTATTGGCACGTCATTATCAGACGTGGATCGGTGCCTCGCTGCGTGATGGGCAAGCCAATCTTCTCTCACTCGGTATCCTCCTTGGGGTGTAACTGAAATACTTGTACTGTTTTACGGTATAGTATGTCAGACTATGCATTTAAAGCATGGTCAACCTGATGCGCTTCACTGCGTAGAGCCTGCTGGGGTACTTTTTCCCTAGCCCAGTACCTGACTACCCCCTTAGTCGTGGTGCACCTTCGTGAGGTGGGATAATCCCACCTCACGTCCCTGTTCGTTGCCCTGAGTGAACTTGTCGTGATAGCTCAGGTGATTGTGGTTCCGCCTTCCAGGCCAAGGGAAGGTGGTAAACGATGGTGTGTAGAGCGTCGTTGCTCCACACCGCTGCAAAGAAACACAGTCGGGGGGTTTTCCGGCTTTCTCCCTGCCTGTGGTGTCTGGATTGGGGTCCGCTCCTTCTCCGATTCAGACATAAAGTGCAGCCTCCAGTGATCCGTCCTTTCGAACGATTGGGCTGATCACTGGGGGAAGTACTTTATTTCTTTTTTTGTTTTGCTGTGATTTCAAAATAACCCAGGGTAGGGTATGACAATCTTCGGAGACGAGCATGGACGTTTATACGATCGCGATACCACAGTGGCGGAAAGCCCGCGACAGAGGCATTGAGTTATTCGACATCACAGTCAAATCAGGCTTTGAACCCTTCGCTCCCTACAAGGACGTCCTGTACGCATACAAGCGCGGTGAAGTTACAGACGACCAATATACCGAGATCTACCTAAAGAAGCTTACAGAGCGCTTTAGAGAGGCTCCTGAGGACTTCCAGGGCTTCCTTGAGCGAACGGGTCCATTAGCTGTGGCTTGTTACTGCACTGCAGGTAAGTTCTGTCACCGGCATCTCTTTATCCGATACATGAGACAGATAGCCGATGACAACGGGTACCACCTGAATTACAAGGGTGAAATACTATGAACCCACTCCTTTAACGCCTATCAGAGGTCGTCATGGTTTGTAAAACGAAAGACTTTCACTTCGACCCAGATAAAACGGCGCTCGAGAACCTCTTTGCCCTGATCTTCAGAACCAACCGCATCCGCTTGAGTTCTCGTGATCTGGATGTGGGGGTACCACGTGCCATTGAACCGGATGAACACGGTGACAACACTGTCATTAAGGTCAGTGGTAAGGTTAACGGCCCCGTCAAAGGCGATGTCGATCTTTACTATGCCCGTGCTGACATCGAGACTCACTACCCGGTCTTTGAAATTGACGCTGCCAAGGCACCCCTGATTGACGGTAAGGAAGCCCTGATCCGTTACTTGGACGGTAAGTTCAACCTGGTCGATGGTGAATTCGATGTGGATATCGATCACCCCTTCGATTCGCTGGCGCAGTTCCTTGAGATCGAGATCTTTGCCAAAGACACATCCTACATCTACATCGGCCGTAAGACCATCCACATCTTCTGGTCTGAAGCCGTACGACGCATTACAGACGAAGGCATCATCCGGGTAACGGATGAGGGTCAGGTGCGTGGCGTACCGATTGAAGATTTCCAGTAAAGCACATAAAGACGGAGGGGCACTGCCCCTCCGTCTATGTCGCGGGTATTACTTAGACAACCGGAGCCGGAGTCAGGTCAGCAGCAGCAGTGTCGAACGCTGCAGCCATCTGAGCCATCAGGTCGTCGATGGACGCGGTGTTGCCAGCAATGGCCTGAGCCTGTGCATCGAAGCTAGGCTTCAGTGCAGCCGAGGTCACGTACTTGACATCATCGATACCAGCCTGGACGTCAGCCGAAGTGGCCTTGTCGAGGATGTTCAGCTTGGTGTCAACCACAGCACTCAGGTCAACGATGGCCTGAGCGTTCTGAGCAACCAGACCCTGCAGAGCAGTGATCACATCCGGGTTGTTCTGCAGAGCAGTGGCCAGCTCGTTGATGGTGTTCAGGGTTTCAGGAGCGGCGCCAACCAGAGCAGCTACGGCAGCGTCGATGGCTGCTTTGGCGCCCAGGGAGGTGACGTACTTGGCGTCATCGATACCGGCAATCACTTCAGCGCTGGTGGCCTTGGCGGCTACGAATGCGTTGAAGGAATCCTGCAGGGCCTGGATGGCAGCTGCGTCGCCAGCGTTGGCAGCTTGCAGTTGAGCAACCAGCGTGTCGAGGGTAACCTCGGCAGCCAGTTCGCCTACACCCTGGGTCAGGGTGTTGGAGCCGATGTTGCCGCCTTTGTCGACCTTGTTCAGTTCCAGACCGTCGGTCAGGGCAGTGAACTTGGTGTCCAGGGCAGTGTCGGCGTCGCCACGAGCGACGACTTCGGCGTCCAGGGCAGTCTGCAGGGCAGCATCTGCATCGGTACGAGCAGTGGCTTCGGCTACCTGAGCAGCTTGACCAGCAGCGATGTCGCTCTTCAGGCCGGCCAGAACGGTGGCCAGAGTGACCTGCTGAGCACCAACGCCTTCACCGACGGTGAGGGTGTTGGTGTCGACGTTGGCACCGACTTCGACGTAGGTCTTGCCAGCGTGAACGTCCAGCGCATCCACACGAGTGGAGACGGCGGCGATCGCAGCGGCGTTGGCGTCGATCAGGGTCTGCAGAGCAGCGATGACGTCAGGGTTGTTCTGCAGCGCGGCTGCCAGTTCGTTGATGGTGTTCAGGGTTTCGGGAGCAGTACCTGCTACGTCGGCCCAGAACGCGTCCAGCAGTGCCTTGGAGGCAGCCGGAGTCATGTACTTGTCGGAAGCCAGACCAGCAGCGGCTTCTACCAGAGTAGCCGGTGCGTAGTTGGCGACCAGACCCAGACCGACCTGTTCGGCGGTAACCTGATGCGGGTTGTCGCGACGGGCGACGAACGCAGCGAAGTCAGCTTCCAGGATGGCCAGAGCGGCATTGATGTCGTCGCCGATCAGCGACTGGATCTCAGCCAGGGTTTTGCCTTCGAGCTTCGCGGAGTTGACCGCAGTGTCGATGGCGTTCAGCTTGGCATCAAGACGACCCTTGATGGTGGTGCTGAAGTTGGAAAGAGAAGCCAGCAGTAGAGCCAACTTGGTAGGATCGAGTGACATATTTCACCTTTACGGTAAGTCTTAAATGGTGATGAGATCAGTGAGCTCATCGATGCTTTTCGTTACTTCCACCAACGCATGTTCAAACTCATCGACCAGAAGGTAGTCAGTTGCCGGACGCCCCGCCAGGTTTTCCGAGTTCGAAGCCGTGCCTTGTCTTGCTTCCTCGACAATCTCTTGCCGAGTTCTACCGTCAAGTCTCATAGAATTGACGGCAATATCTGTTACGCCCAGCTTCTCCTCAAGGAGAGCCTTGATCTGTTCGATGGTGTAGCTGCCGACTTGCTCAGCGGTAACCTGGTTAGGGTTATCCCTGCGCTTGGCGTAGATCGACAAGACAGCATTGAGAGTGGTGCGGTAAGTCCGTTTGGGCATCCCGGCACCACCATCAGCACGGGTGCTGATGGTTATCTCAATGCTGTCATCACCTGAGAGCAGATCAGGTTCGAGAGGAGGAAGTTGGGCGATCGTTACCACCTGCGGGACGTTATCGGCCATGACGCTTCCTCACTTCGGCAAATTATACCGGCTCAGAACCAGGCACGGATACGCTAACGCTGATCTCGACCTGCAGCGGCTGTACCAGGCCTTCACGCCGAACGGCATTCAGACTGATCAGGAAGTCACCGATCGGTGATCCCAGGGTGTTAGTGGTCATCTCACCCAGCTGGGCCTTGTAGAAGGTAGCCCGCTGAATGTTCTGCACAACATCACCGGAGGCAGTCACTACGCTGTCGGAAATGTCCAACCCGTGCTGTTCGTTGATGAAGTGCATTACGCCTTCAGCATCACGAACCAGTTGGAATGGGAGGGCGACACCCGTCTCAAGCGACGTGATCGACAGGACGACATCGTACAGGTCGGTGACCGGACGGCTCTCGCTGAGCAGGGCCACCGAGAACGGCCAGTTCCAATCGCTGTTTTCAGCGATCTCGATGTTGTAATGGCCAGCCTCCGGTACCGGCAGGACAGCCGACTTCCAGATACGGGCACCGACAGCCAGTTCCAGTTCACCGTTAGTGGCGACAGTGAATTCGGTCGATGGGTTGCCAGTGCCATTGAGCATGGTGCCATCAGCCTTCTGACCTTTGAGGGTCAGTTCACCAGTCACGATCACCGGATCGATAATATACGCTGGAACAGGAGCGGGGTATTCAGGGCCGTCGAGAACCGGGTCCACGACGACTTCAGCTAAAGGGACGCTACCCTCCACCAACTGGATTTCCAGCTGACCTTGGAAGCCGTAGGAGCCTTCCAGGGCCTGCAGAATCACAGAGGTGGCAGCCGGATCGACTGCAACATTGAAATCGATGTCTTCGGCACTGAAGCCGAGACCGAAACGGGCATTCAGAGCAGCCACAACATCACCGGTGGTGACGGCGCCCTGGGTGAGCTCGACATTAACAATGCCTGCATTGACGAACAGCTGCGTCAGGTCAAGGCGGTTGTAGTAAGCAACCTGGCTGCCTTCGTACTGACTGTCAGCGGCTGCGGTGTAGATGACTTGGTTCTGGCGTACCGGGTTGCTCGATGCTTCCACTGGACCGAAATTCAGATCAGTCGGAGCAAAAGAATAACCCTTAGTAGCCGCTGCCTTATTTAGGGCAGCCAGCAGGACGCCACGCCCAGACTTGTCGACAAACGTGCTGGTCATGTATATTTTCCTCTTCAAGAGATGAAGCACAGTTTAAATGACTGTACATAGGATTGCGGACATAGTGGCCAGACGGGGTACCGTCTGGCCACGTATGTTGGTTCGGATTACCTACGTAGGGCTGAACAGGGTTGTCTCAGCCTTCAGGCAGTTCTTGCACATGCACTGGTCGGTTTCAGCGATGTTGACCGCTTTGACGTCCATGCACCAGCACAGGTTACCTGATTTACCATCTTCGATAGCACAGTACGCAGGCCCACTGCAAGCCGGGCAGTTATGTGTACTGGTTTGTCGCTGGATCTGGTTTAGGAGCCGCGCACGATCTTCCATGGTAAGTACCCGGTTAACCGCACTTGGAGTAACCACATCCTTCCACACACGTCGGACAACCGTCCATCAGGACCAGGCTACCGGTGCAGGTGGGGCATGTGCCGACGCTATTGACTTTAAGACCAGTGTCCGTCACAGCGACTTCTTCATTGACCTTCTCGTCAACCGTAACCGGGGCGCTCAGGTGACGGGTGTTCATCTGGCTGGCCAGTTTTTCCACCGAGACCTGGTTACCCTCGTCATCCAGAAAACCGCGATGCATGAGGATCTGCTGGATGGACCAGGCAATAGCCGCGACTTCAGAGTCGTGGAACTGAGGCTTATTCCACTTGTTCATGCCACAGCGAACCACACCCTTGTCCCAGGTGACCTTACGCAGGTCTTGCAGGGCTTGTGTGATGTACCCACCCCTAGCAGCTAGGGAAAGGCTGCGCATGCTGGCTGTGATCCACTGGTGTTCACTGGAGAGCTGGCCGCTCGGAATGAAGAATTCCACCGGACGCTCGATGGTGACTTCTTTACCGTTGACCATACCGGTGACTGGCATGAACGACACCAGTACGTAGACTTTCTTCTTGCCTTCACTGCTGACGTAGACAATCTTCTCGGAGATGGCCTGCAGAGCCCCTTGGGGGCGCGATTCGATTCGCAGGGTCAGCGGGTTTTCATCAACTGTTGAGGCGACAGGTGCAATCGGATCGTTGGTTTGCTCTTTCTTGAGACGTACCGCAACGATCTTGGAGGTTATTTCGATGGCCATGCTATTTTGTTCCATAACGCGTGAATGGGATGTGGGGTGTGGAATGACCTGGGACTCGGTCCCAGGTCTGGGGTATCACCACTTACCGTAGGTTCCTTCCTTGATCCCGTCAAAGAGGTTGGCCGCTACGTGCTCTTCGCCCTGGTAGATGACTTTCTCACTACCGGGCAATTCGATGGTCTCACCATTTTCCAGCTCGAAGACGTAGACGGTGTTGTCCAGGTCTTCCTTACGTACCAGGACGCCTTGGAAGGCTTCTGGGTTGAAACGGAAGGTAGTGCAGCCCTTCAGACCTTGCTCGTATGCATCCATGTACAGATTCTGGAAGCGGTCGAACGGGAAGTCCGTCGGGACGTTCACGGTCTTGGAGATCGACGAATCGATCCAGCGCTGCGCAGCAGCTTGAACCAGCACGTGCTGCTCGGGACTGATGGTGTCAGCCGTAGCGAAGCAAGCAGGCAGGTCACCTTCTTTGGCTTCTGGGTTGATGAAGTGACGGTAGGCCGCCAATTCAAAGGACACCACCTCAACCTGTTCCTTGGTCTTCTTGCCTGGAACAATCACGTTGCGCATGTAGCTGTGGGAGAACGACGGCTCGATGCCGTTGGAGGCATTGTTACCCAGCGACAACGAGATAGTACCGGTCGGTGCAATAGAGCTGTGGTGTGTGAAGCGTGCGCCCACTTCAGCCAGTTCAGCTACCAGTTCAGGCTCGACCTGTGCGATCTTGCTCATGTAGTGGCTGTACTTGGCATGCAGGATACGACCTGGAACTTCATCACCAACCTTGTAGCCGTCTTCAACCAGCTGAGGACGCAGGCGCAGGTGGCGGGCTGTCAGGGCGAAGACTTCATCCATGATCGGGGCAGGGCCCTTCTCTTTAGCCAGTGCCAATGCATCACGCCAGCCTTGAACGGCCAGTTCCATGGTCACCTTCTCAGTGAACTCCACGGAGGATTCATCGCCGTAGACCATACCCAACATGGTCATGGTGGAACCCAGGCCCAGATAACCCATACCGTGACGGCGCTTGCGGATGATTTCCTTACGCTGATTTTCCAGCGGCAGGCCATTCAGCTCGACGACGTTGTCCAGCATACGGGTGAACACCGACACCACTTCGCGGTAACGATCCCAGTCGAAGCGTGCTTCAGGGGTAAAGGGATTGATGACGAACTTGGTCAGGTTGATCGAACCCAACAGGCAAGCACCTTCCGGAGGCAGTGGCTGCTCACCGCAAGGGTTGGTAGCCTGGATGACTTCACACCACCAGTTGTTGTTCATCCGGTTGACGGCGTCAATCAAGATGAAGCCCGGCTCAGCGAAGTCGTAGGTGGACTTCATGATGAGGTCCCACAGGCGCTTGGCACGCACGCGGCTGTAGATCTCACAGGCAACCAGGCCTTGGTCATTGACGGTGTACTCGTCTTCGATGACGGGCCAGTCACGCCAGATCAGGTCTTCGGTCCGCAGATCGTTAATGGCGAGTTTGTTGGTGACCGGGAAATACAGATCCCACTCGGCATCAGCTTTCACCGCTTCGATGAATTCATCGGTGATCAGCAGGCTCAGGTTGAACTGACGCAGACGACCATCTTCACGCTTGGCAGTGATGAAGGATTCGACATCCGGGTGAGACACATCGAACGTACCCATCTGCGCACCACGACGGCCGCCTGCAGATGCTACGGTAAAGCACATCTTGTCGAAGATATCCATGAAGGCCAGTGGGCCGTTAGTGCCAGCACCGGCACCGTGGACGTAGGCACCCTTCGGACGAATGGTCGAGAAGGCGTAGCCAATACCGCAACCGGCTTTCAGGGTAATGCCTGCATCGGAGACAGCGGCGAGGATGTTGCGCATCGAGTCGCGGACGGTCTGCGACACGGTGCAGTTGATCAGAGATACCGCAGGCTTGTGGAAACCAGCACCGGCGTTGGAGGTTACGCGGCCTGCTGGGATGGCGCCGTTGTGCAGTGCCCAGAGGAAACGCTTTTCCCAATGCTCGGGGTCTTTCTCGACGGAGGACAGGGCTTTGGCCACGCGGAGCCAGGTGGAATCAATGTTGGCATCTACCGGAGCGCCGTGACGGTCGCGAAGACGGTATTTCGATTCCCAAATGTCCAGAGAGGGAGCCTGAAGCGGGACATCCGTAGTCATGTTCTCGGTACATTTGGCAGCGACAGCAGTCATGTGTTGGCTCTCTTTTACTGGGTTGATCATGGGGTTAAATGGCTATCGAAAAGGTTGAGTTTTCGTCGCCTGCACATAATTAGACCGCCCTCTAGTTCTTAAAAATAGAACCCCTAAATAGACTCGAGGGAAGTTACCATTCGACCATTTAATGACCCTACATTACCACCGTGTAGACAGTCGTTAAAATAAAAGACTGCGACTTAACTATGTCTGTACAAGGAGGCGTTATGGAAGGTTTTACTGTTCACAAGGTCTGCGATCGCCTTGTGGTGAGTCTGTATCCATTACCGGGGTTCAAGACGTTGGGCACCTGTGTGGCTCGCGATAAGCAAGGCAAGACATCGGGCATGATTCAGGTGTTCTATGCAGGCGATTTCTTCATCCGCCGCTTTGACAACGTCGAGCTCGAAGTGGTCCGCAAAGCTGTACTTAAACTGGCCCAGAACTTTGCGGTCAAGACTAAACAAGGCGTGGCCACGACCCGCTTGAATTTTTCCACTGCACTCAGAAAGTGCATCGAAGTCAATATTGTAAAGGATCTCAATCATGCCGTCACTGTTTCGCTTCTTCCGTCGGTATCCAACGAAGTACCGGGCTGCAACCAAACTCTTCAACGAAATGAAACAGATTTCGGTGAAGACAGTAGTGGCGACCATGCCAACGGCCGTCTATCGCAATCACCGCGAGTTGAGAGCCGCGCAGATGGAGGTGACAAACCTCCAGTTGAAGTTCGATACCGTCAGGCTTAAATACGATGCGCTGGTCAAGACCATGGGCCCTCTTGAAAATCTGCTGAACCGCAAATCCCTGGCCGTCCAGAAACGGGAACTGGGTGTCCACGGTCGCAATGTGGCCCATGCCCTCTTCTACCTCAACCGTAACCACAGGAACATCTGAAAATGTCTATCAAGTCTGACAACTGGATCATTCGTCAGTGCACCCGCCCTACGCACCGGATGTATGACTGTGATGGTCTCCAAGGGCGCCTGATTTCCCCACCGTACAACGAAGAGGAGAAAGCCCTGATCGCCAACTGGTGCGATGAGAACAAGCGTGAAATCTTCATCAATAGGGCTTATGCCAAACCCCTGTCGGATGATGATTGGCTGGATTGGAAGCCAATGATCGACAAGTTTCATGACCGTCCTGTGCGGTATGTCGATAAGGCCACCAACATGCCTTATCAGGGCGTCTTCATTGATGGCGAACCGCTGGATGAGGGCGTCCGTAAAGTGATTTCGTTCGGCACTTCGTCCTATGGTTACGACGTTAGCCTGACGAGTGACCCCGACCAGATCAAGGTCTTCACCAACGTCTTCGAGCCTGAAATAGATCCCAAGCGCATGAAGGAGACCAACTTCGCAGCACCGTACATCCGGGTTGACGAAGACGGTGCCAAGTATGTGCTGATCCCAGCCCACAGTTACATCCAGGCTCCGACGGCCGAGTACTTCAATATCCCGCGTGACGTATTGGTCACCGTGTCGGGTAAGAGTACCTATGCACGATCTGCGCTGATCTGCAACGTCACCCCCATCGAACCAGAGTTTGAAGGCGTGATGACACTACAGATCACCAACGTGACCAATAGTGCCCTCACGATTTATCTAGGTGAAGGCATTGCTAGATTACGGTTTCACACCATCGATGTTTAACTAATTTCTTAGGAGAATACCATGACCGTTTTGGCCGACCATCAGATTCAAGCACTTTGTAGCGGAGACACTCCGTTAATCCATCCATTTAATCCAGAACAAGTCCGTATCTCACAATCAGGGGATAAGATTGTCAGCTATGGTCTATCTAGCTACGGTTACGATCTTCGGGTCGGTAAGAAATTCAAAATCTTCACCAATGTAAACAACAGCATCATCGACCCTAAGAATTTTTCCGATAAGTCATTTGTCGATTTTGAAGGTGACGTGTGCATCATTCCGCCGAACTCGTTTGTCTTGGCGAGTAGCGCCGAGCGCATTTCAATGCCTGATAACATGGTCGGCATCGTACTTGGTAAATCGACCTACGCGCGCTGTGGGATCTCTTGCTTGGCTACTCCTCTCGAGCCTGGCTGGGAAGGGTATGTAACCCTAGAGTTTGCCAACACCACTCCATTGCCAGCGATGCTCTATGCGGGTGAAGGATCTTGTCAAGTATTGTTTTTCGAAGGGGCGCCATGCAATACGTCGTATGCTTCGCGCTCTGGTAAGTACCAGAACCAGGAAGACGGGCCGGTATCTCCGAGAATATAAGGAACCCGATCATGGCTACACCCCAAACCCACTTTCTTTCAACGTATCAAGCGCCTATTCGGGTTTTAACTCAACATTTCTGAGGTACACAACCATGACTATTCAACGCGCCTTCTGGCTCACTGTATCGCTGCTAGTCTCTCTGATTGTCCTGCCGGCTCATGCCTTCAACCCACCCACCCAAAGCAACATGAGCAACCTGCCGCTTTACTACCCCTGCTCTGTCAAGACGGCCAGTTACCACAAACAAGGGGAAGGGTTTATTTCCTGCGCCTGGATCGGTGAATCGACCGTGGAGCTGTTCGATGAAAGTACAGGACGGCACTACAACACCTTCAATCAGATCCTCTTCACGTGTTCGGCCCGTGGGCAATGCGTAGGTACAGGGGTCAACCAAGGCTACCTTGTAGGGGCTTATCCGGTCGGTAATCAGGGTGTCATCAATATCTGGTATTACCTGGATCAATCCACCGAAGGTCAGCCCATGGCTTATCGACTGGACCAGGGTCCCAATGCTGGACGGGGTCAGGTGGCTTACGTGGATGCTGCCAATTACATTCTCGAATACTACCGGACTTATGGTGCCAGTGAAGCTCTGATCAAGAACCGGATGGATCATCTCTACATTGGCGGTTTGGATGGTTATCTCTCTGACAGTCAGGTGCCTGACCTTGCACAGAAAGTCCCGATGGATGAAATCAATGAAGCCTGGTGCAACCCCAGGGCAGATGACGACTGCTCAATCAATGGTCGGGCGGTAAAGATAGCTGACCTGCCCAAATACCTGCCATTGGTCGATGAGACCCGTGTCGAGAATGAAGGTGGGATGTGCGAATACCCCATCTGCTACGACGGTAACGATAAACCCATTGGTCTGCGTGCTAGCATGTACTGAGGAGAGACTCATGAAAGAAGCGTCTGTACGTCTGGGGGAATTTGCCCTAGACCTGTCTCCTGAGGTTGTCGAGAAACTTCATCGGTCAGCAGTTGCGGGTGGCCTACTGGTTGAGTTCGGTACGCCATCACTCTTTGGTCACCAGACGATCCAGCAGCGCGCCGACCGTCACACCTCGGTGAACGAGAAGAACGTCTGTGCAAAGATTGTCAGTGTTCATTATGATGAGTCCACTGGCCAACTGCGGGGTGTCATTCAACCTCATGGCCCCAAGAGCAAGTTGATCAAGCAACTGATCGAGCGGGATCAGGCCGATCGGATGGTCCTTGGGATCAGGACACATATCAGCTCCAAGGCCTCTGAGATCATCGGGTTTGACCTGGTGCGGTTCTAGGGACTGGATATGCTATGCCCTAGTCTTTAACAACAGAGAGGGGCTTCGGCCCCTCTCCCTATTTCTTTTCTTTTTCTTTGCCTGAGGTCACCTCATGATCCGCATGACTCCCCCGATGGGTATTTCTGGTGCCTTCCTGTTCCGTGCGCCTTTCGTTGCAGATACGGACAAAAGTTATACCGTCATCGCCATTCGTCAATTCAACGAACTCATCGCCCGTGGGCAAGAGCCGCTGAAGCTGATCTATGCTCCAGTCGGGCTGACCGAGACCGCCTACAAGGATGACCTCTCACTGAATGCCCTGGTCATCTGTCTGCGTGATAAAGATGGATCATTGATCTATGTACCTGACACCTACATCGAACGCTATCCAAGCATGGGCAGCATTCCTTACAGCCACTTAGTGCTGGCAGTCTCGTTAGGGATGTGGCCTGAGAACCGCAGTACCGATGATATCGTTCAGGCTATCACCGAATCGGTCAAAGCCAAGATCGGTGTCGACCCGGTGTTCTACGTGACGCGTGCACCGGTCAGTGACCATGTTAGCGAGCAGCAACACACCCAGTTGACAGCGGCGCGGCGTGCGGCTGTGACCCACACAGAAACCGACACCGCCATCATCATTCGCCTGAGCGATAAGGTTGCCGAACTACAACGCACCATTGATGAACAAACACTTCTGATCGAAGCCTTGGTCGCTGCACAGAACGCTCCATGACAAACGGCATAGAGAGCAGCCCGAGGGCTGCTCTCTTATGTTGGCTCTTATGTTGCGATGTTTTCAATGTCGTCCCACGTAGCTCCGCCGCCTTCGGAGTTAGGACGTCCACCCACGACTTTGTAACTGAGGTCTTCATCCAGATCCAGGTCGTACGGGATGCCGTACATGTGGTTATCCAGATACCGCATGACGAAGTACTTGTGCGCCTCTGGAGTCGGCTCCACCACACCGCGGTGTTTACCCCAGATGTATTCCAAGTACGTGCCGTTGTTGACCACTTGCTTGTTGACGTAGAACTCCCAATCCACCTCGGTATCGAGCTTCTTACAGCCCTGGTAGTAACCGCCGCCCGGCATGTCGCGAATGAACTTGGTGGGGTTCATGCGCTTCTCTTCCTTGGCTTGGGTCGAGAGCTGGTGTGCTGTGACCTGAAGGATCTTTTCAGCAGATGTGTACTCACGCACACGCTTGAACAGGTCTTGCAGGTCGTCACCAGTCGAGCCTTGTGCACAGCCGTCTTTGCTGTACATTGCCAGGTAGTCGACGAAAGATACTGCTACCTCATACCCTTTAGCCTTGTACTGCTCCAGGTGCTTGATGTACTTGGCATAGGAGAATGATGAACCCCGGATACGGTGCAGCTCCACGTTCCAGCCACGGGCTTGCAGTTTCTCGATGACGTACTCAGCAGCAGCTTGCGGGTCCATACCTTTGACAGAGACTGCGTGACCGACTTCCCGCTGCCGCAGGATCACGTAGATCTTCTGGATGATCACTGGGATGTCATCTTCGGTGCTATAGAACAGAGCCAAAGGTTTCTTCTCAGGATCGAACAGGAAAGGATCGTTGAAAATGCAGGTGCCGATAAACAGGTCAAGCATAGTGCCTGACTTATTGTTACCAGGCAGGGCATTGATCAGACCGAACTCACCGCGTCTACCCCCTGCCTGGACGCCCATGAGACGGTTCAGGGCCTTGATTGGCCAGCGGATGATACCTTCGGTGCCCAAGGACTTATTCATGTCCTCGAACGCCGCGGTGACCGAACTCTTGTCCTGGAAGTTGACGCTGGTAATGAAGGCAGGGTCGACCCGGTCTTCAGTTTCCATGTCCACCGACAAGAGGTCTTGGGCGGTGTTGAGAATAAAGCCGTCCCAATCCTCGACTTCGGCTTCTTTGAAGCTCAGAGTGTAGGACGCCTTCTTGATGATCTCGTGCAGCTTCTCGCGGTTTTTGTAGCGGCGCAGTTCCTGCGAAATGTCATTGATATGTTTGCGGACGACGGACTCATCCGGGTACTTACGGATAGACTTTTCAAGGGCTTTATAGGTGACATCGTCATGCTGGGTGTTCATCCGAAGCCGCTGAAGAAGCGAATCCGGTTCATATCTTTGTGAATCACCGTTATTAAGCATCCACAGGACTGTGGTGCGGAGATTGGCAAGGACGTTCCGCCCTTCGCCGATTTCGCTGATGTCATCTGGAAGCTGGAGGTTGGTCAATAGATCGCGAATTAACGAGACGTTACCGGATTTATACCCCTCTACCTGACTTTCAAGGTACAGAAGCGAAACGGATTTAACAAGGAATAGCTTAATGTCCATGGATAAGCCTTAACCACCGCTCTAAAGAGGATGAATGTCTAATGAGCAAAATCAAACTGGTCGTAGTCCCTGTCTGGCTCAACCTCATCATGAAGGAGCTGGGACTGTCGAATGCCGATCTCACTGATTGGGAAAAGTTGTCTGGCATAGTATCAAGCAGAGATCTTTTGATTTACCGCTTGGTGCAATCCCATCGTGAAGAAATCCTGAACATCCTGTTGGGTGAGGGCAAATGCACCTTCGATTTCGACGGTGTAGGTGAAAGCCTGAACCTCGAAGAACGTGCATTTTGCGCCAACGTGCCGTTCGAGACTACTGTCTTCGGTGCGACTACCAACAGGCAGGGTGAGCTACATGCCCATGTAGAAATGATCGACCAGAACACTCTGGGACTCTTTCTATGTACACAGGCGTCGGATAAGTCTGAGCAGGATTTGAAAACTGCCCGTGCTGACCTTTCGCTTAAAATCAGCGCCGTACTCTATGACATGGTAGGTGTACACGAGTTGGCTAAAACTATCACGTTTCAGCACGCCGTGAACCAACTGTAACTAAAAGCCGGTATTTTATTGAGGACTATTGCGGACATCTTTCTGCAATGGTATGCAAAACTTGCGTAAGTATCGGGGGACGGAGATGAAAACCCGGTATGCTCGCAGTCACGCAGCGCGCGCTGCAATCTTCGCGGAGAAACAAAAAATGAGTGTAGTAGGTAAGAAGGCGCCGACCGCCCAGGAAACCCTGGCCAGTCAGGCTCAAGATCTGCAATCCCGTTTCAGCCAGGGTGCCATCGTTGGTAACATCGGTGTAGCATCCATGGAATCGCTGTCCTCGCTGGACCGTGAAAACCTGGAACTGTCCATGGAATCCGTGGTCAGCGACCTGTCGGTCTCCCTGGAATCCTTCGGCGGCGAAACCCTGACCAAGGCTCAGAAAGACGCCGTTGCTGTTATCGCCATGGCTTCGGCCTCCCCGGCTGAATACGCCCGTACCGCTCTCAGCGCTTCGGACGCTTCCGCTCCTCGTGGCGCTGGCACCGTCGTTTCCGTCGAGTCCCTCGGCGACTTCGACTTCATGGAAAAAGCTGTCGCTTCCCTGGAAGCCTTCGACAACAGCAACCTGACCGACTTCATCGGTCTGTCCATGGTCTACAACCAGAAAGCGGCCAAGCAGGGCGAATTCGCTGAAGGCTTCTACCGTACCGTGGTTCTGACCCCGGAACAGGGCGGCGCTGACGTCACCATCCGTTCGCACCTCGTGCTGAACCACTTCCTGCACAACACCCGTGGCGACCACGCCGACTTCAAACAGCGCCGTCTGCTCGAAGCTGCTCTGAACTACAAGATCCTGGCCGACCAGTCGACCACTCTGGTACCGGAAATCCATGACGGTAACAAGGATCTGTTCGTCGCCGAAAACGTCATCGCTCCGCGCAGCGTTGAACTGGGCAACCGTAAGGTCACCACCAGCGCTCTGAAAGTCGGCAATCGCGTCAACCTGGTCGGCCTGGCCCAGAACACTCTGGTCAAGATCGCCGGTCAAGCCAACCAGACCGATTCTCTGGACCGCAACGTCGGTCTGAAGACTCTGTACATCCGTAAGGGTGACAGCGACGTTCTGGGCTTCGATGTCGAGAACCTGCCGCGTGCTGCGTTCATCAAGGGCAACCAGGGTCTGGCCCGCGAACTGGAACTGAACTTCCGTTCGAGCTCCATCCAGATCAATGCCAAGTCCCTGAACTACAATGGCGAGCCGGTAACCAACCCGATCCTGAAGCAGATCGTCGAAGGTGGTTACACCGTGACTCTGGCTCTGGTCGTGACTGGTAACGTGGACGTCGAGAAGGGCAACGCTGTTGTCAACCCGGCTACCATCGCTGTTGACCGTGTGGTTAACGCTGCTGGTGAAGTCCTGTCCCTGACCAACGCTGGCGTAGGCAAGACCATCGCTGATGGCCTGGCTGACCTCGCTGTGATCGGCTGGGAACCGGCTGCTCGCCTGTCCAACGCCAACCGCCGTCTGCGCGGCCTGCAGCTGAACAGCTCCGAGTACACCGAGCGTTATCCGGTGATGCTGGGTAGCCCGCTGTCGATTCCGTCCCCGCTGGCTGAAGCCCGTGGCATGGCTGACATCGATCTGCTGGTGACTGCTGCGCGTCTGCGTAACGACAACATGGCTGTGACCACTCTGCAGCGCTTCGTTGACGGCCTGAGCCGTTGGAAGTTCCTGAGCGGCAGCATCGACGCTGACGACCTCCTGCCGGAAGTCGAAGGTATCGCACGCTTCCTGGTCCGTCCGTGGTTCCGTGAGCGCAACCTCGACCTGCGTGAGCTGGTAATCAGCCGCCGCAGCTTCGAGCGCGTACAGGACGTCCAGGCTGCTCTGGGCAACGTCCTGCGTAGCGACATTCAGGATGCTATCCTGGAGTCCAACTACAAGACCGCTCTGGACGCCTACACCGGCTACGTTGGTGAGAAGGTGCACGTGATCATCGGTTCCGATCCGAAGACTGCTTCGTACATCCTGAAGGACGGCGATGCCCGTACCCTGGGTGACGACATCAGCTTCGAGAAAGTGACCTCGGTCGACGAGCGCATTCGCCGCACCATCTACTGGACCTTCAAGCGTGAAACCGAAGGCCTCGATCCGCTGAACTGCGGTACTCACTTCTGGATTCCGGAACTGATCAGCCACGTTAACGTGAGCCGTGATGAAACCCAGATCCGTGAAGCGATGGTTCAGCCGCGTAACCGTCACGTCAACCACCTCCCGATCTTCGGCAAGATCAACGTGATCGGCCTGGACGAAGTACTGTCGGAGGGCTGGGCGTATCCCGTCCAGAACTTTCCCGGTAGCGCCGACGCCACCGACCCCGTCGAAGGTAGCACTGGCAGCACTGGTACCGGTTCTGATACCGGCGCTGGAACTGGAGGTTAATCCGTAAGGGTTGACTGGGTGTCCTAGTGACGCAAATAAAAAGCGGGCTTCGGTCCGCTTTTTATGCCGCATGTCCAGAATCCATTGAAGCGAAATAGAGCGATACATTATCGATGTGATCAAGGAAATAAGCGATTGCCATTAGACTGATGGCACGCAGTCAGTCATCAGTATCAAAAGAAATAAAATCACACGATTCCGTAGTAATTTTTTAAATAATGGTGTTCATCTATGGACGACGTCACTCGCATCGATAATCGCTTTAATAGGTACCCACATAGCACTCAGAATCCCGCTCACCTCGAACGTGAAGATCTTCCTTATCAGCAGCGAAACGCTACGCGGATAAGAAGAGCCAGTGCGGACCATGAGCGAGGAGTGAGGGGTGCTCCGTATGTCACCACCAACTATTACAACTACATGGAGCGTGACGTTGTTGTGACCAGTCGAGACGGTACCGCTATTGTGGTTCCGCCGATCGGTAATGGCAGTGGCGATGAATTCATCGTCTGTGTCACGCACACCATGAGCAAGGCATCCATGGAACGGGCTCTTGATACGTTACGGACCCGTCCTAACCTGGATGACCGTGAGACCCAGTATTGGATCAGGGCCTACGACGGTGCACTGCATGCAAACACTCAGCAGTTCGTGAGTGCCAGTGTAGAGTATGTCATCTATTGGCGCGACATGACAGACGCCTCCGGGCGTTGCTATATGCCGGATGTCGATCTTCTGGTAGAGTGGGTCGCAGACCGTGGAGCCCGCCATCCGTTTGACAAGATCAAGCGCGATGAACGGACCCTGCAGGACATAGCGCCTGGCATGGGTGAGGCGACTTTTGGTTTCATGCTTAAAGCTGTGGACAATGCCCATCAGGTGCAGCGCGGGACGCGCTACATCAATGTGGGTGGCGATGTATTCATGATTCCGGTGGAGCGGGACCTGTCCTACCCGACTGGGATTCATGTGGTCTGCCGTAAGCCGGTGGATGAAGGGCGGGTGGTCAGTGAAGTGATCAACCGTTCGTACACCTTCGAAGAGGCAGATAAGAAGTTCGGACTACACCGGACCGTGGAAGACGCTATCAACGGTGGCCCGATCACCGAGATGGCGAAGGGGATGATCGAGCGCGACATGACGATTCGGAAACTGGAGGAATCCAAGATCAGGACCGAACAGCTCGAGGTAGAGAAGACACTTCAGAACTTACGTAATGAAGGGGCTTACAGCAAAGCTCAGCAAGACAGGGAAGCCGCGATGCGGCGTAATTATGTCGAATGGGCTAAGACGATCGTTGCGATCGTAGGGGCAGCCATTACTCTTTACGGGGTATTGTCTAAAATATCAGCCAAAGCCTGACAGAACAAGGGGTAGCCAATGGACTCCGCATTATTCGAATACTCTCACCGCAAACGTGCGCCAGTGTTCAATGAGGATGTGGTCAAAGGGATTGCCTGTAAGGACGTCCCGCACGCCAAGGCCTACATTGATAGCCGCATCCGTTGCGGTGAGTCCCAGTATCCGGATGGGTTCGAATTTATCGGGAGTGAGCGCTGTTCGCCGTTGGAAACGTATAACGTCATTACTCGGGCGCGCTCGGGCAATAACCGGATCTACGACATCGCGCACACCTCGGTGTATTTGGTGAAGTATCGGTTCAGGAATCAGGGCAAAGAACTTGCCCCAATGTACATGTACCTGCCATATGTGGGACAGGCAGGCATGCTTTACATTTCAGGTAAACCGTTTGCAGTGGCACCCGTCATGGGCGACATTGCTTTCGAGATCGAAGAGAACAGTGTGTTCATCCGCATCCCGCGTGCACCGATGTCGTTTAACCGCGAAAGCTACACCGTGGTGATCGATGGTCTGCGGGTCAAGGAGCAGGTGGTGTACTCCCAGCTGCACAACAAGAAGGCACGCAACCGTAGCGATCTGATTCGCCTGGGGTATGTCTTCAGTTCCCTTCCACATTACCTGTTCTGTAAGTATGGGTTGTACGAGGCGTTTGAAAAGTACACCGGCACCAGACCGGTGGTCATGCGCCAGCAAGATTACGACCCGGAAGCCTATCCTGAAGAATATTGGGTCAAGGTCAGCTCGATGCGTAAAGCCCCGCGGGGCGTGAACCCACGTCGTAACTACGAAGCCATTGCCACCGACTTTATCATGCTGATAGACCGCGGATCATGGAGTGAGCTGGCCAGTTCGATGGCGGCAGGGTTCTTCTACGTGATTGACCATTTCCCAGAGTACGTGGAAGACGTCAAGGATCTGAATGATACTTGGTGGTGGCGTGTATTCCTCGCGTTCATTCTCTGGGGTGAAAGCAACAACTACGGCAAGCTGGTCAGTGAAATTGACATTCACCTGAAGTCGCTCGATGGTTATGTGGACCAAGAAACCATCAAGACACTGAAGGAAGTGAACATCGACTGCAGCGATCTGTACGACCTGATGGCCCACATCATGAAAGAGATGCAGAACATGTTGAACAGCAAGCGAGGCCAGGAGGCCTGCCTGTACAACAAGCGTCTCGAAGTGCTGCGCTATCTGCTGCGTAACATCAACAACAATGTGTTCGAGTTCCTGTTCAAGATCACCGGCAATTCCAAGAAGACCCTCACCAACAAGGAGTACGAGGATATTCTTCGCAAGTATTTCAACCCATGGTTGATCCATGGCATCAGTTCCGCTGCCGAACATCCCGAAGTCTCCTCGGTGTCCAACCCGAGTGACAACATGTTCTTTAAGATCACGAGTGTGATTGTTCAGCAGACCGATACCCACGGCCGGGGTAAAAGCCAAGATGCCAAGCCGATTGGCCCCACCATGTACTTGGACTCCTCCTTCGCTGCTGTCACAGGGTTCGGCGTACTGCCGAAGTCAACCCCCATCGGAAACAACCGGTTCAATCCGTGTATCCGTCTGGGACCTCGACATACGACCGAAGAGGTACCTGAGTTCAAACCTATCTTGGATCATACGCAAGCACTGATCCGACGCACCTAAGTTTACCAGATCTGGAGTACACCATGAGCGACTTGATCAACTACGTCTACGACCGCACTATCGATTACATCGAGAACCGGGCCAGTTCCAACAGCCTTCGTCGTGAGTACGCGCGCTACATGTCGGCTCAGAATTACAACAACAGCGAGATGAATCAGCTGGTGGATGTGATTGCCGTCGTGGCAGACAACGACCTGCGCACCTCGCGTAGCTCGAACGAAGAAGCTATCGTCCGTGACGTGATCGTCGACATCGTCGACAGTCATGTGGGCGCCTTCGGTATGAGTGATCCGGATTTTGTTGACTCCGCTCCGGATGACATCTACACCGACATGCGTCGTCACGAGGATAAGTGGAACACCCTGCTGGCACGTATCCAGGGCCGCAGTGCCGGCACCGGTCGTTCCTCGGGTGTCTTTGGTGGTGACCGCCGTAGCGTCTTTGAGCGTGGCGATAACCGTGTCGTGGGCTCGCGTGCAGGTTCGGTGTTTAGCCGCAACGAACCTCAGCGTGATGTCCGGGGTAGCAACAGCATCTTTTCTCGTCGACCAGCGGTCCCGCAGGCTGAACAGCCGCGTGCTAGCCTGTTTAACCGTGACGAGCAACAACCACGCCGCGCCGGGTTCGGTCAAGAGGCATCGGGTATTAGTCAAGGGCGCGTCGATGTGGCGCGGACTGACATCCCGACAACCGTGCGTCAAGAACCGGTTGCTGAAACTCAGAAGTCTGACGGCCCTGATTTCAATGTAGATCGTCCGTACGATGACTTCTGGGTCAACGGCGAGAACTGGCAGCTGGCCCACCGTTCCAAGTTCGCCTGGACTTGGTCACCCAAACAACACACCCGCCGTACCTACGATCCCGACCAGGAAGTCTGCTTCCTTGTTAAGGGCAAGGACGGCTCTGTCCGAGAGGAGTTCCTAGCCGTGACTGGAGACCTGGTCGAGTACGCCCACGAAATCCGCAACATGACCCGCCCCAACCAAGTTCGTTCTGTGTCTGACCGTGAAAGCGGTGATGACCTGTTCCCCAGCAACGACCTAGATGTGGTTGACCTCGATGCACTGAAGAATGTGGAAGAAGCTGTCCGCAAGTACGTGCTCGATGACCTGAAACTGAACAGTGTCCACAGTGTGTCTGGCACTGAGGCAGTTTCCAGCTTGGAAGAAGCTGCCCTTCAGGCGGCCGGTGCTGCGCAAAAGCAGGATGAACACATCACTGTGACATCCAAGTTTGTAGCTGTCCAACTGCCCGCTGACAAGGAGACCATCAAAGCGCTGGATTCCATCAAAGCGCTGAATGAAAGCGAAGCGGATCTACTGGTGCTGCAAAAGCGCCTGAAGACACTGCGTGGCAACATCGCTGAAAACGTGATGAACTACCTGGACAAGCATTACACCGACGAGGTGAACCGTGCAGTCCTGGATCAGTTTGGTCTGTCGGGCCTGAAGATCACCAGCTTTGTTGAGGACTTTGAAGACCTGCTCAATTGCGGTCGGTTCAAGAAGTTCGGTGCCGGCTATGCAGCACAGTTCCTCAGCCGTACCCGCAACCTGCTGCTGAGCCTGACGCCGCTGACCGATGAGGCCATGCGTATGGAGTTCATGGAGTGCACGGACACGCTGCCGATCGCTGAAGAAGATCCGGAAGCCTACCGTCAGTTCCGTGAAAATGTCGCGGTGTTGTTCAAGCCGCTGGGCATGATCCATGTCAAGGTGAGCTCTGAAGAATTCGGGCTGGTCTCTGAGGAAGTGCGCACCCCCAATAAGACTGGGGCCGGTGCACAACCGCAGTTGGCTGAAGTTCTGGTGCAGCTGTATGCCACCGCACGCCGTCTGGCTGGCGCAGGGCACATCTACATGATGACCGCTGACAACCTGTGCTTCGAGCTGGTGGCCATCAGTGGTGCCCGCGACATCGTAGGTATCCGTCTGGCTTAAGTCATACGCCACAGGGTGACAGGGGAGGGCTTCGGCCTTTCCCTGTCATTCTATGGTGCATTTCTTTTTTTGTCGGTCTTACGTCTACAGGACATTATCATGAACACAATCCTCAAACAAGCCATGGCGCCCGTCTACGCCGTCAGCTTGGAGAGTAATGCAGAAGGGGCTACGGTCCAGGAACGGGAATATGAGATCTACGGTAAAGTCAAGGACCTTGAAGCACTGGCCAAGTCGGCAGACCGTCAGGAGTTCCAGGAACAATGGGGCATGCCCTGCAACGTAGGGGGTGATACGGGCATAAACGGTAACATCCGTGTCCGCATGACAAAGACCGGGGACGGTGAGCCTGTCTACACCCAAACCATCAAGGTCAAACAACCCGACGGCAATCAAGAGAATGAAATGGAGATCTCGGCCGATACATTCGCTATCTTCCGTTCCTTGGTACCCACTGGTCTGAAAAAGACCCGTTACTTCTTCCCGGTCAAGGACAGTGACTTGGTGCTTGAAGTGGACGTCTTTGAAGATGCCGAGGGTGTCCAGCAATCGATGGTCAAGATCGATCTGGAAGTACCGGATGGTGTGAAGATCGAAGAGGTGGAGATTCCCTTTGCCCTGGAAGACATCCGCGTGATCAAACCCGGCATCAAGACCCAGGAAGATGCAGAGTTCGTCAGGACGCTGTTTAAGAACTCTTTTGAGGTAAGCAACCCGATGCATCGCAAGAAGCACTAACGTGCCGCATAGAGCCTCCTAGAGCCTTTGAAGGGGCTCTAGGAGGCTCTATGTCTGTACATCATTCAGGAGTCGGGGCCAGCAGGGTCAATAAGGTATCGAGAAGCTTATCGAGCATCTCCATGTTGAATGAGGTTCCCGCGCGCTGCGATATAACAATTTCAGAAAGTACAACCAACAATACGACAGCCAGAATGGCCATCTTGACGTAGAAAGCAAATCCACGTTTGTTCTCAGGTGGTGTTACAGGTTCAACAGTACCCATAGTCCGTTACTCACGGTAGGTTTAATAGGGACGGGAAGAAGATCCTAACCGCCTCTGAAAACACCTCGGACCGGTCGATTGGTCTGTTTCCTGGCAGGAGACTGATCATAATCATTGCGACTATAATCATCATCATCACCACCACCGCCACTACGACAAAGACCGGACTCTTCATGGCCTTGCATAGCTTACGTGTTTCATCTTCAGGTGTAGTCTCTTCAAACTCTACTACCATGCCACCGCCCACTGGGGCAGTGATACGGCATTGACTGGTGTCCAGGTTGGCCCTAAGCACCAGATCCTTCACATCCGCACCCAGAGAATTCAGGGCGCGGTCAACATCGTGGCCGGTTGAAGACAGCTTCAAACGAAATTCTTCAGTGACGAATAGGTTGACAGTATCGACAACCACGCCCCCCCACGGAAACTCTTCGAGCTCATCGTCACCAATTACCTTTATCACGTCAGACAGTAGCATCACGACGCCCCTCATGGTCTATGGCTTGACGAAACCCGTCGCACTTCTCACATCTCGACCATGGGCCACGGCCACAGCGATTGCATCGTACTCGTGTTCCGTCAGCGCGTCTTTGTGGATTCCCTCTCGATAATGGATGTTTTCCATTCTAAGAACGCAGTCCTTCATGACTGCCTTTTTCATGGTGAAGTTAGCAGGCTGAACAGCCCGCTTGGCTTGACCAGGGGTGACGCGGATAATGTCACTGCCTAGACCGTAATCTTCTACAGCCAGTCGAATGAAAATCATCATCTCTGTCAGGGTTTCAAAGCTCTGTACCCGACGTGGCATGAAGAATGGAGTCTCCACAGCCACGACATGCGGGTTAAAGAATCGCAATGCACTGGCCACCGCATCTTGCAATGCGTGCTGACGTGCCCAACGAGCCCCGTGCGATGAAACCAACCCCTGGTAGTCCTTTAGGATCTTCTCGGCCACGAAGGTTTCGGCAGTGACGACCTCGTACAATCCAGTACGCAAATCCAGGTCTGTCACCACCATCCCTAACATAGACGAGCCGTTATCGATCCCCATGATGCGGTAGATGAATGACTCATCGTTAAACTGCATGGCTAGGTCCCCCAGGGAGTCGGTTTACCGGGTGTTAACCACCCAGCATCTGCATGGACACCGTCGGGATCTGGCTGGTGCCAAGAAGCGGCTGGACAGCACCCACTTCCAGACTGAAGTCAAAGCCTTTGCTGTTGTAAATCAGTTCGTAGTGGCCGCTGATGATCGAGGCGATCTGGGCAGCGATGACTTCTTTGAAGTTGACTGCGCCAGCCGGCGTATTGATCGACACATCGGCATCGATTCCTGTGCAGAAACCGAACTCACTGATTACCGCCAACCGACGATCCCCAAACAGGGTCTCTGCGACGTTGTACAGCTCAGCCACGTCCTTTTCCGTGAACGGCATGGGCACGATAGCCGAAGTGGCCAGGTACTCGTTGCTGGTGGTCACCGCTCCAGTGTTGGGGATTTCTGGCGGCGTAGGGGAGAGGTTGGCTTCGGTGTAGACGTAGTCTTCGACGATGGTTTGATCATCGAGAATGGTGCGCTTGGTCATCCGGGGACGGACCGACGTCAGGTCCAGACGCTTCCCGTAATAGGCAACCAGGTTCACGGAATCAACCGTTATGGTCTTGCGCAGGCAGTAGCGGGTTCGCTCACCGGCAGTCAGGTCGTCATTGATCGGACGAACCACGAACGGCAGGTGATGGTACAGGCCGGCGTCTGCCGAGGTATGGTCGACACCCTGGCTCAAGGGGATGTTGTTCGGCCCCATGGTGTAGCCGTGTCCACCGATACCGATGGTGAAGAACTTCAATGTCGGGCGAGCGTTGGGCGGAATGGCTGCACTGGCCTGGATATCGAACTTCTGGTTGAGCGTGGTGTTCTCTTCTTTAACAAAGGAACTGCCAAGGAAGTTGGCTACCTGAAGGTAGTTGGACAGTTGGGTTGGGACAATCTTTTGCATGACGAGGCCTTTAGCAAGCGTAAAGATAGGATATGGTCATAGAATTCGCTTTCATTGATCCTGTATCGGCAGATGATCAATGCGCGAACGCCGCAGCCAGTTCTCGTGGTTGTAGTAGCCGATGATCCATTGGCCTGCAAGGTTATTCGAGTACTCGTCATGGAACTGAATAATCAAAGCATTGGAGACCTTAGGGTCATTGATGTAGATCTCGCCCGTGTTCAGGCCGTTGTAAACTACCTTTGCCCCATAGAGGTTAAAAGGCAACGGGCGCTTCTCGAACACCCACTCATCACCAGTGACCCGTTTGGCCATATCCACTGCCCATGCCCCAACCAGATCACCGTGCTTGAGGTGCTTGAGGGTATGGTCGTAATCAACGAAGCGATCCATGGGCAGGATCATCTCGGCAGGAAGCTTGTCGTGATTGCCTGGTCCCAGGTAACGCTTGACTTCCAGGGTGGTCTTGATCGGACGATCCAGAAGCAGGACAGCCTCACGGATATAGACCTTGATTTCACCCATCCAGATCGGGTGGTCTGGATTGATCTTGACGTTGGCATTCCAGGTCACAGGTGGAATGTAGTCTTCACATTCGATATTGTTCTCAATGATCGACCCCATGTGCGTTTGAAAGAGCACAGTGGTGATGGGGATCTGTTCGAAGTCGATGGTGACCAGGTGAGGTTCAAGGTGAAGTCCGTACTGATCCTTCAGTGCCTTGAGGATCACCGCATCGGAATTTTCCACTGCATAGATGACGAACGGCACTGCAGCAAAATGGTCCTGGATGATCCGCCGGCGGTAGGTCAGGTGCTGCGAGCGGCGCCAGCCCGATTCCGGTGTCGGCTTGACTTCGATCCGCGTCAGCGTGGTGACGTTGGGGCGCTGAAGATCGTAGTCGTGAACGTGAGGCAGGTTAATCGGGATCTCTCGATCTTGCTCGGGGATGGGAGGACCGAAGGTAACCTGCCACGGCTCGATAGCGGTGCCGTTGGTAAAGTTCAAAATGTCGAGCAGTTGCTGCTCGACCGGTTTGTTGTACTTCAGTGGACGGATATACATACCCACCTCTATTAGGGTTGTTGCAGGACGGTGAGTTGACCGTACCAGCGAAGCGATTTAGGGGAAGCCTTCAGAATGTTACTCTCAGGCGTCAGGACCTGGTCCATAAAGTCACTGGGATCAAAAACTATCCCTGAGCGTTGGGTCAGGATGCGCCCGACGTCGTAGCTGACAATCCGGCCACTGTACGGAATACGAACAGCCCCGGCGAATAGCGCACCTATATCCAAGCGCTGGATGGTAATCAGGGCTTGATTGGTGAAGCGGTTCTCTTCGCTGTTGGGGGCTATGGAAGACGCTTTCAACCGCAGGCTGACTTGCGGACCTTCACTACCAATGACTTCTGTCAGCTCCACGTAACGTGGGTTGAGTTGTGTGCCGTGCTGTTCATTGAAACTGATCAGTGCGGCCTCGTACGGTGTAAAACGCAGGAGTTGTTCAAGACTAAAGTTCGCCACAGTTACACCGCTCGATAATCAATGGTTAGTTCGCCCACATACCGCAGGTTCTGAGGCTTGAAGGCAATGGTCAGGGTGGCGAGGTCACCCACTGTCAACTTGGAGAAGGTAGTGGCGACGACATCGTCACTGGACAATGGAAACCCTGTCTGAGTACTGGCCTGATTCAGGATGTAGTTGAGGGTTGGCAGCGGTGGGCCTTCCATGTAGATCTGATCACCCATGGTGTACCAGCCAAAGTCCAGTCGACTGTAGATGACATCCAGATCACCGAGGTAATACCCCTCACTACTGGCAGTCAACCGAATCCGGCTGTTGTCATGTGCATACCCACCCATAACCTCGACTGGACTCAACGTGATCCGGTCAATTTCCAAGGGGTAAGGTAAGGTGTCGGGATTGGCAGCCGTTAACTGCGACAGCAGGACCGCCTTGACGTTGGTGTCAAAGTCAGTGGGGGTCCGGAAACCCGTAACCGTACGATTTGGCAAGACATCTATCAGCTGGCGCTGTAGCGGTTTGACCTCAAAGGGGGCTCCTCCATAAAGCAGGAACTGACCGTCTTTGATGGTCATTATGTGTTGACCGAAGGTGGCAATGGATTGCTCGACAAATTGTTCTGACCGGTCGTATAGCCCGGCACGGTCAAACCACCCCTGCATCAGCGTCTTGACAGTAACAGGCAGGTCAGCACGCAGGATAGTACCGTAGCGCTGCACCATGGCGCTCATGGGAATGCGACGATATGTCAACTGGATCTTGTCCTGATACCCCCAGTAGTCGATCATGGATTTAGCAGGAGTAATGCCCACCTCGATCAACGCCTGAGTGGGATTTGTCGGGTCAGTGACAGGTACAGAATGTTCAAACCCCTCTACTTCAACACCTGCCTTCACCATGGAGCGAAGCAGGCGATAAAACGCCTGCTCGTCGTTTTCCTGGAGAGCAGCTTGGGTGTTACTAGGGCCATTAAGGATTGACGAAGTCATTGGACACAGTCCTGTTAAAAAGGTCTGCAATCGGCTTGTTTGCCAATGCAGGAATGATGACCGTGGTGTTGTTCAGTTGACTGAGGTCGAATGACGGCTGACCGAGAACAGTGACCAGTGAGTTCAGCATCAGTCCGCCTTCCAGGTGCTGGTTAAGACCACTGAGGTTGAAGTCAATCCCAAGGTCCAGACCAAACTCATGGGCAGCACTGCGGGACAGGTCCTGAATAGTCATCCCGGACAGGTCGATTACCCCTTTGAGCTTTGCCGCGCCATAAAAGTCTAAAGGCGTTGCCTGAGGCACTGGTAGCCGCACGTCATGTCCAACCCAACCACCTGGGTTATGCCAGCGCAGATGAGGCCAATCCAACATGATCACGGCTTCATCGTTGATCTGCTGGATATAATGAACACTGTAGCTTGACAACTGAGACATGATCCCCAACATGGCTCGCTGGATGTCCTTGACCGTCTGTGCGGTACGCAATTCCAACCCGGTGGCCTGATTCAGAATTCCCAGCATGATCTCATCGAGTTCTGCCTGGCTGTACTTCTCAAAGTCAAGGCTGCGGGCCCTGAGCCAATCAGCGTAATATTGTCCGTTGTCCATGTCCACTGGCATGTCAACATAGAACCGGTCAACGAGAAGTTTTATCTCCCCGTACTGGAACAGGTCTTCCCGGTAAACATAGAGGTCTCGATGCAACAGCATTCGACGCTGAATGTTCTGACTTAGCCTCAGGAATGAATCCACTGAAACATAAGACGTGATGCTTTCGTTGTCTCGCAGTGCCTCATGGATAAATGCGTCTGAGGTCACTGCCGTGGTCGTGATGGACCGCAGCTCCTCAAACGTCGGTAGAGGCTGACGACGGACTCGTTTGGCCATGATCCGTGGGATCTCGGTCAACTCGATGCCCATGCGCCGGAAGTAAAGGTATTGGTATACCAGGTACGCTTCCTTCATGCTGAGCTTGACGCCATCACCACCGTCTGGCAACTGCATGATCAACACTGTACGGTACTGGCCACTGTCAGCCAAATAGATCCAGTGGTTGAGCAGGACCTCGCTCAGGGTATAGGGTTCCGATTCCTTAAGGTCAAGGACGTTGGATTCCAGTGACTTGGTACGCACCTCCGACGTCAAGCTGCGGCTCATGGCCTCTGGCACGTATTGCTCGGCGTAGAAGTTTTCTTCGTCGTTGGAGCGCGCCAAGGTACGCTGCAGACTCAACATCATCCGAGGTGTCTTGATGTCTTCACCCAAAGCCGACGGGATGGCATTGACACTCATGCGTTCGAACTGTATCTCGGGGTCCATTTGTTCCAGTAGCCTGGTGTCATTTTGCTGCATGACGTATTCGGCCAGTGGGAACTTTCGTTCGGTCATGACCTTACCAACCAGCTCCTGGAACATTTCGTCCTTGCCATTGTTGTTCAGGATATAGCGGATGTTCCGGTAGAAGTACAGGCGCTGGAACTCATTCATCGAGTCGTAGTACTTATCCAGCGGACCAAAACTGGCAAGGTACCGACGGATGTGGTAACTGTGGACGCGGTTGGTTCGTGCATTGGCCGATCGGATGGATTTGATCGCTTCCGGCATGGCCATAAACAGGACACCCAGGCGAGCCGTGACAAAATACGCGTTGTTGATACGGTAGTCGTCATTTGCCCAACGAACAAACTGAGCATTGATCCAGTTCTGCAACTCGGCAATAAGGTTGACTTCGCGTGCTTCAACTTCAGCGGCGTCATGATACAGAATACTATGATCCGGCGCAGTTATTGCTGTGCTCAGGTCCACCGGGTTTAAAATCCCGTGGATCAGTGCATCTTGAGCGGGGTAGCGCGCCAACAATTCTTTATAGTAACGAGACCCGTACTGATATTCGCGCCAGGTGGCACGGTGCAATGTCATGTTTTCCTTGGTGAATTCGATGTTCTCATGGGTGTCCATGGACACCACTGTCATCACTGTGTCCGACGGATGGTACTGACCTGCAAGGTTCAGGTAATACTTCCATGTCTCAGGACGGTCCTCCAACACCTCATGACCCAGAAGGGCTAGGCGCTGGTTGATGATGGTGCAGGTTGCTTCGTCCTTGACCACCAAAGTTGCTGCCAGTCGAATCACCGACTCGTGATAAATCTGATACAGAGTACTCATCGTTTAAGATCCAAAAGGAGTAGTGAGATGGCCGACGAAACACGCCGCTTTCCCAGGTTCTTGTCAACGCGTGACATTGACAATGAAACCAAAGCGGCACTCAGCAAGATGCAGCCTGACCCGCGTGGCGCTGCGACGCCCCGGCAAAATATGCGTCTGCCAGACAACCGTGTGCTGGCGCATGTGGCTAACACAACGATTGGCAATATTCGCGATGCACGCAACCTTTTCCAGATCCTTCCGGACATGGATTATGCGCGTCAGATCCTGATTTCAGCTACGCTGGCACCAGGTGACCTGACAGATGTCAAGGTGCTGTACACGATTAAAAACCAGAAACTGGATTCCAACCTGACCGGACCCTTACTGAGGAAGGTCCAGGAATTCTTCGATGACTCCTATAGGATTACGTCGCTGCTGCAACCTATTCTCAACGATGTTCTGTTTGAGAAGGGTTCGTATCCTATCTTGGTTTTGCCCGAGTCTTCCATTGACCGCATTATCAACGCAGACAACTACAGTGGTGTGTCTCTGGAATCGGCGGTGCGGCAGCTCGATGGCCACATTCGTCAGGAAACCGACAACAAAGGACGTTACCTACCGTGGGGTGTACTGGGCCAAGGGTCCACCAATCCTGAAAAGGTTGACTCGTACTCGGGCGTCTCGTTCGAATCGATCAACTACCGCAGTGAACAGTATAACCATGAGGTCAATGTAACCGGTATCAAGGTCTCGCTGGAGAACCTGATTCCTGAAGACAGTGAGCACCGTGATCAGCGCAGTAAGCTCAGTGAATTGTCCAAAACGATGCAGAAGGCGATTACTGATAAGGGGTCCACTATCGAGGTGTTGGATAACCTCAACATCCTCAAACGGCCGATGGTCGTGGAGACCCGTCGCAAGTTGGCTGTCAAACGTATCTATGGTGGGCGTTTGCACTCCAGGGCGTCACTTGAGAGCCGTGCCGATCAGGGCGATCAGGGCGCCAAGCGAACCTTGTCTGCCATCGAACGGAGCTTCTACAATAAGCGCCGTTACACCCACGTACCGGTACAGCCAGTGATGACGCATCGGCAGACGGGGGTTGAAACCTACGGTCATCCGTTGGTCATGCACCTGCCGTCTGAATCGGTAATCCCGATCCACGTCCCCGGTAACCCAGCAGAGCATGTCGGGTACTACGTTCTTCTGGATATCGATGGCAACCCTATCGATGTCGCCGATCAGAGCTCGTACTACGACGACATCAAAGCTCAGATGAACAACGTCGACAGCTACGCCAGCCAAATGATTCAGCAAGCCCGTCGTGGGTTTGAAGGCATGGGCGGCTTTCAGAACGAAATCATTGACGAACTGGGGCGCATTCACGGGGAGGTGATCGAGGGTGATCTACTGAGCCGCCTACGTTCTGGGGCATTGTCTGGCAACTACGAACTGGGCAAGACTGAGAATCACAACCGTATCTGGCTGTCGCGTCACCTGAAGGGTCAGCGGACCATGATCTTGTTTGTCCCTGCGGAGATGATGACCTACATTGCGTTTGACTACAACGAGTTCGGTGTAGGTAAGACAGTGCTGGAAGACGGTAAGATTCTAGGTTCGATTCGTGCGGCGATCATGTTGGCTAACACGCTGGCTACGATCAACAACGCCGTGGGCGGAAAGACCCTGGAGATCACCCTGGACCCACAGGACGAAGACCCGGTCAGCACAGTAGAGTTCATGCTCTCTGAATACGCCAAGGTCAACAGCCAGGGGTTCAGTCGCATCGTAGGCTCGACGCACCCTCTAGGATTGGCGGATCAAATTCAAAATCACGGGGTGAACGTCGTCGTCAGTGGAAACACCCGCTACCCGGAGACCAAACTGGACGTCAGTCAGCGTGAAGGCACCTCTCGCCCGATCGACACTGAGATGGAAGAGATGTACCGCCGTCGACACATCCAGATGTTCGGCCTGAGCCCTGAGATCATGGAGGGTATCAACTCAACGGACTTTGCGACCACGGTAGTTCAGAACAACCTGATGCTGCTTAAGCGCGTGATCCAGAACCAGGACAAGTTCGATCCGTTCTTGACAGACTTCATCCGTAGCTACTTGCTCAACTCCGGGATCTTCCTGGCTGAGATGCGTGAGTTCGTAACCGAGAACAAGAAGTTCTTGGACAACACGGGCGAACAGAAGTTGTCTGAAGAAGAGCTGATTGACCAGTTCATCTTTGAATTCGTCGAGTCGCTACATGCTAACCTGCCAGCGCCTGAAGTGGGTGATGTCAGCAAATCCATGCAGGGCTACGATGCGTACAGTGAGGCACTGGACAAGGTCATCGCGGCGTACATCAGTGAAGAGATGTTTGCATCCGATACCGCCATTGGCATGGAGGAAATGATCCCAACCATTACCGCCGTGGTCAAAGCCGAATTCCAGCGTCGCTGGCTGCGTAAGCGCAACATCATGCCGGAAGTGGATATCTTCACTACAGTCGACGAGGAAGATGGCTCTCCAGCCTTCAACCTACTGGAGACGGCAAGCAACCATCTGGATGGACTCAATGGCTCGATCGCCGACTACGTCAAAGAGTTGCTGACCGCGGCCACGAAGCGGGCTAAAATCCTGAAAGATCTGGCAGACCGTAAACAGGAACTGCAAGAGATTAAGGATGAGGCCGGTGGTAGTGAGTTCGGCGGTGGGGATGACGCCGGCGGCGAGGAAAGCTTTGATGCCGAAGGAGGGGATGACGGCCTAGGTGATGAGGAGGGGAGTTTTGACCTAGACGAACCTGCTGAAGGGGAAGATCCGGACGACGAAGGACTGGACGAGGAGCTTCCTGAGGAAGAACAGGCTGAAGGAGAGGAACCTGCCGAGGGAGAGGAAGAGGATTTGGATATCTCTGACGCACCTAAGGTGTAACGCATATGGAGGAGGCCCTAGGGCCTCCTCCTATGTCTCCTCGGTTAAATCACAGTCAGTAAGTAGGACGTACAAAGTTACCGTCATAAACTGCCCTGAGTGACAGCTTGAAGCCATACAAACGACCTGCTACGTTATAACCACCGCCACCACCGTAGTTACCCACCATCATCTTCATGTAGAGTAACGTATCTGGGATACTTGATCCAAGAGGACCCGTAACAACACCGTTCTTTCTGACTAAGGCGATGTGGTACCATACACCTACAGTGGGAATGAACTGAGATGCCAGCGAACCAGAATGAGCGAACTGAATTCCGTTTGTGCCATAGTACCGTAACGTCATGCTGTTGTTGTTCAGGTCGAAGATGTACTGGTTGTTATTGGAGAGGCTATCAAAGTTGATAAACGTCTCCATGGTGAAGTCGCCAGAGATCGATCTTTACGTGTCGTCTCCAGTCACCTAAACGACGTCCAGATGCTGCCATCATTGCTGTTTTCATGGTTTACCTAAAGATGGACTAATACATACGATTTGGTAATTAATTACCTTGGCGGTCTATTCTCTGAATAAATTCAGAATGCTATAAAAAGCATTGCTGGAGGGTACGGAAGCAATGCGCTAGCGGAGGAGCGGAGCGACGACTTCTTATGATCTTTTCTGTGAACTTGATCGAACCATGCACGATCTACGGTATGTCATCCCCTGAACAAATGGGTATTTACCCATCCATGCATGGGGTAGTGTCTCAATCGCGACGTCATAAGGGGGAGCCACTGGCTCCCCTGTTATGACGGATGTCATTCAATATAGAGCTGTACTGTCCCACTGATAGGCATCTCAGCGTCACCCGTGAGATAGATCAAGTTGTACTCTGGGGTGCCGTAGGTACCTTCGCGGGACGGTGTGGTGAGTTCGACTACCAACTGACCGTCTTTGACCAAGGCGAGCTTGGTAATGTTGGGGCGTTGGGTGCCATTGAGTGTTAAGACCAGTTCGCGGCTAGCAGGCGCCTGGAATCGTTTGTCTTTCCAAGTGGCGCGAGTGATGGCGCGGGTGTCTAGGGTACTTGGGGTGATTGAGCCAATGTTGGTGGGTTTGTAGTAACCATACTCAGCCCCACCCGCTGAAATATGACCGATTACGACAGTCCCGGCGTAGCGATAGGCAGCGGGGTTGAAACCACTACCCTTTGAGCGTTGGTGTGCAGCTGCGATTAACAGTGGGTTCATTATAGATCACCGATGTTTTTGTCTGGGAAGGTACGATCCTCACCCCAGATGATGCGGAGTGCTGACCTTCCAGCCGCGCCTGTCATTCGCCACTGATTACTCACACCAGCACCCGCGCCATAGTTACCACCAGAGAATGTAGCACTGTTAGGAGGGACTGTATTAAACGTACGGAGATCTATACCATGTCCGTGAGTTCCCAGGTTGCCTGCGCTATTACCAAATCGATTCGCGTTCTGAGCGATACTTACTCTACTCTCGCCTCCATTCCAGCCTTGTACGACACCTTTAAGCGGAGATGTACAGCTATAACCTAGCGCACCGCAGTTATTGTTGGCGTTACCTGCGAAATGTGGATGAGGTCTTGCTACAACGATGCCGTATACCTGTCCAGGGACTACGTCGATGTCGTTTATATAACGGATGTTGGCGCCACCGCCTACGTACGACGGATCTCTATTGGCAGTGCCGCCATGGCCAACCATGGCAATGCATACTTTGGTGACCCCTTCAGGACACGTCCATTGAAATGTGCCCGGTGTATCGAACAGTACCTGACCATTGGGAGTGGGTCTCCGACCCCAACGAAGACGCCCTTGATGTGCCGCCATAACCATATTGAGTAGCATTGTAAGTCACCGAAGTAAGTCAATAGAAAGATCTTTCACACTATTTGTTAAGGTCGGGCGTGAATAAACACTAAACCTGTATATTGGTGTGACCGGGGTAATGGCTCTGGTGTCCCTAAGCGCAGTCCGACGACGATGAGGGACAAGGTGTTGGGGTGGGATCGGCGGTCAACTTAGTTAATTGGTAATGGTCATCACGATAGGACAATAACAATGAAACAAGCGATCTACTTCGAGGATTTACAGAAGACCCCCTTTATCATCAAGGTGATTGATGGTGATGAGTTGTATCTGGAGAAGCGAGAGTGGTATAAGAACGACTACGAGTACACTCCTGCAGATGCGTTCGAGATGTTCTGCAAGTCGGGTGACTACGATGGGGTCACGAAGTACAAATGGATCGCTGAACGGTCTAGCTTGGTAGCAGTATCGCCTGATACGCCCAAGTGGACAGATCGTGAATGGACCAAGATGAACGGGTTCTGAACATAACGAGGGAGGCACTGCCTCCCCATGCCGATTCGATTCGAATTAAAGTCAGCCCTACATCACCTAGGTGAAGTGGTCACTTCTCTTGTTAGAATTCGTTGTGCCTTCGAAGTCAGTTCAGTCAAAATAGTAAAAAATAACTAGGTCGGCAGTATGCTATAGGGAGGATAGGTACCACAGTGCCTCCGGGGTAGGATCAGGCGAGCGATCGGCAATGGCCATCGCCCCTGACTACCCATTATGCCGTCTCACCGAAATTCTGATAGATCAGTCGTTAGGCCTGTGCCTGATAAACTGATCTATCATCCCTTTATTTTTTGATTCGAACTTTTTTCAACCCTACATAGTACTGGTGATATACCCCAGCAATCCCCTCAGGAGTCAGGTCCATGACTGACACAGTACCTAACACGTACCGTTTTTTCATGCCGCACCCCGAGACGGGGGTGATGGTCCCAGTAACCCGGTCAGCCATGACATTCATGCCACTGACCACGTTCCTTAAACAACCGTATTACCGGTTAGACGACGGGCGTCTCATTCGCAGCCTCACCGCGGCTGGAGGAGATGATCGCTCGTACCGTGAGCAGTTTCACAGACACTTACTCGAACAACTGATTTAACACCATTACCCTGTTCTTAGGAGAACTACCCATGAATGTTCATACCCTCGATGTTTCTGCTATCGCCACCATTCTCTCCAAGACTGCGAATGTCGAATCGACCAGCACCCGTGTGGTCGTTACCTTTGGTCGCGGTACAGCCAACAAGGTGGTCTTCAACAAGACCACCAAAGGTCAGCTGGAACTCAAGTCCGTGCAGATCGAATACCGTTGCACCTACACCCTGTACTTCAATCCCTGGAGTGGGTTGTCCGCTACTGAGAAGCATCATGTAGCTGCAGCATGCATCGCCCTCGGTGTCGATCATTTCGTCATCGGGTACAACGATATCGTCGGTCTGGTAAACAACTGCACTGAGGCTAACCCCAAGGTGCGTGAAGTACCGGTCGATGATCCGTGGGATGCTGTAGAACCTACTGTGGTGCGGACCTTTGGCACATCCACTCACACCAGGGCCACTGAAAATGCTTCAGTGGCCCTGGGTACCCTGCTGGGTATTGGCCTTGGCATGCTTTCATCCAAGCGCCGTTAATCTCACCACCTAATTTATTACTGGCCCAAAGGAGGGCGCACCATGTTTAAGAAACTGTTCGGTATCGACAACCGCGCCCTCAAATCCGATCTGGACCATACCGTACGCTTGCTCGAACGGGCAATGCGTCGCTATGGCGTTCGCAGTCCAGAGGTTCTGGAGTATGAACGTAAGATTGCGCACCTGGAATCAGCCCTTGGCATCTGACTCACGGTCTGCCAGACACTTTCAACTTCTGTGGCATTCGTGCTACTCGTCTTACCAAATCAGAACGGTCGTAAGAATACCTACAGCCGGCATAAGAGGGAGCCCTAGGGCTCCCTCTAGCTTCACTTTCTTTTTTTTGTTTCAGCAGGCCCGCAGATTACGGGGATGCAGACCACGACGCAACTTGTCCTGTACTTTTGCAGCGGCTTCGGCTTTGGTGATAAGCCCATCACGGTTAGCATCGAGACCACGGTTTTGAACATATGCCTTAGACTTCGTATTCTTTTCACTGAATAATACATAGTCTTCGGGCTTACCAACGGCCACAGGGTAGAGGATGCGCATGTAAATGTCACTCAGGGTCTTCAGTTTGCCTTTATACGGCTTGAAGAACTTGTGGACGTAGATCAGCTGCTGTTCGGCTGTCAGGGTCACCAGCGCCTCTACAGTGGTCCCTACGTCCTTTGCAGCAGCCCTGCCAAACTGGATCAGACCGTAGTGAGGTGCGCCAGCACCGTTCTTGATGGAGGGACTGAAGGTCTCGCCCGTCTCGAACGCCATGCAGGACATCAGTAGGTCAGCGCCCTGGGTACCCATCTGCAGGTCGTCACAGATCTGATGTACCATCCCTACGAATTCTTCAGAGACCTTGGCGGACCATGCAGTGGCTTTACAGTAACTGAACAGCAACGGACCAATGCCATTGGCTTCAGCGCTCGGTCGGCTCATCCGCAGCGCTTTGCGGCGGGCATTGAGAAACGCTCCGTGACTGATCGGGCCCCAGAGTCCATCGATAGCGCCGCTGTACATCCCAGCTGCCTTCATTTGGCGCTGGAGTTCTTTCAAGGTTTCTTTAGTGGCCATGACTTATACATCCTCGGTAATAATAGCAGCATGGAGCTTTTCGTAGCACTCACGCAGTTTGGTGAAGGCATAATCCGTCACGCGAAGTTGGAGCAATTCCTCTGCACCAGTGTGACGCCAGTTGGCCCGCAGACCTTGAGAGACCACCATCAGTGGGCTGTCAGGTGTGGCTTGCAATTGGGTGATGTGGACGGCTTCGTTGTACGAGTAAGGAGTGCCTTCCAATTCACGCCAGATGGCCACTGAGGCAGTTTGTTCAGCCGCTTCCTGACTGTACGACTGCAGGGACATCGGATCAGCCAATGCCTTGGTGTTCAGGAAGTCGTTGATGATGGCATCTTCCAGATACAGCATGTTCGAGGTGATGCTCGACTTAGCCCGGAAGTAAAGCTTGTTGACATTGGGTCGACCGTGTGGAATGTAGATCTGCGATTCACCGCCCTCGTGCGGGGCTTGTTCGTCATTCTTCCACCATTCAACGGTGTAACCAATAATGGCGTACTTCAGGTCGCTCAGGTAGTTGAATACCGTAGCTTCCTTGATTCGGCAGTTTGCCAGTTGCTGAACACCGCTATTGTCCAGTAGACGGATGGTCCTGAAATGGCCTCGGTCAGGACCGGTGTAAATTTCATCAAGCATGAATAACCCCTTGCTCGGAGTGGTGGGTAGGTGTTCTGGTCATATAATGAGACGTGACATAGCGAGAGGGTTGCCCCTCCCGTATGCAATTACTTGTCGCTGATGCGCTTGAATGGTGAGGCATCCACTGCAGGCAACTCGTAGTCGTAAACGCTGTAAACTGGGATCTGCTCGTTCGAACCGTCCCACGTAAACTGCACGGAGTCTTGACCAGATCGCCTGGTACCACCTCATCAATTCGCTTGAGGTCACCGTTGTACATGGTTACCAGCGAATCGCCCGTGAAACAACAACCCCCGCCACTCGTATCTTAGTAAAGTTCAAAGTAGCCGCCATCACCTACTCGGATGTACACATCCTGGTAGTCACTGCCTTCCCCAGTTGTCAGGGTGAACCGCATGGTCCCACTGCGCCAGAAGTTTCTCGAATACCCGCTTTCGTACCCTGTTGCGGTAAATCTGAAGGTGTTTCCGATGCGCCCGACCGAGATCATGGAACCGCCTGAAATCCATGATCCGCCGATGGTACCAGCCGGGCCGTCATAGGTCAGGTTCACGGTGAGGGTATCACCGTATTGGCCTCGACCATCGATACTGGCAACCCGTATACGAGTACGTCCCGTACCCCCAACCTGTCGACCTTTAACACGGGTGGAATCCAAACCGGTAGAACCGGCCTGAATAAAACCAGTACTGCCAATGGAGATACCAGCAGGTGCACCAATCGTCATCATCGAGTGGTCGTTGTTGACAACCATGGTTGCAGTTCGTCCATTTACACCTGCGTTGCCACCATGTCCATCACTGCCACTTCTGGCGATACCTCCCAATTCATAAGTGGCCGGGGAAGGTGGCGTATTACCCCAGGTATGGATACCACCTACACCTGGCTCAATGCCTGCACCGCCACCCCCTCGGAAGTTCCAACGTGTTTTCCCGCCGAAGTCTCCACTGGCACCGCCACCACCACCACCACCCGCGATAACCCCATTGTTCTGGATAGTGACGGGTGTCTGGAGGTTAAGTCCAGGGCCGCCAGGGCCGGCCTGACTGATCGATGAACTCATTCCATAGCTATGGAAGGATGCACCGTGACCACCCCGTCCAATGATCAGGCCATTGTTGATGATGACCACAGTTGAACCTGCCGGGAACACACCTGTCGCCAAGGCCCATTGATCGGTAGTATCTGAACCAATGTAGCCGTTGTTAACAAACACGTACTTCCCAGGCGAATTGGGTTGACCGAAACAGTTGTAGATGTTCAGGTTATAACCAACACCGGTGTGGGTGTAAACCATTTCCGATGGCCAGACTTCCTTCCAGCCTGCAGTTGTTTTCACCAGCGCGCGTTTCAACGGCGCCCAGCTCGAGTCAGACACCTTCACATGCGGTTGCTTTGTCCTGGCCCAGGTCGATGGACCTATCTTCATGTCAATAGGCATATCAGCTTCCTCAGTAAGTCAGCCAGATATCACCTACCGCACCTTGAGAGCCGGTTGGATCGACCGTGGAGATGAACACGTTGCGCTTACCCATGCTTCCGACAGCTGCGTAAGCATCCGACAGGATTGATGCACGGGTGGTGTTTTCCAGACGATTCGCATTGACCGCTGTCTCAGCCGAACCCAATTTCCTGGACAGCAGGGTGTCGGTCTGACTTGTGGTGTATGCGCCCACTTGTGCTGCGGTGGTCTGGTGTGGGTTGTTCAGATTTCCGATGTGGCTGTTCAGGGCATTTCCGGCGTGCGACATGATGGCCTGATAAGTCCGTTGAGGCGTCATGAACTTATCGGAGATCGTAGTGGAAATACCCTGTTCGGCGGTGGCGGTGCTGTAATTGTCCACATTACCCAAGCCGACCTGTGCTTTGGTCGTAGAGTGTGGGTTACTGGTGTTGTTGATGTGCGCCTGCAGCAAATTCCCGGCGATGGCATTGATCGCTTCCTTGGTCCTCAAGGGCGTCATGAACTTGTCGTTCGCGGTGCCATTAGTGGCCTGTGCTTGGGTAGCCGTGAGGTAATTGTCCACATTACCCAGACCCACTTGCGCCTTAGTAACCGCATGGGGGTTGGTCTTCTTGGCCTCATGGTCTGCTACGTGTTCGGCTGCAATGCGTTGTGCCAGAGTGTTGGCCAGCGCTGGGGTCATGAAGCGGTTGTTTACCAGACCCGCCAGGGCTTCAGCTGCCGTGGCTGTGGCATAGTTGTCGACGCTTCCAAGCCCGACCTGTGCTTTGGTCGTGGCATGGGGGTTGGTTTTGTCATTAACGTGCGTGACCAGTCGATTGTCCAAACTGCCAATGAGCGAAATAAGCTGCTCTTCAACAATCCGGATTTGCTGACGGATCTCTTCATGCGAGGCTTCATCGCCCACCATGATCGCTTGAGTGATGCGCTCAAGTTGCCAGACGACATATTCCCAGCCAAAGGTATCACCGATGTCATGGATGTGAGGGGCTGCTGGATAGGCTGTTGGACGACCCAGAACAGAACCCCATTTGATAGGGCGGTCATCCAGATCCAACTGAGTGATCAGGTCCTGCAACGCATCGAGGTTCCAGGAATACTCACCACCGACTACACGGTAGTCAAGCTTGACACTGATCGGCGCTGATACACGAAGCACGACCGCCGACTGAACATCCTTGCCGCTGCGCAACGACGCTTGAGAAAACGGTTGTGCCAGGATATAATCATCCACAGGGCGTAGCGGCATACCGGTTTCGTTGTCGAGGATGGTGAAACTGTCGGCATAAAACGGACCGGCCAACGGAATAAAGACCCGATTGGCATCGGTCAGGATATCACGGACTTCCCCAACAATGTGGTTCGTTGGCGAGGTGCCAGTGAGATCCAAGGGATATTGAATAATTGGTGGAATTGACATTGTGAACTCCAAGCAGGTAAGTGATCTTCCGCCCAGAGAGCAGAAGATCGAGGGAGACCACGCAAGGCGACGCCCTCATCGATGGCTAAAGGTCCTCGATGATGTAGTATTCGTGCAGTAACGACAGACGCAAGTCCTCGGTGACGTGGGCTACGCTGTGCTGCACATAACTCGGGAACAAATAGATGTCCCCTTGCTTGGGTTGTAGTGTAAAGTTTTTGAATAGTGCACTGTTCCGCATAGGTTTTGGGTAACCACGACATGCATTCCCTTTCGGGTCGAACATGGTCATGCCATTTACCGAGTCACCTGGGTAGCAAATTGCCGAGACAACCGAACCGGGATGGTAATGTGGATACAGACCTTCACCCTCAACAATCCACTTGCCATTGGTGTCGACGTAGAAGTTCCCAACCTTGTAATTGAAGTGATCTAGGCAGAATTGTTTCACTGCCGGAGTGATCACCTCATCGCGCATACTGAGGATGACTGGAAACAAATCTTTATCGATGCAGCGCTGGCGGCTGTCCTCCCCACCAGTCATGCTGTATAGTGCGAACACCTCATCGGTCCAGTCTGCCATGTTGAACCGATCCGCAACATTGATGCGTACAATCGGGGTCTTCCAGAGTTCAAAGACTTCCACATTACACCTCGCTAAGTGAAGCAATGCCTTCCTCAGTACATTCAAGTAGACAATACTTAACGGTCTGAGGGGCCCACCCTGACTCAATCCAATTTGGGATGGTCATTAGACGTTCCATGATTCGGTCGTATGTCTCAGGGTCTTGACTATACGGTACGAAATACATGTCCTGACCCAGGAATAAATCAGGGTCATTCAGTATATCGTACTTATCGATACCGTAGATTTCATTGAGTTTATGCGCGTAGATAATGGCGACCGCGTAACTCTTACTACGGTAGATAAGGGGGAACGTAGCGTGCTTGAAATAAGACAGGGCATTGTCCACCAACTCATCGTCTTCAATGATCTCCATGTTACTGAAGTCATCTGGATGATCCGTAATTAACTGATTGTAGACACGCTGAAAATCTTTATAAGGTGGAGTCATAATGGCATAGTCCAATCGTTCTTCATCCCGACCAGGCATTCGTCGTAATTCAAATGGGTCATTATCAGATGGATGTCACCTCGTGCGCAACGATCGATATGGATACAATCGCCGCAGGTAACGTGCTCAACTCGACGAGTAAGTTCGTCGATATAGAGATTCCCTTCCAGTCCTTCGACCCCATGACGTGTCCATGGTCGTTCAATGCTATATTGATCTGAGAATAGAGGAAACTTCTCAATTAGTGTTGGGGTGTAATATAGGTACCCGTTCCTATAGGTGAGTTCCAGGGAATCATCCAAAGGCTTTATCAGGTACCGCGACCGGTTTTCTCGGATGACCTCAGTGAAGCCTGTAAACGCTCTTAAGAATGCCTGTCTGTTGACAAGGTCATCGAAACCCTTACGAGCATGGGGGAAGACATATTCCACCAGTTTACGGACGCCGAAATCCAACGCATGAATTTCCTTATCGAGTTGATCGCTAAGGTGTTCAGTCGGGTCGTCTGACATATTCACGGTGAGGTAGAGTAACTCGAACTTGACATCTGGTAGATGATCAACGATATACTGCACCCGGTCTTTGATTAGGTCGATGTGTTTTCTATTTCGGATACTTCTCACGGGGAAGGGAGTGGCAACTTTCAACCGCTTCCCTTTTAATAGGGAGTTTAGTTTCTCGCACAGTTCCTTAAGGCCTGTCTCTTGCAGCAGGGCGAGCGGCAGTACCATACCACAGTATCGATCTGCCAAGGACTGTATCAATGGATGGTCCAGGATAGCGGTACCAGCACTCGACGCGATAACATCAACCGGACCAACTGTGAACTCATTGAGCTCATATCCACTGTCCTTCATCTCATCGACTAAGGAGAGCAGTGCCGGTCCATCTTCATCGAACGGACCGGGATCAAGTTCCTTATCGACCATACAGCCAACACAACTGTACTTACACCCTTGAAGGATCTCCAAGGTTATGTTGAACCCCCGATTGGGAATCATCTCTGACATACTGAAGCCCTACCATACAGTCTTTGATTGCTAACCGTTTCATGATATTAATGATCCCTTTCTCGGTACAACTGCTCATGTAAACACATGTCATGCAGTCAGTACCTTCCAGATACTCGATCGCCTCATTCATCGCTTTCTGACGAACACTTAGAACATTCTCCATGTTCCAGGGCTTAGGGATGACAAATTCTTCTTCAAGGAACGGACAATCATCTTTTAAGAAAGGTACCCAGTAGAGCTTACCGCCTGTGTACCAGAGGTTTACCATAGTGCCAGTGTGGTAACAGAGATCAGGGTTCCTGCGGCGCTCATCCACACCACAGAGAGCAGAGTAGAACTGACTGATACGGTGGGACATCCGTCTGATGTTCTGGCCAACCATAATATCCTTGTAAGGTAGCCGACCATATGGGATATTGAGGATATCGTCTTTCTCAGTGGGGAACTCCACTGCAAAGCCGTTCTTCATCAATTCGTCAAAGTTCTCGCTTACAGTGTCTGAGGTACAGTTGACCACAAACCCTGCTTCATTTAAGTAGGCTTTCTTAAACGTATCTTTGACGTATTGGAGCTTACTGGCAATCATGGTCCCGAACTTATCTGTTTTGAAGAAGTCGGGGGCAGCAGGCATCAGAAATCGAATCGCCTTGTTGGGACAGGCCTCGTCGATCTCTTCGCACATTTTAGCGTACTTGTCCAGGTCTTTCTCGAGGAAGGCGGCGTTGAACGTAACCTGGTCAAACATCTGCGCCATGGTTCTAAATGTTGGGTTGTCCATGAGGACACTGGTGTTATCCGAAGACATGTAGTCAGTCGGTCCTACACCAAGGTCAAATGCAACGTACCCACCATCAGCCACCATCTCTTGAATTAGAGCGTACAGTTGGGGAATGTCTTCTGCACTACCGCCGAGTTCCTTATCGATCATGCAGCCACTACACGAGTGACCACATCCCTTTAGAATATCGAGGGCAATCTCCAGGCGCTGGCGATGCTGTACTATAGGTTTTTTCATGTGATATTCCTTTCCGGATTCTCGAGGTGACAGGCAGGTTCCCACCTGTTCTTGATGTCGAACAGGCACCTATCACTGCTGGCCTCTTCCATCAGCGTCGGGATGTTATTTCGAGAGCAGTTGTCAAGGTAACAACAATCGCCACATTCAGGATGCCCTGAATACTTTATCAGTGTATCAGCGTACTGGTTTTCCCTGAAGTCAATCAGTGACTCGAATGTCCATGGTTTTGGGAGTTTGTACTTATCGTCAAAGATAGTCAGCGTTTCAACCATGGTTATCGTTGTATAGAGGTCACCTGTACGGTAAGTGAACTCGAACCCCTCCTGTGGACGAGGTACCAGTCGAGTGAAGACATGACTGCCCGCCACACGTTTTTCACGATCAAGTACGAACGATGAAAACTGGCGCGTCACCCGCTTGAACTGTTCGGCAACCATGAGGTTATCAAAGCCACGCCTCACATCGGTGAAAACGAATTCTACCGAATCAAACTCTGTCAGGTTACTGTCGCTGATTGCATCGAAGGTCTCGTCACTGAATTGGCGGATGGAATCCGAATCGACGTTGATGGTCATGTAAATGCGAGTGAATGTAATGGTCTTTAACATACCCTTGAAGCGGGCAAATCGTTCCCTCAACTGCGTCATGTATTTCTTATTCAGCATGTTCTTGAGGGTGACAGGGGTACCTACCATCAGGTATTTGCCAGGGATCAATTCTTCAAGCTTGTCGGCTAACCTTTTAAGGCCATGGTCATTCAACATTGCCAGATTAATTGAGATCAAGTTGAAGTAGCTGACTATCTTCCCGAAGACAGGATCATCAAGGATGGTAAAGCCGTTCTCAGCAGTGGTCAGGTCAGTTGGCCCTACTTTCAATTCGAGTGTGCGCCAGCCTTTCGATCTAATGTCCTCCAGAAGGGGCAGAAGATCGCCTAGTTCCGGTTCGAGCTGGGTATTCGCCCCATTCTTATCGACTGTACATCCTAGACAGTTATAGCCGCACCCGGCAGTGATCTCCAGATTGAAGTTCACAGTGAATGTAGCAGGATCAGTCATCATTTCAGTTTCTCCCAGCGCTCTATGAGTCCACGGAACCCATTGCAGGATTCATCCAGTGCCACCACCTCTCTCAAGTGTTCAGAGAGACACTTACCGTAATAGGGACAGGCATTGCAGATCGCATTCATAGAGACCCGCGCTTTCTCCTGTTCACACCATTCCAAATAACCGGATATCCCGTCGACTACTTTGAAGTATTCGCGATCCTGGCTGTCGAATTCTAGGACAGCAAGATCACCCGTAGGGGTTATGTAAACGTGATCGTCACTAAATGCATTGCGCTCCCCGCTGATCACATCCTCTAACTGCCATTCGTTCTCGAAGGTGAAATTACGATTGGGGTGATTGATCACCTGCCAGACGAACTCTTCAAATTCCTTAAAGGACACGGGTTGAACATTAGCCTGGTTGGAGCTGTATGGCTTTATCTCCGCATGCCATAGATGAGGAAGGGAAGCTAGAGTGTTGACATACTCGTCAGGAGTCACCTTGTCTAGAAATTCCCGACTTGCTAGAGTAAGCATCACGAACTTGTTACTCAGAAGCATGATGTTCTCAAATACCTTCTCATGCTTCTCCCTGGCCGAGAAGTCATAGGACACCGAGATCTTGAAGTCACTGTCGTGAACAAGATCGGGGACATGAGAAAGGTTAGTGACTAATACAATGTCATTTATCCCCCTCGACAGGAATATCTCTTTTATGGCCAGTAGATATTCCTCTGGTAAGAGTAGAACCTCACCGCCATAAAGGTCAACGTGACCTATCTCGAAGTGGTCAAGTAACTCATCCACCCGCTCAACGATGACCTCGATTGGTAACAGGGTCCGGTCATTAAGCTGTTCTGTCGTTAAGTAACAAAAGTCACAGCTAAAGTTGCAATAGTACGTGGGGTTCAGACTGAGGTTTATTCTTGGCTTGGACAAAACAAACCCTCCGAAATGATGATGGCAATTGCCAGTGCCAGATTGTCAGCCCGCATCACTTAGCCTCTCGCAATGAGTTGGACAGACTCGTCCACGTACGGGGTGGGGGTCAGGTAGTCCTGCATCCCGTTCATCTCGATGATCCGTGGGGCGATGCTCTTCATGGTCTTACAGTGATGTTCGACCAGGCCAAGGCGCTTGGTATCGGTTATTGTTTTACGACAACCATTGCAGATGAGGAACATGGGGCATGTATTGCAATCTTCTTTCATCGACCAGAGTTCTTCCTGGTTGCGCAGGGGAGTTACGAAGCCTCCGGCCATCTCATGTTGAAAGTCGATTGGGTATTTCAGGTCATCGCCGAAAGCCCCACACGAGAAGTATCCGTTACCAGGCTGTAACGTACGGATGCCCTCATCGCAATCACGGGACAGTGGACAGATCGTTTGTTGCCCCTTTATGCGCTTGACCATCTGCTTGGTATTGAATTCCCATTCCATCAGTCCTGCATCGTAGATCTCGATGTATGCCTTATACATGTCGGCTTGAGTATACATCTGATCTTCATTGCCCATGGTGATCCCTTTTTTATCAACCACGGGACCCGAAGCAACGGCATAGTTGACTTTGGCTTCAACTCCAAGGTATCGAGCTAGTCGCACGGTGTCGAGGACGGTATGGGCATTGTCCCTATCGATCACCGCAATGAATTCAGGCCGGTAACCGACGCGCTCGAGGAAGAGGTCACTCACCGCAATGAATTCAGACTCAGTCAGTGGGGTACCATCCCCCTTCAAACGCTTGTCACCATATTGAAACGACGTGGTGATACCCATTCGTCTATGGTTAAAAAGCTTTTCCCATTTCTCGGGGTTCACAAAGAAAGGCCAGAGATTGGAGGTAAAGCTAATTGACGCATCAGAGTCCAACCGATCCAGTATTTCGATCATATCCCAGTAATACTGAGGAGGCATCATCAGGGGATCGCCACCATTGATGATGATTGTGCGGGTTTCAGGGTACCTCTTAATAAACTGCTCAATTTGATCAAGGGATACGGTGGCTGTAGCGTCCTCACTCAGATGCGTACTGGAGCAGAACGTGCAGCGGAAATTGCAAAGCTGTGTGGGCTTGACTATGAGGTCGATTTTCTAATCCCCCTGCCAGGACAATGTGCCTGGCATTAAATGGCTGGTTTGAAATAAGTCATAGTAGAATGGCTGTAAAGTTTTAACTTAATCCCGTCTATTATAGACAATAAAAAGGTTATCACGCCAGCCTGACTTTACAGCAGACATAGGGCAGGGGCCGTGGCCCCTGCCCTTATGCCGCGTTACAAGATGGCTTTAAACATTTCCTTTATCGAGCAGACCTTCGACTTCTCACCCAGTACTGTATCGTGCAGGAAGCAACGCAGGCCGCATCTAGAGTAGAACTCGCAACTGAAGCATTCGTAATGTTCAACGAACGCAACCTCTGCGGCGTCCTTGGCGCGCAGACCTTCTGCCTCATCCAGGATGGCATCCTTACCAGCCTCCGACCAGCAGGTGCTGACTACACCATCTTTATTGATGATCTTAGTCGAGCGGCAGGTGGTCTCATTGAACTTGTTTTCCTTCCAGTCCCGAATGGGATAGGAGTTCGGGTACCGTTCATTGATGTTGAGGTACAGTTGACCAATCAAGTCTTCATCCGGTTGGATGTACTCGTACATCTGACTTGGAATGTAGTGGTCAAAGTAGACACTGAAGTTATCACACATGTCCTTGAACTCCGGACCTTCCTTACCGTCAAGGAAGAGATGGATGTTCTGTTTGGTGAGCACTACGTTAACAGTATCTACCAGATCATGCAGCTGGTTGAGGTTTCTGAAGAACACCTCTCTCTGAGTGCCGGTGAAGCGCCCTGCCGGGTCGTAAGAGGTAGCCAGGTAGACTTCCCTACATTTCTCCCTGAGGCGCTCCACAAGACATCTCACGCGATCCGCGTCGCCGTAGACCAGGTTAGTCCCAAAGACTAATTTGACTTCAGTGAAATGCTCGATGATCCTTGACCCGATCTCGTAGTAAGTATCAAAGTACTCATCTGCGATATCGTCCATGAACAATTCCCCACCGGTGATGTTCACTACGACAGGAACGTTTGGGTCCGACACCCCAATCAGGGTCTGTACCTTATCGAACATAGCGTGGTGATCGACACCCACTTTGGAACTATGGTCCTGGTGACAAAACGAACAGCTCATGTTACAGAATTCAAAGAGTATTAGGTGCACCTCTTTGAATCGGCCCTTCTTCTCCTGGAGTATATCTACCAGTGGGATCTTTATCATCGCCAGGCAGCCCCTTCAAGTATATCCTTAAGCTTATCGTCGTCGAGGCTAAGGATTAGCCTGATAAGGCTCTCGTCGTACTTACCGTTATCACGCATAGCGAGAGCAATGCGCATCGGACCGTTGAACATAACCTGGATACGATCCATGCAGTTTGCAGGGTCGGACATGGGACGGGTATCGGCGAGTAACTCGAGAATCTTGGCAGCACGCTTGGCCGAGGACTCATCCTCAAGATGAGTCATTAACTTAATGGCTTCACGGAGCATACCCATGAGCCATTCATCGGTAGGACGGTAGGCGTAAAGACCCGGGCGCATGAGTACCGTAGACGATAGATGAGGGAGCCTCAGGCACCCTTCAAATACAGTCTGGCCGTTGAGCAAGGTGTCTATATCAGCACCTGCCATATCCCAGTTCTCTGGCCGCGTGATATGACGAGCCCACACTTCCAGAGCATCGTGTGCGTTCGACAGTGCGATCTTGCGCAGGATGTTCTTGGTTACCCGAGGGATCTTACCGTATTTTCCATCAAGTCGAAGTCGGATGATCTGCCACTCAAGCGAAAGCTCTTCGGCATTGTCACGGACCAGCTCATCGATGATGTCCTGAAGTTCTTCTTCACTGTCGTAGACAGCCTTTACTACAGCCCCATTAATCACCAGCTTAGAAAGGACATCGACGCTGGGTTCACCGCGTGACGATACCGAACTGTTGAACATCGCTTTCTTACAGACCATGATCCACTTGAAGGTGTCGAAGTCGATATTGGGGAAAAGAGCCTTGATGAACATACCGTACAGGCGCACGTACGTATCGGAATCACAGAAGATGGTGGTCTTCTCATCGCTGGATACCGCTTGGACCATCGCGTCTTTGAAAGCCTTATGATCGACAGCATCCAGAGACTCAGCGTAGAACAGCTGGACACCGCCCTCTGGATCAAATTCACTCACCTTGGCGTATTCATACCCGATTTGTTTACCGATGGTCATTCGCTTTGCGTCATGGTCGAGCAGTAGCGATGTGTCCACATAGACACGGTTGATAAAATGATACATACTACACTCCTTCGGGCAGAGTAGCTAGGTTGGAAACTGTAGACGATAGGGCATCAAGGAACCTACCGGATTCGAGCTGATCTTCCATTGCCAGCAGACAGATAAAGTAAGGGTTATTCTTATCCATGAAGAACTCAAACATCTTCTTACCAGCAAAACACGGCTCGTTAAAGAAAGTCCGGTTCCAGCACCAGTCGCTTTCCGGGATCTCATCAATGAGCAGTGGGAAATCAGGATGCTTGACCAGATTGACGAAGTTGATCCCTCGCAGATCGTCCGCCACCTCCTCGTACTTACCTACCTGATCCTTAAGCTTAGGGTGGCAGTGTAGGGCGAAGGCCGGTAGCATGGAGACGTTAGTCAACCAGCGGGAAAGAACCTCTGCGTTCTCGATGACGAATTGAGTTGGGTCGAATGTCAGGGCATTGGGGACGGCCATGATATCGAGTAGCAGATGAATGATGATGCTTTCAAACTGCGGCGTATTCACCATACTTGGAAGAGACAGATATTCTTTAAACACCTGTAGCTCTGATTCGAGATCGGGAAACTTGATCTCACAGTTCAGGTTAAGGTTGGTCAGGTACGTGAGCAGAACCTTCCCCTTGAACTTACTTTCACTGTAGTCGATTACGTAATGAACATCTTCGGTGAACTTCAACCGCAAGAGATCCATTGGAATGGGTGCCGGAGTAACGATGACTTTCTTTTCTTGATGTTCCATGGTGCTGCTCCTGGTTTAACGTCGACCGCGGGCTGTATGGCAGTTACTGTGACAGCTTGAATGACAGACCGTGTTGGTCAGGTCCAGGGTGGTGTTGCGGCAATTGGATACGTAGGCACTGTACAGTTCATCGATACTATCGTTCAGCATCCCGAGATCCATTGTCACGCCATTGCGAACTGCAGATACTGGCACACCGTTGGCGAACGCCCCCACCGAGTACGCCGTGTGTGCCACCGCCGTCCCATCATAGATCACTTCACTGCCGAGTTGATGATGGGTGCGGTAAATGACGATGCGCGTCCGACGGATAGCCGCAAAGATGTTGGCGAATGACCGCAGGCGCTCCACGACTTGGCTGGCATCGGTATCGCCGGCGTTGAAACTATCGCGAGACAAGGACTCACCACGGCCTGCTGTCGTGCCACCAAACCACCACGACAACGAGTTGGCCGGATAACTGTTGGTGCCCCACGAAATACCACTGTTGCAGCGGTCACGAATCCGGCTGTTGGCTTGGACCGCTAGACGGTTACGAGTTATTTGTTCAGTCATGTTACACCTTCAAAATCAGGTTACTGTGAGTGTTTCGGCCAGACAGGAAGCGCAGGGTGTTTTTCAACCCACCGCATCGCCCATCTTGCCATGGAAGTCTGTGGCAATCACCGCCACATAGATCAAACACATCGCATCCGAGGCAACCATCACCCCAAGTCAATTCGGTAGCGATCTCGGTTACCCGACCGTCCGAGACCAGAAAAGCTTCCACACCGTCTTCTATCTTGGCGTGATGGAGCTTAGCGGCTGCGTTTGGACAACCTGAGAGCGATCCGTCTGAGTTGATGGTTACAAGGTTCTGTTCACAATTACGGCAATTGGTGTCGACCTTGACGATATTGTTCTTGAGTTTTTCCTCGATGATGTCGAGGGTCTTGATCCGGACCCTTGGCTTTCGCTGTTTATAGCGTTGGTACAGGGCCAGGTACCAATTGTCCTGCTCTTCATTGTCGGGGAATACATCCCGATTGGCGGTTGCGTTCCCATCGAAGGTCAGGCGCTCGAGTGACACTTCTTCAACTGCAAAGCTTTCCATCTGATCGATGAACCAGTCGGGAGTCATCTGCAGCAAAGCACGGCTGACCGAGGCTTTAAGCGCAATGCCTATACCCCTACTCCGGAGCAACTCAAGGTTACTTTTCCAGAGGTTGAACTGTTTATCGTTCGCCCATCGAATCCATGGGTCCCAGCTTGTGCCGATAAACCCGTCGAAGTAATCGAGCATAAAAAGAATATGCTCCTCCCTCAACTTGAATGTCAGGTTACTGTTTGCACAGAACGAGACATGTGGGTTGTCGATGAACTGATCGGCAAAAGCCTTAAGCTTTTCGAGTGGCACCAGAAACGGTTCTCCACCATGAAACTCCATGTGGTAGTGTGTTCCTACTGGATACTTGGCCATAAATGACCGGACCCAGTCAGCTGTGACCATCGGATCAAACTGCGTCTTGTCGCCGTTCTTCCCGTTGGTGAAGCAATGATGACAGTCAAGATTGCAGGTACCCGTGGTCTTGATGTAGATGGTCTTGTTCATGCCCATAATTTTTGCTCAGTGAACAATTCCAACCCAAAACTCAACATGATAGAATCCTCGGTGTTGATTGCTCGGTGCGGATAGTTGCGTGGGATGTAGATCGACTGACCTTCACTGAGTTCTAGAACACCGTCGGGTGATTCAAAGAGCTTACGCCCTTTGACCATGTGAACAACGACATCGTCAGGGTCAGTGTGCATGGCAAAACTTACCGAGGCCTTGGGCGACAAGAACAAATGGCAACTGACAAACCCCTGGTGCTTCATGTGGGACGCCAGCGCCTTGCATTCGCGAAACATGACCGAATTGAATCGCTCATATCCCTCGATCTTAATCGGGTAGGTCGAAAGCTCAAGGTATTCGTTCAAGTTATTGACTACATAAGACGCATTGTTGCGAACCACCTTGATCATGTTCTGCTCGTATACATGGGCACTGGCAATGACATCCTCCACCGCTAAGGTATCTTCACAGATTCCTGAAAATTTGAACATCTCCAATCGCTGGAGCATCGGTGCACCTCGTCAGATTTAGAAGTCTATTTGAAGGTACAGGGCGAACTCTGCCGCCCTGCTTGCCATCGTCTATAGAATTCTAATGTCCGGTAAATTAATCCGCCCACTGCGAAGGCCAGATCTGCTGCCAATTACCGTTGACCGTGGCGTACAGGCGTCCGCCTGCTGACAACAGCTGCACCCCAGTACCTTCTCCAAGGTAGGGGTCGTTGTAACCCTGTGCAACGTGGTTACTCCACACCGCCGGCCAGACCTGACGCCAGTAACCACCGACATACGACTGCAGTGTACCGTTGACGATCCGCATACTGGTGTTCTGCTGAGTGTTCAGACGAACATACCGGTTGTCGTGGTCACCCGAAATAAGGTGATCGCGCATTGCACCAGCGAGTAGCAGGGTGGTGTTACTGTCAAGGCTTCGCTCGCGAGTGACGGCATTGGGGATGTTACTCAGACCGACCTGAGCCTTCGTTACTTGGTGTGGGTTACTGGTGTTGGTGACGTGGGCATTGATCAGGTTGCCGGCATGGACGTCAATCGATTGTTTGACTCGCTGGGGTGTCATGAAGCGGTTGGTGGCCACACCCGCCAGGGCTTCAGCCTGACTGGCGGTGGCATAGTTGTCGACGCTTCCAAGCCCGACCTGTGCTTTGGTGACACTGTGCGGATTCTGCTTGTTGTTGACGTGGGCATCCAGTAGAACACCCGCATGGATCATGATGGCTTGATAAGTCCGTTGAGGCGTCATGAACTTGTCGGTAACCGATGCAGATTCGGCCTGTGCCTGAGTGGCTGTCCCGTAGTTATCCACGTTTCCTAGGCCGACTTGCGCTTTGGTTACCTGGTGCGGGTTGGTCTTCTTGGCTTCATGGTCACTGACCCGCTCGGTGGCGATGCGGTCTGCCAGCGATGCACTTCCCAGAGGTGTCATGAAGCGGTTGTTGGCGACCCCGGCCAGCGACTCACTGGCGTTAGCTGTCGGATAGTTGTCGACACTACCCAGTCCCGTCTGGGCCTTGGTGACGGCATGAGGGTTGGTTTTGTCGTTGGTGTGACCTACAAACCGCGCATCCAGAGCATCGATGATCGCTTGTTGCTGGGCATGTAGCGTCTGCATCTGTTGGCGCAGCTCTTCGTGAGAGGCCTCGTCACCTGTGAGGATCGCATACGTCACACGCTCCAACTGCCACACGACGTATTCCCACCCGTAGGTGTCGCCAATGTCGTGCATGTGCGGTGCTGGCGGATACATGGTCGGTCGACCAATAACTGCACCCCATTTGATAGGGCGGTCATCCAGATCGAGTTCGGCAATGAGGTCGGCCAAGCCCGCCAGGTTCCAGGAATACTCGCCCCCGACAACCTGATAATCCATCTCAACGCTGATGGGGACAGAAGTCTTCAGGACAACGGCGCACTGAACATCCTTGCCGCTGCGCAACGACGCTTGAGAAAACGGTTGTGCCAGAACATAGTCATCCACAGGCCTCAGGGGCTGACCGGTTTCGGCGTTACGAATGACGAAGCTGTCGGTGTAGAATGGTCCGGCTTTGGGCACGAAGACCCGCTCGTTGAGGTTGGCAATGTCCCGACTTTCACCTACAATGGCGTTTGTCGCTGACGTTCCGGTAAGGTCGAGCGGATATTGAATAATGGGTGGCACGCTCATGGAAAACTCCAGTGTCTGGGTCTATCAGATAATGACGCTGCGCCGTCTCCAGCGCAGCGTCCAGGGTGTTATGAGAACAGGTTAGCCATTGCATCATCCATGACAAGGATCAGCTCATCGCAGAGAATGCCGATGGAGTCGTTGACCTTAGCCGTGGTAGATGCGGGGGTCATGAACTTATCGGTAGCAGTGCCGGTGATGGCCATTGCCGTAGATGCCGTTCCGTAGTTATCCACGCTCCCCAATCCAACCTGGGCCTTGGTGACGGCATGAGGGTTATCATTACGCTGCGAGAACTCCTGAAGCGCCTGGATCTCAGCCGTTCCTTCGAGGAGAATACGCGGATAGACAATCCCAGCAGGCTCTACCGTAATCAGATCAGAAACCCCAATGATAGGGCCCCGCTCCTTCTGGACAAATAGCCCATCGGTCAGTTCAGTCACGACCCACGGTGAAGTAACCCCAGTGCTCTTAACGTAAATATCAAGACACGGTCTACCTTCAACATCAGACACTACAACTCCAACGTCGATGGATCGCTCTGGTGGAGTGAGGTACTTGACCACGCAGTCTCCTAGTAGGAGAGGAGCATAGGCGGCACCTACATCACCGTTTTCATAGTCGTTGGTTGTGGAAATCTCGACTAGGATAGAGTGGTGACGGCGAATGTCTATATTGTCAACTCGACCCCCTGTGATAAGTATCGTAAGGTCGGCATCGGCGAAGGCTGACCGTTGGAACATGGAGCCGATATGGCACCAGTTTGTAGGCGCTTCGATGCTATCGCCGAGGTCGTCCTCGACCATGGGGATGCCGTCTACAACATACTTAAACGAGCTGTTACCTGTTGCTTCCGAGATCTGTTGCAAGATGTCAGCGTAGGACTTACCATCAAGTCGAGCAGAGTCTGCAGCTTTACCTGCGAGGATGTCGAGCTTGACTTCATTGTAAGTCTTGCCATCAAACTTCAGTGCATCACCTGAGGTGACGGACCCAATCCATGCTGCCAGACCCTCTTGGTTAAGACCGAACACTCGCGCCGAATCGCCTGCCGTATCGGCCAGGTCCAACTTATCGTTCAACAGAAGGTTGATCTGGTCACGATCGTACGTGCCGACCTGGGCGGCAGTAACGGCATGCGGGTTACCGAAGTCAGTGACGTGAGCGTTGGAACTGTCACCGACCAGAGCATTGATTGCCTGCCGGACGGCCAGTGGGGTCATGTACTTGTTGGCAGCAGTGGCTTCCCGAGCCTCTACTTCTGTCGCGATCCCGAAGTTCTCAACACTCCCCAAACCCACTTGTGCTTTGGTGACACCATGGGGGTTTGCAGAGTCCTGAATGTGATCGGTGACACCTTCACCTACCGTCTCACTCAACACAAGGCTAAGGAGTCGAGGTGTGATCACCCCACTGTCGCCAAGGCCTGACAATGCATCGACATCGGTAGCGATCCCGATGTTCTGGACATTCCCGAGCCCCACTTGGGCTTTCGTCACCTGGTGCGGGTTGGCGTAATCACCAATGTGGCCGTCGAGACGGTTACCGACAATAGCGATAATGGCCTCGCGTGTGCGCAGTGCCGTCATATAACGCGCATGGGAGGCGCCCGCTTCGGCTTCCGCTTGGGTGGCCAGGGCCAGGTTTTGTACGTTACCCAGACCGACCTGTGTCTTTGTCACCTGGTGCGGGTTGGTATAATCGCCCTGGTGAGCCACCAGTGCTGCAGTGGCCACGGTGTCGATCAGTTGCTTGGTACGCAACGGCGTCATGAAGCGGTTGTTGGCGGTACCGCCTGTGGCTTCTGCAATGGTCGCAGTCGGGTAGTTATCGACCAGTCCGAGACCAACCTGAATCTTGGAGACTTGGTGTGGGTTGGCCTGGTCTTCAATGTGTTGCTGCAGACCACCTTCGTTAGATTGAAGGATGGCGCGTTCGATATCTCCTAGTTCATCGACGACTTCACTCATGCCGACAAAATCATCGACACTGAAATCATGGTTTACAACAGGGAACTGGTGAGGCAATTCAACCAATTGTTCCCAGGTAGCAATGCGGGGGTTGTAGGCAGTATTGAGCAGGAGCTCATTCATTGCCTGATCGTCAAGAACCCAATCACCACCGACCGTCTGCAGTACCATCCGCAGTTGACCTTCCATCGTACGATCGAAGAAGGTGATCGCGCCGTACACCGGCTTTCCAATGGTATGTGATGCTTGAGCGAAATGGTATCCGAAACTATAGTGGACACCTTCTACTAGCAGCTGACCTCCCAGGGGGTTAGCGGTGCTGGTGCCCACCGGATATAGACGCAGTTCAGCGCCTTCGGCATAAAACGGGCTGACGCGCGGGACGACATAGTAGTAATCGAACGTACCACGCGATTTGATCGCCTGAGTCTCAACTACCTTGTTACTTTGAGCAAGCCCCGTCGGATCGAAAGGGTATTGTGGGATGACAGTACTCATGAGTTACACTCTCCGAAGAGGAATCTCCACCGGCATCGACTCTATTTGACAGGGCCTGAACGGTCGACGTGTTTGTAAGAACTATGCTTGACAATATTATTCATCAAACAACTGGCATACCATTATTGCCGGGGGAGCCGAAAATGTACGAATACCAATACGCCATGTTGAAGCACCGGCTGCCCAATGTGCGTTACGAAGAAAAAGATATCCGTGATCTGCCAGTCAAAACCATGCTTCAGGCCTATACCGAAGTCTACCTTGTCGTGACGCATCCGGCACTGGAAGGTAAGCACACCCTGCGCCTGCGTGACGCTGAGGCCCTGCTCGTCCCGGTGCTAGATACCGTCACGGTAGCGCAGTGGTTGATCGATAACGCCAACACCACGCTACCTACAATCACCGGTGAACCCAAAGTCAAGCAATTCGATGCACTGGCACGAGACATCTGGCAGGCGGGTTTTAAAGCCGATCTTTGCGTGGCCAAGGGTTCGCCATTTAACGATGCGACCGACTATGACAAACCTGATATCTGGCTGACTCGGGACGACACTGATTATGTTGACCTGCAGCGTCATTGTCTGGCTACTGTCAATGGTCTGGTACATCGATTGGATGCAGACAGCGATGGGGCCTACATCAAGGACGGCGGTGTGACGTTTCGTAAAACACAGAATGCCATGCTTGGTCTGATCAGTTTCAAGAACATTGGTCGAGTCCATACGGTCAGTATCACACCGGAGATGGTCTATCAGCCCAACCCAACACGCCTGTTGTCGGATCAGTTCTACTTGAAGTTGCCTTTCGACACCACGAATAAAGTGGTCGGGATTGTCATCGGTGGGTATCTGCACCTGGCCAGCCGAGACGTTAAGGTGATCGGACCCCATACACTGCGGGTGGACATGAAACGCATCCCGTTCCTTGAGCGGTACATGGAATCGCGGTACCTTATCAACCAATCGGCGCTGGAGCGGTTTCACGAAGTCAGTCCGACGAACCCCACCGATTACGACCTTCAGAACTTCCACTCCAATGAATGCATGTTGGAACTGCTGGGACTCAGTCAGTCGTTTGTAGTGGCCATCGAAGCAGATCACATGACGGTCGACACCATCCAGACCAGTCGGACGTTCCTACCCGGTCGCTTCTACCTTGAAGGCGAGGTGCCACTCTGGCCCTTGAGGACTCAGCTTGGTTTACTGCCCTCTTATATCAAGGAGGAAGAAAACAAGGTCTGGGTTCTACGTACTGACAATAATCTGCACCAGCATCGGTTGATGGACACCTACAACTATCGCTGGCAACCCAAGGTGGATGAGAAGCGGATCTCGGCAGAGCCAGTTACATTCCACCGTGGCGAGTTGGTCAAATGGGGTACCAGTACCCTGATAATTGAGTGAGTGACGATATGAAAAGCTTGATGATCGGTGCATCTCAGATGCGTTTAAGGATGGGGCCTAAGACGCCCTTTCAAGGGGAAGTTCTTGCCAGTGATTTCATTACAGGCACAGTGTTGGCCACGGCAGTGGGATTGACTAGCGGGAGTTCGATTGGCGCGAACGATACTACACCTTGGTTGGTGTTTGCCGACCCAGTTGACGGCAAGACCAAATACGTACCAAAGCGCCCGCTCCGATCAGGCTTAAAATACACTGAGCTTTTCAGCGCCGGGGTGGTGGATGGTAATAAGACGGTAACCATCAAGGGCAAAGTTTATAAAGTACGCTTGTTCAATGGAGGGGCAACTTCGTTCAGAGGGTCGGCAGCCGACCCGGCTGCATGTTATGGGTCTGAGTGGAACCGCCTGATGTACCGTATCAGCGGGTCTTCGGTGGGCTTGTCCGGCGAAGGCATTGAGTTTGGCCAATGGGCTAAGATCAGTGATGACGATCTCGGTATTAAAGGTTTTGGTGGCTATACGTGGTGTCAGGAACCTTATCTGTACCGCGGTAATGATACACACATTACCCAGGCAGTGTACACCACAGGCACAGTAACCCATCGTTTTGGCTGGCGACCTGTGTTGGAATTGATTGATTAACGAGAAACACTCATGAAAAATAAAGTCCTTGTAACAGCCATGGAAAGCATCCGAGTAACTAGTCCACTTCGGTTTCCAGCCGAAGTGGCCATCGAACTTGCCGAGTTGGATTGGGAATATAACGCACCAGGTTATGACGTTCAAGTACTCATCGATTTGCAAAAGGCGGTCCAGATCGGCTCCAAGGTAGGTAACCTCAAACTGCCTTATGAGTTGGTCGGTGTGTTATCGATGCACGGTCGATCCAGACCTACCAAACGTCGCAAGATCCCTGCCACTAAGACTTCTCCAGAAATGAAGTTCGGCCGAATGCTCGACTGCATTCCCAAGTCACCCACGAACGTCCTGGCGGTCTACGTGGCCATGCAGAAAACGATGGCGCGCGGCGAAACCCTGGCTGGGGTGGTTCCATTCGCCACCACCGAGGATGGTCAGTTTCTGGTGTACGGTACCGATCATACTCGCGATGAGATGTTCATTGCAGCGTGGCACCCTGAGACCAACAAGCTGACATTCATCGTCAGTGGTCTTGGTAACAACCTAGAACGGTTCCTGGCCAGTCTTGTCTGACAGCATAAGGGGAGGGCTCATGCCCTCCCCTATGTCCGCCTCATGGGATATCCATGTCACTGGAACCAGTTGCCCCGTGACCGCAAGTGGCCACACTACCGACCCGTGTCACAGGGACACCATCGATGGTCATCCAGGGACTGCCTGAAGCAATCACAGGACCCGCGTGAGCATCTTTGCCATGTCCTGCCACTGCGTCACCCACTAACGAGATGGGTGACCCATTCCATGTCCAGTTCGATGCACCCGGACCGGTAATAACGGCACCAGCACTGTCCACCCCGACCAGAGATACAATACCCATTACGATACCCCTTTGAAGTTCGGTGTCTTAAGGGTAGTCCCGCTAGATTGTAATATGAACACGCTCCCACCACCATTGAGCGTGATCTTCTTCGCTTTCACATCGACATTCTGATCGGCCGTAAAAGCGATGTTCCTCGGTGCGTAGGCATTTATGTCTTGCTTGTTCATCTCAAAGAACGTACCGAGTTGGTTCAGTACCTTGTAGTGAATATTCTTGGAGTCAAACAAGCAGCTATTACCTACGTTATCTTGAAGCACCACTCGACCATTACCCATGTCGAACTGGAAGTCATAGGTGCAGAACTCCCCATTCTTTTGACTGGTGGAGAGTGTAATGGTCTTGGCGTGACTGCTGATCTCGATGAAGTACATGTTCTCTGGAATGCGTCCATCGGCATCGGGGTCGGCATTGCCCGAGATCCCAATGACCACGGTCTCCAAGCGACGCAGCTTTTCATCCTTGGCCATGGATCGCCAGTAGTACTGGTCGTTGCCCGCCATCTGCCATAGCTCGACCATCTCGCCGCGCTGGATATCGGGAGGGGTGAGGCGGTTACTGTCAGGGAGCCAGATAGCAGGTAGGTCAGTGGCTACAAATGCGGTACCTGCTTGGACATTACCCGAACTGTCTTTGACCTCGTACTCCATTTCGTCGACTTTATCGACAATCTCCCCATCCATGAAGGGCATCTTCTCATGGGGCGATACCAGCAATTCGTGGGATTTTAACTTCTTGTTTTCAGCCGCAGTGCCAATGGCCACACAGCGAAACATACTGACGGTGTTGTCAAACATACCCACCTCATTAAACGAAAACATAAACGACTTATTCTACAGAATTGGGGAGCAATGCCAATATGTTTATCACAAAGCTGATCTTGCATCGCTGCAAGCGTTTCTATCTACGTGAAATTGAAACCCTGGAAATCAACCCGACCTTAAAGACCCAGATCATCCTAGGTACCAACGGTTCCGGTAAGTCCAGTCTACTTAAGGTTGGCTTCACCGTTCTGCCTGCCGATGCTCGTGACTTCATGAAGGGCGGCTATAAGCTGGTTCACGTGATGCACAACGGCAAAGTGTACGAGCTGAAGAATGACTTCTCCGGGAAAGCCCCTCTGCACAGTTTCATCTGTGACGGTGAGGAACTCAATGAAGGCCATACTGGCGCTGTTCAACGTGAACTGGTGCGTGAACACTTTGGCATGACCAATGAGCTGCATCAGGTCCTGACTGGCCAGCTGAACTTTACTGACATGAGTGCTGTCCAGCGACGCGAGTGGATCACTCTGTTGTCCTCGGCTGACTTTGAATACGTCATCAAACTGCACGGTAAGATCAAACGTGCAGTGCGTGACACGGGTGCAGTTATCAAGCACCTGTCGGGTCGCCTTGTCAATGAGATCGCCAAGAAGATTGACGATGAGACATTCAACACCTTGCGGCGCCAGTCTCAGGAGATCTGTGACAAACTGATCCGACTGCACCAGCATTCCAAGCGTGAAGGTCTGGCTGATAACTTCGATGCCTATGGTCGAGAGTACCATAATCTGCTGTCTGATCTGGAAGCTCTCCTACAGCGCGCCAAGTACCTTAAAGGTGAAGTGCCACTGTCGGTCAAGGATACGGACGAAGAGGCCGTCACAGAGCTTAAGGAGGCCTTGCGTAGCCGTGTACAGATGCTTGACGCAGCGCTTCATGAAGTTTCCAGTCGTCATCAGGAAATTGACAAGCAATTGCACGACATTGGAGAGCTGGAAGCGATCGATCCTGCTGAACTCCATGCCCGTATCGCAGAATTGACCACACGTAAAGAACTGCTCAAGGTCCAGTTTAAGACTACAGCCAACCCAGACAACCTACCCAACCATGGGTATTGCTTTGCAGCCATTCAAGAAGTCATTGAAACCTTGCATGGCGTCTCGGTCACCGATGATAGTTTGATTGATCGGGCCAATATCTTTCGCAAGCAGCAGGAACTTAATGAACTCCAGCAGAAGCTGGTCTCCGGATCGTCCAGGATCAGTGAACTGGAGTACCGACTCAATCACATCCGTAATTGCTCCACGGTTTCCTGCCCCAACTGCAATCATCAGTTCAAGGAAGGGGTCTCAGGAAGTGAAGAGGAGGAGATCAGTCAGCTACTGGCCAAAGGATACTCGTTCCGACAGAACATGTCTGCCAAGATCGATGAGGTCAAGGCGTGGCTCGGAGAAGCACAACAAGCAGGTGATGTCATCCATCAACTGTACGGGCTGCGTGATCGCAATCCCAACTTGGCTGAACTGTTCAGTCTGATCAATGATGCAGGTGGCTTTGGACGAGGGCGGGCATTGATCCCATTGTGCACTGACTTTGTGAGTGACGTTAAAGCCCATCTGGCCATGATTGAGTTGGATCATGAGATTGTGCCACTTGTAGAGCGCCTCAGTGCGCTTAAACAGCTGGACCAGTCCAGTGGCTTGCGTGACGTTGCCCAGTCGCTCAGCGAGCGTGTGGTGGATCTTAAAGGCCATTTGATCGATGCCAGACAGACCCTGAAGGAAGTGGAGAGTTTCTCTCAGCGAATGGCGGAGGCCCGTGAGATCAGTAAGGCTGTTGAATACAGCATGCTGCGCCTGGATGACTTGATGACTCAGATGACCCGCTTTATCGCAGTCGAAGAAGTCGAAGCTCAGGTCAAGAAGCATCAGGTGCAACTCGGCATGTTGGAGCAGTCTCTGGCTGAAGCTGAAGTGCAGATGGGGATTGTCACCGACCTTAACCGTTCGCTCGAAGACGCCCGCGTGGAAGAGAAAGCCTTGATCATGCTGGAGAAGGTGCTGTCGCCTCGCGACGGGATCATCGCTGAGCAGATCCTGGTCTTCATCAACACCTTCATCGAGAGCATCAATGACGTAATCGCCAAGGTGTGGGGCTACAACCTTGCACTGGATGTCTGCGACCTGGCTGAAGGGGAGCTGGATTACAAGTTCCCGATGTACGTACACAATGCTGACAATACCGTTGACGATATCCGCTTTGGCTCGGACAGTCAGAAGGACATTGTCAATCAGGCTTTCCGGTTGGTGGTTTACAAGTTCATGGAACTGGACGGGTATCCGCTCTATCTCGATGAATTGGGTCGGACCTTTGACGAAGTCCATCGTCTGAACCTGACTCTGGCATTGAAGGATTTGATGGGTGATGAGACGTACTCACAGATCTTCTTCATCAGTCACTCGTTCGAGAGCCAGAACAGTTACCCTGCCAGTCAGATCGCAGTCATTGATGACAGCCATGTCTCACTGAAGCGTGAGTACAACGAGCATGTAACCATCACCTGAGGAGGTACCATGAACCTGATTGCCACCACGGCACGTTTCTATATCGGCGCTGCAACCACAGGTACCGGTCCCGGTAAGTGGTCGTGGCCCGGACGGGACCTGCCGTTGCTGTACGAGCTCAGTTACAAGCTAAACTGCAGTCGTTCTTTAGAGCCTGACTTGGACACATGGAAGAAGTACGGGTTGTTTACTGCACAAAGCCAAGACGACGGTAAGACGTACCTCATGTCGATCGCTGAACTGGTTGAAGACGTAGGTGAGACTACGGTGCTGGAGATGCTGCAACACGGCCAAGGCAAATACCTATCAGTCAGTAAAGATGAGGTACTCGATCGTCTTGGGTGTCCTCGCACTGACGGCCTACCGCTCACACCAGACTGGTAACACCGCGAAACCACATAACAGGGAGGGGCAGCTGCCCCTCCCCTTATGTCGACTTTCCTTATTCCACCAGTTCTAAGACAGGGCGCCAGCCCATTCTGCCGCCGCCATCAATAATGGATGCATTTTAATTCTCACAAACTCTAGTCAGAATTGAGGTTCGCCATCGTCGCTACCATTTGTTACAGTGGCGTCATTATACGAATACTTACTGGCCACGATCAGTTGGAACCGGTCGAGGTTGTACGCTACGTACAAGACACCATCTCGAATCAGTCGAGTGAACTTGACAGGCACAGCCGAATCCGGAGTCATTTCCTCGGCGACAGCAAGTAGTTCAATCAACGCCAGCACGAACCGGCGGGTTTCAGGCGACATCCGCCCGAAGTCTGTGTTCGTGGTGTCAATGTTGATGTAATCGGTGTAACGCTGAACAAACGACCGGATACCGTCGCGGTTGTGCGGACCGCCGGCGACCATCACAGTGACAGCTTTGAACGCCGCTCCAAAGACTTCAGCATTGGTTTCAAGGTACTCGGGAGTATAACCCTCACCTTTGACCAGTTGCTTAAGCTGTGCGATACCTGCCAGTGCATTGGTCACCGAGCTGTAAAGGCCCGATTCCAGTTCACGGTTGGTGATCGAGTAGTTGCCCCAGAGCGGAACGAAGACGAACTCCGTGGAGGTGAAGATCTCCGGGAAGAGTTTAGCCCATTCGTCTTTGGTGTGGTCGCTATGACTGAGGATGTAGTCGCGAATAGCTTCCTTGATCACATCGATGTTACGACCGGCGATGCCGTGAATGATGACTGACCAGTAGGTCTTAATACGACGACTGACATCCAACGGTGCTACAGGATCGAACCATTCGAACATCTCACCTTGCAGGTAGGTCTCAGGATAACCCTCCTTGGCTGCCATGATCTTCTCGACTACAATGTCGTGAGTCATGTCTGTCAGAGCAGTCTGTACCGCCGCGCGACCTAGGAAGAACACATCGAGGTCTTCTACAGGTGGGACGATCTTGATCTCGTATTCGTCGAACTGCTGCTCAAAGACCTCAGTGGCGTACCAAAGCTTATATTGCTTGGTATCATCTGCCTGGTCACGGACCTCGATGACACCAGGCAGCCAGATGTTCCGACCGGCCTCAACCATGGCCCCAATAGACCAGAGACTGTACTGGGTACCGAACTGACGAATGAAAGCCGTGCGGAAGGATTCAGTGCTAGGTGTGAAAGTGCCAGCAAGCGCTTGCTCGTATGCCCATTTGTTGATCAGTAGCAGTTTACCGGCGAGTACCGGGTCGACCTGCTGGTTCACGCCGTCCTGGGTGCTAGAGAAAACCACCAGCATGTGACCAGCAGCAGCTGCTGTGTTGAGGTATTCCTTCTCACGGGCATAGGTCAACGCCATGGGGGAGAGTTCACCCACCGGAGCCACTTGAGCCCGCGTGTTGTCGATCAAGGCCGAAATGACACTGAATGCCTTTAGCTTATACATGTTAATCTCCCGCCCAAGGGCGTAATTTATGAAGGTCGATTAAGACAAACGATCATATGATTCCAAGAAATGATGTCAACCGCCCCATCCTTTTAACCGAAGATAATCTGCTGGTATAGAGGTTTAGTTGACCAGACCCAGGTTTGTAATAGAACCTACGTTACCCAAGAATACATAGGTACTCCGGGATGGCCGAGCCAGTCCCGGACTCTACGCCGAGCTGTTAAACAAGCCTGTGAGGCAGGGTTAGTGCAGTCAGGATACAAAACCTTGGGATAACATCGTCGAGGCTCACGTTACACCGACTTAGATCGGATAGACTAAGGGGAAACCCTAATGAAGGTAACACCTACTAACTATGTTCTCGTCCTTGACACGAGACGCCGAGCGCTCATGCCCTGTCATCCGGCTAGAGCTAGAGAACTTCTAGGTAAAGGTAAAGCAGCGGTATTTCGACGCTTCCCTTTTACCATTATCTTAAAAGACCCGGTGGGCTCCATCCCTCAACCTACGGCAATCAAGATCGATCCGGGCAGCAAGACCACCGGGATCGCAGTCACTGTCAAAGGTAAACGCGGCGAACGTTGTATCATGGGTGTCCATCTGGAGCACCGCGGTATCACAATCAAGAAGAATCTGGTCAGTCGTGCTACCTGCCGACGTAACCGTCGTAATCGTAAGACGCGTTACCGTAAACCCCGATTCCTCAACCGAACTCGACCCGCCGGATGGCTCCCACCCAGTCTAATGCACCGGGTGCTGACGACTCTGACCTGGGTGAAACGACTCTGTCTAGCGAGTCCTGTCTCCAAGATCGAGATCGAACATGTGTCCTTTGACACCCAGAAGATGCTCAACGGGTCGATCAAAGGCAAAGGGTATCAGCAAGGTACACTGCAAGGCTACAAGATCCGTGAGTACCTACTCTATCGGTACAACTACATCTGTCAGTATTGTTCGGGTATCTCCAAGGATAAACGTCTGGAGACTGAACATGTCACTCCCAAGGCTCAAGGTGGATCGAACTCGATCACCAACCTGACCCTGTCCTGCCATACCTGTAACCGCGACAAGGGCAATCGCACTCCTGTCCAGTGGGAATGGTCCCTCAAGGGCAAAGGGGATGTGCTCAGTGCAGCGAGACGCAAAGGCTGTCGCCGAGTTGCCCAAGGTAAGAAACCACCTCTCAGAGATGCAGCAGCCGTCAACAGCACAGCTAAACGGTTGATCCAAGAAGTCCGTGAAATCGGACTGCTCTCGGTAGAACGTCCAAGCTACATGACGAAATACAACCGTCATCGTCAAGGGTATCCAAAGGATCACTTTATCGATGCAGCGGTACTGGGTGGTGCCTGTGACATTGTATACATTCCGAAGGGGATGAGACCGTTGACTGCAAAAGCATTGGGACATGGTTCGAGACAGATGTGTCGGGTAGATCAGTATGGTTTCCCTAGAACCTTAGCTAAAGGTCCTTCTATGGTCTGCGGATACCGGACCGGCGATATAGTCGAAGCCAAAGTACCCAGAGGTAAATATATCGGTGCGTATGTAGGACGTGTAGCTGTAAGAAGTAGTGGCCAATTTGTCATTACAACTGACGTTGGTAAAATCACCACCCGTCAACGTCACGTCAGTCGGTTACAGCACAATGACGGTTACCGCTACGCGCATCAACCCACATAACTCACTTCTTAACGGATCATACGACCCTTGTCACTATTCGACAAGAACCTCTTGGAATATGTCCATGCCCATAGCCACGCTATTCAAATTGGCAAAGGCCCTGTTCTTGTTCATCAGGGAGATGTGGCTGCGCGACCGTACGTTTCGACAGTTCATCCATGAGAACTTGTCGCTTATCGTGATGTCGATGGGCTTTGTAATCATGTCCGTGTTCTTTGTTCACGTCTACATGATCGTCAAAGACCAAGAAGCGCAGATTTCACAATACCAATTTGAAAATTCACGTTTGAGACTCGCCTATGACACCGAGGTACCTCTACTTCGTGAGCAGGTAACGCTATATAAGTCTCGCTATCTCGAGGCCGTAGCGGCCGCCTCACACGCCGCTGACCCGAAACCACCACCTAAGCCTAAGCACACCCCAGGAAAGCCGATTAACCCCCCTCCAACTCCTACCACTACCGATAGACCCGTCACGACTCGCGGTCCTTCTACGGACTTAGTCGAGAGATGGAAACGACTCCGTCAATAGGTTAATTCATGTCAAATACTCATACATCTCGAGGTGGCCGTTTCGTAGGTTTATTCTGGTTAGTGGTCAGCCTCGGCTCCTGCTCAGTAGTCCAGTACAACATCACCAATAATCAGGCCTTTGGTCTGCAGCAAATTGTCGATGATGAGAGCGATTGCCACAAGTTCGAACGCACCATACGACTAGGGCACCACAAGCCTGTGGTTCCGGATATAGACATCTCCAGGCTGTCAACCGAACAGCTTAATGATGTCCTTCTCACCTTGACGGAGGATCTGGTGACCTTCATTGAAAATGAGGAAGCCTTTTTGAAACAGGACATTGCCCGTCATCAGGACAAGTGTCAAAGTAACCACTCCAGGTAAGATGGTGTTTTCAAAAAAGGATCTTAGATATTAGATGGAGCAGATATGGATCGCCAACACCAACATAATCATCATCATCATCTCGAAGGTTCAGCAGTCATGTCGGGAGTAAAAGAATCGGAATCCATTCCAGTGTGTAAGGGGGTTTTGTACGCCGACGGTGGGTTCTACAGCACTGAGAAGGCAGGCGGATGGGGTGTGCACGGCTACGTCTACAGCGTAGACAGCCTTCCGACCAAAGGGAGTGGACATCCTAAATCCACCCCTACTGCAAATGGCTACAGCGAGACCAAAGCTGAGGACAAGGCAGTCAACGTCCTTAACTACGTCGATACGTTCGGTGGCGTACCTAAGGCTAAAGACAACAATCACACAGAGCTGATTGCTGCCAGACAGGCATTGGAATATGCGCTGGAAAAGGGATTAAGCCACACCCTTATTTACTCAGATTCAGCTTACGTGGTCAAAGGGGTCAACGAGTACATCGACCGCTGGAAGCAAAACGGCTGGCGCACCCGTGCCGGTGAAGACATCGCCTGCAAGGAAGATTGGCTTAAAGTTGATTCCTTGCTAAATCGCCACAAAGACCTGAACAATGAAATCCAGCTCGCGTGGATCAAGGGTCACAACGGCCATACTGGTAATGAGATGGCCGATCAATGGGCAGGTAAAGGTAACTGCATCGGCGTCAATGGCTACAACCTGACCTACAAGCTCGAACAGAAACCCGAAGGGTATTGGAAATCGACGGTGAACCATAACCGACTCCTGGACCAACCTAAATGGTACTTTAGTTCCGACCAGACTGATCGTCGTATCAGTGCCTGTGGCCGTCATGTGTACTGGACAGGTCAACACGGCGACGACGAAGACGTGGCCAAGCCACAGTCTGATTCATCCAATGCCGTCCTTTATCTCAAGGAGAAGATTGAGGTTCTGGAAAAGGTTCGCGCGCATTTCATCGAGCAGGATACCCACCAAGTGGGACACCTTTTTGTCGGTGTCCTGCGCAACATCCTAACCGCCACCATCGCCGAGGATATTACCCGTTTTGGCATGTCGGTTTTTCGCAAGAATAAGGCCAACATGGGACTCGTGAGTCAGAAGAAATTGCCGGTGATTCACCACGTTACTCCAACCGGTCTGGCGTATTACAACGTCGAGAACCTGGAGAATATGACCACCATCCTCAATCAGTTTCTCGATGGTGACAAGTCCCTGATCGCGACCGATCTGACTGACCTACTATATGAAGCCGCGGAAAAGAAGGGTGTAAAGTCGTTAAAGCTTCGCAAGGAGATCACCAACACGGTGAAACACCTCGATGTGAACGTCAACTTCAATACATCCTTTGCCCGTGAGCTGAGGGCGATGGAAGAGGTCCCGGTTGAACGCACCAAGGTACGTTTGATCATGGGCTCTGACATCATCGGACGCAATGCCCTATCGGCGCTTGGTGACAACGTCCAACGCGTGACAGTCCTTACATGGCGTGAATCTGAAACAGTGATTCGTTATGCGACAGTCATTGAGACGGAGCACGATATCGGACTGTGGGCAAACCCGTTCGGCAACTTTAAACTGGTACGATAAACATAGGGGCTTCTATGTATAGATCTGTTGCGATTAATCAGTCCTACGGATTTTGGTCCACGCTTAAACGCACGCTGTTCATGGCCAGTCTGTACTTCCGTCTGATCCGTAACTACGATCCCGACGAGTCGCTGCTCAATGAGTTCAACCAGTTGTTTTACCTCGTTGTCAATCCCCAGTCGTTATCCTTCCCCGCGATGATCTGCCGCATGTTGTGGCGTGAGAAGACCGTGGATCAGGTGATAGGGTATTGTGAGCGTGGCGAACTCAAAAAGGCGGTGGAATTAGTGTATGGAAAAATGCCTCGTTGGCTCAGGTACCTGGATCGAGAAACCATGGTGCGTGATGCAGAGAGTGTCATTGCACGAACTCGCCGGCGTAAACGCTTTGCTTGAAACGGCATAGATGGGAGGGACTGGCGCCCTCCCATCGACCTTATGCGCGATGCATTATTTTTTGATCTCTTTCAGGCTGTCTTTCAGCGCTTCAGAGAACTGACGCAGGCGGTACAGCAACGAGCCGTACGCTTCCATTTCCTTGGCAATCGACAGGGTAATGCCGATCAGTTCATTCACTGCAGTACGGGAGGCACGGCCCTGTTCTTCTACGAGGGGGAGGATCTTGTCAGCTAGGACCATGGCACGGTTGGTCAGGTCCAGGGCGTTCTTGGCCGGATGGGCCTTATCCAGCGCCACGGCCTCATTGAGGTTATTGTGGGTGGTGGCGATGTCTTGAGCACGTTCGATCACAGCACCCAGAGTACGATGGATGTGGTTGCTCTTGGGGTCAAAGAAGGTCTGACCGATGGAGACCATGGCATCGTTGAGCCCAACACTCACAGCACCGTTGTGGCCCAAGCCACTGGAGGACTGCAGCATGTTGGGGTCATTAATGATCCGTCCGAGGGTGACATTGAACGACTTGATCATGGCTTCGATCTGGACCGCCTTGGTGGTGGCATCCAACAGTGCAGCACTGTAAGGTACCCACTGACCGATAAAGCTTTCCGGTACGACGATGGTCTTGTTCGAGGCATCGACAAAACCAACCTTACCTACAAAGCCAACCATGTCACGTGGGAGCATGGCTGCGAGGTTGAGGGTAGGGAGTGTCATCTTACCGAAGAAGCCACTGGCCTTACGGAAGAACTGACCCATGCGTTGACGCGGATCAAGGGTGATGCCACCTGCGGCTGATTCCATCGCGACCACGCCTGCCAGTCGTTCAAGGTCTTCCAGGCTGCACGTGTCAAGCGACTGGTAATATTCAGGATTCATAATAAGGTCCAACTCCAAGTTAAAGAAAAGCAGTTTTCCATATCGATTTGTACTAACAACCTTCATCTGTCGGAAACCAACACATGAGCACCAGCCCTTTCGCGAAGTTTAAGAAGGCCGCATCCATTCGTCCCATGTGGAACATCGGAGCACTCTTCGACATCCAAACCGGTAAATACTACAAAGGCAAGCACGGCGAATCTATCCTCTGCGGTGGTCTGAACCACTTCACTGGCGTAGCCGGTTTGCCCAACATGTTCAAAACCGTGATCTCGCTATTTCAACTAGGTTCTGTGATGAACCGGGTATCGTTAGCCATCATGATGGCACATGATTCGGAGAACACACTGTCTCCGGGTCGAATTCAGAACGTCTTTCGACAGTTCCCGGAGCTGTTTGGCACTGATCTGGTCGACGGTGGACGGCTCCTGTTTACCGACGCCACCGTGTACAACGGTAACGAGTGGTGGAACGTCATGCGCGAGTATGCCAATGACCGGCGCAACGACAAGTCCATTCTGGTCACCACCCCGTTTGTCGATGAGAACACCGGCGAACTGATCAAGGTCCCGAGTCCGACACTGAGCTTCCTTGACTCACTGTCTGGTCTGCAGACCGAAGGCATCATGAACATGTACGAGAAGGCCGATGTCGGCCACAAAGACCTGAACATGGTGGCGATGAAAGGCGCTGGGGCTAAGAGTCAGCTGATCGACCAAGTCACTGGCGTAACCGGCGGGTCTGGTCTGCACATCCTGATGACAGCACACGTCGGACAAGAATACCAGCTGGACATGTACAAGCCGAACGTCAAGCGCCTGAAGTTCCTCAAAGGGGACCTCAAGCTCAAGAAGGTACCGGAGAACTTCAGCTTCCTGACGGCGAACTGCTGGTATTGCGTCTCTCTGATGCCGATGCTCGATGCCGACAAGGCCCCTGAGTTCCCGCGTGACGACGAAGACGATCTGAAGGGCGATACCGACCTGATCTGCATCAACCTTGTCAACCTGCGTGGCAAGTCTGGTCCATCGGGTATCCCCTTTGAGGTGGTGGTGTCCCAGTCGGAAGGACTTAAGCCCGAGTTGACCGAGTTCATCTACTGTAAGGGGTATGAGTACTATGGGATCAGTGACAAAGATGGCAACAAGGCCAAAGGCAAGCCTAACTACCGTCTCGATCTGTATCCTCAACAGAACCTAACCAGGAAGACGACCCGTCGTCTGTTGGAGACCGATCCTCGTCTGCAGCGTGCCATGAACATCACAGCTGAGCTGTGTATGATGCGTAACCTGTGGCATGACCTGCCAGAAGGCCTCCTGTGCACGCCTAAAGAGCTTTACAGCGATATCGTGGCCGCTGGCTACGATTGGGACTTGCTGCTCGATACGCGCGGTTTCTGGCTGCCTCTGGAGGAGAAGGGAACTTACGCCGATATCCCGTTCCTCTCCACCATGGACTTGCTGAACATGCGAGCTGGGACCTACCGTCCTTACTGGTACGACAAAGCTGTCTCGGCTAAGGCTAAAGCCAGCGGCGGTGTCGCCAGTATACAAGAAGCCTCAGCTGGCACTGACAGTGGTACTAAGCTGACGCCTAAGGCGTTGCTCGATAAGATCAAGGATCGGCAGGCGGCTAAAGCCAGCTAATTATTTGACACGCCCGTATACGCAAGTGCTTGTACGGGCGACACCCAAATGAAGATACGAGGAAAACGACCATGTCGAATACTGTAGTGTCTGCCGTCATCGACATGTTGGCAGATAAGAATCCCCATGCGGCAACGCGATTTACCCAGAACTTTCGTGACAGTGCCGCTGATGACCATGCGGCAATCGTTGCGCTCAACCGTTACTGGCGTGACCAGTTGATGGGCCTTCACACCTCCACCATATCTGCTCGCACCTGCTTGGTCGATGATATGGCGCCACGTGACTGGCTGCGTCACTTTGGTCGGTTGGTGTTGCCGATCATCGTCAATCACAACCTGCCAGTCGTTCACTGAGGTCTCTGCTATGGCCAGTCGTCAAGAAGTCACTGCCTTCATCGTAGAGTCGCTGGCAGGCATCATTCCTGGTGATCGGTATAATGCCGATCTGGCCGAGAAGCGCCTCAATGCCATGGGTGATGAGGAATTCGATCAGTATATTCGGGCACTGGCTAAACCCAGTACCGAAGATGAGCGAGTGCATCAGGAAATCATACCGTTCTACTCCCCTAACCTGAAAGACCCCCGCATCACCATGGAGAGTCTGATGCAGGTGGCGGAGAAGATTAAACACCCGCTCTTTGAGCGCATCTGGCTGACCGACCCCCAGACCAACGAGACCTTCCTCACGCCGCATAGCTACCTGATTCTGGACATGATGGTCCGTCGTCAGGCCCAGATGCTGACCAAGAAATCTTCGATCCCAGAAAACACTCGCCACGTTGACGAGATGACCGGTCAGGTGACAGGTAAGTCTAAGGGCTCTAAGATTTCCTTCCCAGAGTTTCAATCACAGCTATCGCAGGGGTTGGAACAGACGCTGGTGGAAGAAGTCAAGGTACGAGCCGGTGACCGCATGGCACAGGTCGAGTTTGATCGGCAACTGATCGAGAACGGTGAAGCGTCTCTGGAAGATGTCACTGCAGGCGGCGGTGTGACCAAGTCTACATCCAGCGTGGCCAACTGGTTGCGAGGGATGATGATCGATAACAACCTGGATGATGTGGGCCCATGAATACAGCCGACAACGATAAGCTTATCCTGGATAAGTTGCTGATAGCCGTCAAGGATTGGAAACGGATCTTCCTTTCCGATCCGGTCAATGAAGCATTGGGGCTTGAAGAAGTCCTGACCGAACACCTGGTTCGACTCCGTCGCATTCGCTGGTATGCCATTGGTGGACCCGTTGCAGTCGAGAAGCTATGGCGCGAATACGTCGAGGTGGAAGACTACACCGGTGAAATGAAAAACGCCATTCTGGATTTTTACATGAATGGTGCGACCTACATGTGGCTGGCGACTCCGGCCGTACAGTTGCAGAAAGAGTCGTTCATCGGTCATCTCTGCAACGTGCTGGCATGGGTGCGCTCAAGTCCACTGGTACCCGAATACGTGCGTGAGTACGCTCACGATTACGACTCATTCCAGAAGCTGCTGAAAGAGAATCACTGGATCTTGTTGATGATCCTGCTGTCGATCACCCCTGTCGATCAGTAATCTTTATAACGATACATTATCAAGTTGTTGATGAGGTCCTTATGTCCCCTGATAGCAGCTACGTTCTCCTCTTGGATCTCGATGCGCTCATGGATACCCGCATGGGAACTCTGATGCTTCTTGATCCGGAGTTGAGCAAGACTCTGTCGCCTGAGAAGTACCGTGCCCGAACCATGGATGATTTCGAAGAGATCACCGATGGCCGTGTCACCAACAAAGCGTTCCAGGAACGCTACGCCAAGCGCGACTATGACGTCTTGCGGCGCTCTATTGTCACCGGGGTCCTGCCGGTTCTTCTGACGTACATCGCAGGTCTTGAGGAACGTCTGGTTAGACAGGTGGATGTGGCCGGCATTCGGATCGACCTAAACATCTGGCCGTACAGTCTGCCCGGTCCCCTGATCGAGATGTACAAGAACTGCCTTACAGCTCTGGTTCCACCTTACGTCGAGGTGCATGTTGTCTCCCACTCGCCTGAGTCGCTGTCTCCGGAGGCCCTCAGTCGTCAGTACAGTGGGTGGGTCACTTACCACTTTCACCCGTGGCTGGAGCTGCACAACGAAACCCTGCTGGTTAAACCCATTAACGGGGTTTCGGTCATACTCCCCAAGCTCTACTACCGAGAGCTTGGGGAGGAAGATGAGCTGACAGGGGAATTGCAGGGGGCTGATCGACACGGGCTACTGGAGCTGGTGATGGAAGATTACATCCACCTGGAGCATATCCCGGTAAGTGATTTTAGCTTCATCGTCCCCGGCACTTATCGTCTACCGGAAGATCAGTCGTCACCGGTCAAACGCGAGGCTTCAGAGGCTTCTACCGAAGTCACGAAGTCGTCGTAGTTTACCGGTTGTGTACCTTGGGTTGTTACGTCGGGCACCAGCACCGGAGCGGGTAATTCCGCCTCCGGTCGCTGGACCGGCGGTATCGACTGGCCAGTTGCCAGATCGAGAAGGAACGGGTTCTTCCCACCGAGCATACGCAGCAACTCATTCTGGGCTTGCGCCAGGCGTTCAGACTCGCTGACCTGCCGCTCATCGACATCGATCTTGCGGGTAGTCAGGGCAGCTTGATCAAGGTCACGCAGGACTTGCAAGAGGGTGTTTGAATCTTTATCGACACTCGGAACGCCACTCTTGAGGTGTTTCTGAACCATCGCCAGGCGGATGCTCTGGGTGGTCTTGATGACATCGGATGGGTCGACCGATGCATTGATGTTCATCGGCATCTCGGTCAGATATTCAGCATCAGTAACAGGCATCAGATCCCCTTCGAGGGGATTTATCTCGGACATGGTAAAATCTCCAGGAAAAGACAGTAATCCATAGGATCTTGTGAGAAGTACGTCAGGAACCCACATGCTGACTTCAATATTCCCATGGTGGCGGCGTAAAAAACCAGCCTCCATCACCCAAGGCCTCACCATTTATGAACTCATCCAATTTCATCTAGGAGAACTCCATGAACTGAACCTGAAGAAATTCTCACCCGCAAAGGCCCAGTCCACAATGCTTGCATGTACCACCCGCAACTTAGAGGAGCTGGAGAAATTACTCATCGAAGCGTCTATCTTTGTCAGCAAGGGACAGTATCTTCCTGAATCATGGAAAGGTCGATCCACCCGAAAGCGTGAGACATCGTTAGACCACTACATCACAGAAGACAATGACCTCATCCACCCACTGGACTGGATTGAGTTGCAACGTCACCACATCCTTAAACTCACGGACGCTATCCAGAAAATGGATCGAGCTGATGCTGAGTACTACCAACGTAAAACCAACTTTATCATTGAGGATCTGAATGCTCTGGTTGCGGCCAGTCGTTTGTGTCTGAAGTGATCCACCTAGGTACTTAACCATGAGCAAAGAGCAACAACGCATGATGGAGGATCGGGATAAGCTGCTGAATGAAGCAGGTAATCCATTGACCTACCTCTTTCGTAAGATTCTTCGTGACTGGCCTGCAGGATCGGGAGACTGGCCCAGCGGTGTGGAAGCCAAGAATTGGAACATGCGTCTCACGCGCTTTCTAAACAGCCACCTTAGCCGGTGTCCGAAGAACCCCAAGGACATTGGCCAGGAACGCAACAACTTTAACCGGGCAATTTCCAAGACCCAGATGACCTTCAAGACGTTTCAGAAGGCCCTTCAGATTCTTGGACCACTCAAATATAGTATGAGTGTCACGTTGCTGCTCCGCAACGGCGAGGAGATCACCATCTCCACACCGATGTTTAAGAACCCATATGCGATCATCGATGAGCTGTCCTCGGCTGTCTCTAACACAGGCATGTCACCGGAAAACGACATCGAAGACTACGATCAGGACCAAGACCTGACCGCCGATGCTGTTGACCATTCAATCGATCAGATCCAAATCCCAGAAGGCAGCGAAGGTCAGGCGTTTGTTACCCGCCGCCGACGGACGTACCGCAATGACTAGAACGACCAAGTCGCGTGCTGCCCACCTATAGGTTTTACAGGACCACTATAATGACCCTCGACGCATTGCAAAAACAGGACACCCAACCCATCCAACCGAAAAACGATGGGATTGACCACATCAATGTCTATTCGCGTGGTGCCACTGCACTTGGCCGTGCATTGTCCAATCTGTCGGACTGCAACATTGAGCACCCCTACTTCGGACACTTCCGGACACTGGAAGGCCTGTGGTTCTACATGAAGACCGGTTTCAAAGATGATTCGTTCCGGATTGTGAAAGGTATGACCGCTCGCGATCAAGGCAAGCGGATGCCGAGTGATTACTATCCCCTGTTCAGCAAGATGTTCAAGCTGGGGATGCTCGAAAAACTCGAACGCAATCCCCAACTGCAACGTGATCTGGTCGAGAACGAACTGCCCTTGGCGCACTATTACGTGTACCATACCAAAGTCATTGTCCAGGATCGCCATCAGTGGCAGCTGGACTATTGGGCACTGTTGCGCTCGGCACTGAAGAGCACCGGCTCGTTGAACGTCATCCGTCAGGAACTGCAAGAGGAAATCAAGTACCACCTCAGCAACCCGAAAGAATGTCCGAAAGACGACATCTGACACACCGGATGCGGGGCCTTAGGGCCCCTCTTCCTCCTTTTCTTTTTTGTTTGTTCGAGATCCAGTCATGAGCCTGATTTCCATTCCATTATTTAAGACGGACAATACCGAAAAACTTGAAGTGGCTGACGCATACGACGTGGCCAATGAACGCCCCATCAACAAGATTTACCAAGCCAGTAAGAAGAAAGCTGGCGAGCTTTACTTTCGAGCCGGGGGTGTCAATGGTGTCACAAGTGGCCTGACTAACATTCTTCTGTCTAAGCAAGCCGGTGCCAGTGGAGCACAGCTACTGGAACAGGGACTCGGGATGTTTGGGACCAGTTCAACTGGTCTGCTGCGTACAGTGGGCGGTGGTGTACTGGATAAGGCCGCCAAGTTCATCGACCTTGACCCAGCCCTTGCCAGTAAGATCAAACGTACTTCCGATGGGCTACTGACCACGGTTACCAATGGCAACTTGAAAGACATCAGTCAGTATGGCAACGTCGCCAGTCTGATGGGTGATCTGAGCGGTAATCCTGAAATATCCAGGATGATCAATGTCGGTTTTGAGTCTGCAGTCTGGGGTGCAGCCTTCACTGAAGCCAATAGCTTCGGCACGTATGACTACTACGAGTCAGTAAGGAGCCATGTAGACCCTGACGTGTACCATCAGGCGGTTATCTACTCGTTACCCTCCGTAGCTACCTCTGGGTCGGTAGATGCGCTTAAACAAGCGCTGAGGGCCTTGAATCCCGAAGTCATATTGGCCAACCAGCCAGGCTTCATTGAGATGTTCTTCAGTCAGTTCAAGTTACCCGAACCACACCCGACTGACATGGCAGCCTTCTCCAACGACCTGGTCGAGAACCTGACCCTGTTGGACCCCCACTGGTACATCCACTCGGCTGACACCACACCTGTGGTCTACGATCTCAAATACCTGACCAAGGTCACACCGGATGCGTTGCGGGTACTCTCTATCCATCCGGTCATCGGTCCTCTTGTTCAGATCGCGCCTAATTTCCAAGCGGTCTCAGTGGCCGAAGTGATCCGTTCACAATTCCCAAAGATGGTCACCAATCTCAAATAAGCGCATAACAGGGAGGGGCAGCTGCCCCTCCC